GCTTAACTTTGACATTATTACTTTATTACTTTATTACTTTCTTTTTACTTTATTTTCATTTCTCATTTTTTTTTTCACTTCATATTTTTTTTACATTACATTTTTTTTTTATCCACCTTTCAAAAAGGTGGAGCCAAACTCAAATACTTTATCGATAAAACTTTTTAACGGATATAAATTTCTAATAAAAATCATCATAAAAAATATCTGTGTTTCTTGTCATATGATGTTTTGGTATTAATGCTGCATCATTATTCGGGTCATAATATTTTGGTTCTATTATAGTATTGTTTTTACTAGGAATATTTGTTTCCTTTTTTGGTTCTATTTTGTGAATCGGTTTGCTTTCTACTTTTTGTATTGTTGTTCCAATTGATGTACTGTTATCGTATAGTTTTAATATAGTCTTTACAATATCACTTCTCTCTACATCATCTACTGTAAAATTAATTACCTTAATAGACGATTCTAGTGTATTATTATTTTTTACGTTATAATTATCTATTCTTTCTATTAAATCAACAAGTCCGTTTTTACTTTGAATATCTGTTTGTTTTATGTCCCCAGTAATAACCATTTTACTATTTACGCCTATCCTAGTAGTTAACATTTTCATTTGATTCGGTGTACTATTTTGCATTTCATCTGCTATTATAAATGCGTTTTTAAATGTACGCCCTCTCATAAAAGCCAAAGGAGCTATTTCTATAATATTGTTATTTACAAAACTGTCTAATTCTATTTTAGAAAAAAACTCCATGAACAAATCTAAAATTGGTCGTGTCCATGGATCCATTTTTTTATTTATATTACCAGGTAAAAACCCGATCTCTTCTTCTTCTACTGCTACAACTGGTCTGGTTACCACAACTTTATGTATATGACCATCTTTTAAATCAGAAATTGCTTTTAAACATGCAAACAATGTTTTTCCTGTACCTGCAGGACCTACTGCAACAATAATATCTATCTTGTTATTTATTAATGAATCAACGTAATTCTGTTGGTTTAAAGTTTTTGGCGTGTATATAAAAGTATCTTTCACAGATTTTGGAAATTTTTTCTTCATATGTAAATTCAATTTTTTAAGATACATACAAGTTACAAAAATACAAGAATTATTTAAAAATAAAAAAAACATCACACACAATATACCATGTAAAACATTCATTATATAATATAACTATAATTATAATTCTAAATAAATATTTATATACATTATATATTTTTACGTACTATCTTAAAATAACGTTTAAATTTTTTAACACCATCACTAGTATAACCATCACATTTTCGGATTGGTTCTAAATGATATTTATAAACAGAAAGTATTTGACGAATTAAATTAATTAAAGGCCATTTTTGATGGGTTTCGGCTTTCTTTTGTAATGATGTCATAAAAGAAGAACTAAATTTTTTTTTTAATTCAGGAATATACTTTTTAACTTCTTCATATTTTGTATCCGACAATAATTGTTCCCTCGGAAAAAAATATCCTTCTAATTCTATAATATTATTAAAATTAATACCTACGGTATTCAAAACTATTTTACAATCAGGATCTATATCCATAAATAATATTCATAGTAATTATTCTTTAAGAAAACGTAAAATTTAATTATTGCTAACAAATGGTCGTTTTGACTCTGCGCGAGTATAACATATATAATTTCCATCAAAACAAGATGTTTCAAACATTTGTATCTTTTTTGGATTTAATGAAGCACAATGTTTAACAATATCTTTTAAATCATTATAAATTACATAATCTGCTCCTATAAATTCTGTTATTTCATCTATGGATCTATTATGTGCAACTAATTCTTCACTAGTTGGTATGGATATACCATAATAATTCGGATAAATAACTGGTGGAGCTATACTTGCAAAATAAATATTTTTTGCTCCAGCATTTCTAGCCATTTTAATCAATTCAATAGAAGTATTTCCTCTAACAATAGAATCGTCTACAATCAATACATTTTTATTTGCAAATTCTTGGTTTATTGTATTCAATTTCATTTTTATACTTGATTTTCGGAGTTGTTGATTAGGCATTATAAATGTCCTGCCTACGTAACTACTTTTAATAAAACCTTCGCAATATGGTTTTTTTAACACATATGCTAACCTTAATGCTGAAATTCTAGAAGATTCTGGTATAGGCATCACAACATCAATTATTTTTGTAATAAAATCGTATTGATTTCTCATTTTTAAAGCAAGTAACTCACCCATAGTTTTTCTTGCTTGATAAACAAGAATACCATTTATTACAGATTCAGGTCTTGCAAAATATATATATTCAAATAAACAAGGTGTTACTAGAGGGTTTTTAATAATTTGTTTACAATACATTTTACCATTATTTGAAATAAAAATACATTCCCCTGCATTTAATTCGCGATCTAATTTATAATTTAAAAATTCTAATGCTACACTTTCAGATGATAGTATATAATTTTCTTCATTTTTACCAAAACATAATGGTCTTATACCATATGGGTCTTTAAATGCTAATAATCCAAAACCATTAATCATTATGATAACCGAATAAGATCCTTTTACTATTGCATATATTTCTGACACTATATTAAAAAAAACATCTTCTTCTATAATAGTGTCATTATCGTTTTCTGTAATTTTATTTAATTTTGTAGCAAATATATTCAGTAGTAATTCAGAATCCGAACTAGTATTAATATGCCGTTTTTCGCTTTTCATAATTTCTTTCAACTCATTTGTATTTGTAATATTTCCATTATGAACTAATGCAATACCATAAGGATAATTGGTATACAATGGTTGACATTGTTCAACATTCAATGATCCTGTAGTAGAATAACGAACATGTCCTAATCCTATATTTCCAATTAATCGTTTTGAACAACCAATATCCTTTGTAAAAACATCATTTACTTTTCCATTATTTTTATGAGAATAAAAAATATTATTACTACAGGTGATTATTCCTGCTGAATCTTGACCACGATGTTGCAAAACATTCAAACCATTTAATATATAGGAATAAGCATTTGAATTTTTATCGTATAAATAAATGCCTATTATACCACACATAGATTTAAATTATAGTATTTTTTTATATATTAATATTTACAAATTAAATTCAGGAATCAAATATTGATCTCCATTTTTTACGTATTTTGCAATTATTTTTGGATTAACCTTATTTACAACAATATCTTCTGCTTGATATACATTATTAAACTTATCAATATAATAAATAATTCCTTGTATATCCTGAGCCCATACTTCTATTTTTTGTGTATTTATTTTCACTTCATTATCATTATTAGTATCCATTATACCATGTGGTGTGCCTTTCATATGTGTACCACAATACTCACATCCATCTTTTTTCCTTCTAGTACATTGTTCACTAGTTGCTCTTTTTGCACAACATCTATCAAAAATAGGTACAAAATTTTTAACTCTTTTTCTTTTCATAAAATCTTCTTTATTAAATGAAAGTCTATCATAATCGTAAATGTAATGTAAAAGTTGATTCACTTCGTCATTATTTATAATATTCAGTTGAGTTGCTTTTTCTTTAATACTATCTTTAAATAGTGTAATGTAATTTTCAAGTTTCTTGTTTAATCGTCGTTCCATTTTATAATTCTTTATATTGTTATATTAATTATTATTTTAGCTTTAGTTCAATTTTTTTATTAATTAATAAAACAACTTAAAGAAGTTCATTCAATAAATTTTTGACATAATAAAGTAAATGAAGATATAAAAGATGCAACGTTCATAAAATACATAACACTAAGTGGTTGACGAAAATCTTTTATGGATTCTTTTAATTCGTGTACATCTAATTTTAATGAATCTAATTTATGTATATTTTCATAACATTTTGAACGTGTATGTGTATGACAAAAACGTTTTATTACTAATCTGCTCAGCATGTAAGCTATAGTTATAATTATAATTATAACTCTAATATAATTATAATATATATATATTATATGACATCTAATTTAGACACATTTATTCTACAAAACCAAATAGTAAAGGGGTTACCAGATATACCAAATAAAGAAAATAAATTTAGAGTTATATTAGATAATATTAAACTACAACTATTACCAGAATCATTTGGATATGGCTTTCCTCTTCTATCTGAATTAATATTAAGTAATAATTTATTACAAACTATACCAAATAGTATTGGAAATATCATTTCGTTAAAAATATTAGACTTACACAATAATAAATTAAATAGTCTACCTGAAAGTATTGGAAATTTGGTTAACTTAATAAGTTTAGATTTAGATGATAATAGTTTAATTACATTACCTGAAAGTCTAGTTAATTTGTCCAAACTAAAAACATTAGGCTTAACTAATAATAAAGTAATTAAATTACCTAATCAAATGACAAAATTAACAAGCTTAAAAAATTTATTCGTAAATGATAATACAAAGTTAACCGAATTACCAGAATTAAATTACGCTAATTTAGATATTATAGAATTTGAAAATACAGGTATTAAAGTTTATCCAAGTTCATTTCAAAATTATAAAGGTTATAATAAAGCATTACACCCCATTTTACAGGCAAAAGATTTTCCTTTTATGTATCCATACAAACCAATAGAAAATAAAAACAGAAATAAGACGGATCTAGTCAATAATATGAATGAGCCAGTTATTGCAAATAGAATATTAGATGATGAAGAAAAAAATGAAGAATTTATCAAAGGAATGAATAGATTAGACCCTAATGCTATTAGAAATATAGCAGAATTTTGGGGTAATGAAACAAAAGGTGGTAAAACTAAAAAACTTAAGATACAAAAATCAAAATTAAGAAAACGTTCTAGAAAACATAAAAGATCTAAAAAATACAGAAAATCTAGAAGATAATATGAAATTTATTTTAGTGTGGTAGTATCCAATAACACATCCAATAATTTTTTATTAGCCTCCATTACCTTATCATATAACAATATAATTTCCATTTTTTCATCATTAGATAATGCATTTATAAAATCTATTTCTTCTATAGTCAATTTTTGATTATTACGTATATTATGTACTAATTTTATATATATTTTATTATTTACTTTATTATTATTCATTATATTATAAAATATTATAATATAATATTTTTATATCTTTATTGATTTTCTTCTATTTGTTGAATTACTTCTTCAATTACATGTAAAACTTCTATTGTCGGAGAAACAACTTCTTCCACTATAGGAATAATTTCTTGTTCTACAGTCATAACCTGCTCAACCGCGACGGGTTCTTCTATTATTGGAGGTACTTCTTCTACTGCAGGAGATTCTTCTAGTGCAAGAAGTTCTTCTACTACTGGTTTTACTTCTCCCTCAACCACAGAAACTTCTTCTTCTACTATTGAACGTGATTCTTCTATTATTTTTAGATCTTCTACCAAGACGGTATCTTCTATTACTAAATTGATTTCTTCCGATATGATCGGCTCATGTGTAACCAAAATTTCTGGCAAGGTTTCTTCTATAATAATGTCTACATTATAATCAACACATTGTAATTCTATTTCAGAAATATTCTCACTAAAATCATTTAGGTTTATACTTAATTTATTATGATTTTCAATATCATCATCACTATTATAATTTATTTCCTTATTACTACCTAATTTTTCTAATATTATAGTTTCATTACTAACCTGGTTATGTACTAATTTGTTATTGCATCCACTAAAAATATTAGCAACTTTTTTTATTCCGTTTTTAAAAATTTTATGTATTTTAAAATCATTATTTGAATTTTCAACAGAATTAAAAGAAACACTTGTATTAGTAGGTGTATTCAAACCACTTCCTAATACTTCACTTACTTCAGAATTTGAATCAGAATTTGAATTGGAATGCTCTGATATATTTTCACTATTAATTAAATTTAATGGATTGGTTGTCGTAACCAAGTCATTTTCATCCATTATTTTACCATCTTCATTATTCGTATTATTACTGTTGTTGGATTCTTCTATATTTTCATCAAAATGTATGTCACTATTAATATGATTTAATAATAACTGTAATTTATTACTAAAACGTTTTAAATATTTAGCATGTAATTTATGAAAAAATTCAATACAAGATAAAAACAAATTCACTTTTTCTCTCATCAATATAATTTCATAATTAAACGAATAAATAAAATTATCAATATTCAGCCCAATTAACATCTTACTTTTGTGTAAAGATAATTCATTTTCTCTATTATTAACAATACCTACAATAGAATTTAACAATATCAAAATATTATCATGTATTTCTATTATTGTTTCAAATTTATATTCATTAAAGGGTTCTAAATCTTTATAAATGGGAAAATTATTACTTTTAATTATTTCCAATATTTTCTTGTCGTTAAAATTTTCTATGACATATGAAGATATTAATTTATATAATTTAAAATATTCACAATACATACGGTTACTTACATAAATAAAAATCCTTTGCATATCATCATATTCCAAATCAATTAACTTACTTTGAAAATGAAATGAATCTAATCCAAAAACAAACAATTGAGAATTATTTTGTTTAATAAATTCCGAATATATTATTTTAAGCTTATCTGATTTATTTCGCAGCGTTTCAAAAACATTAATTATTTTACTGCGTAATAATGTAATATTATTAAATTCGTTCTTTAAATTAGAAATTTTAAATTCCATTTATAGTTTTTTATTTTATATTATTAATAAATATTTTAATAATATATAATATTAAATATGAAAACAAACAATACTAATACTTTGTTAACTGATGAAATTGACGAAGACAATAATGTTTTAATAAACAAAATAAGCGAAGAAAACATTGAATGGTCTGTTGAGCATGAAAAAATTTTCACAGAATGGGGTGATAAAGCAATGTGTTATAAATGGATGCACTCAAAGGCAAATAATATGTATTCTAACTTAAACGCATGGTACACTATTCCAGTGATCGTAATTTCAACACTTACTGGCACAGCAAATTTTGCACAAGAGAGAGTTCCAAAAGCCTATCAAAACTATTTTGTTATGGTAGTAGGAGCATTTAATATTGTAGCAGGTATTATTACCACAGTTCAACAATTTTTAAAGATTACACAACTAAATGAAGCACATAGAGTAAGTAGTATTTCATGGGATAAATTTTATAGAAATATTAAAATAGAACTTGCAAAACATCCATCTGAGAGAATGAAAGTTTTTCATATGATAAAATCATGTAAAGAAGAATATGATAGGTTAATGGAAACAAGTCCAAGTATACCCGAAAATATTATAAAAGAATTTGACCTACACTTTCAAAAATTAAATGTCTACGATAAAATAATTAAACCCGAAATATGCGATTCATTAATACCAACAGATGATTGTAGAAATCCTTGGTATAGTGATGAAAACAGACAAAAAGCGGAAAGTGAATTAGTAAAAAGTGTACAAATGAAGGAAAACAAAATGAAGAAAAAAGAAGAAAATAATTACAAAGAAGTTAATGATTTTATTACATTTTTCATTAAAATTAACAATAGAGATCCTATGGAATCTGAAATATTTGATAATTTAAAAGACAAGATGGATTTAATGACTATTAAAAATATTATTGAACAAATTAAAGTAAGCAAAAATCTCTAGAATCATATTTTTGGATAATCTGTTGGTAATATGAACATAGAAATAATGATAAGTATATAAAAATACATATAAATTTTAAAAGAATCCAAATCAACACCATAAAATTTTAATATTTGATAAGAACAATACAAAAACAATATGGATATTCCTAATATAGTAATTTTATTCATAATTATATTATTATATATATTTTAATTTAGATAAAATATATATTTATTTACATTATTTTATAAAAACAATTATTTTCGTCAAATTTATTACCTAGAGTGCTTTTATCAATATAATGATAAGACAATGCAGTATGATTAGAATAATCTTTTATGACATAGATGGGCGTATTTTTTAAATACATACCGTTATCTAATTCTAATTTACCTAAATAAATACTATCATAATGTTGTTTCCATAAACCATCATGGTCACTTATTCTTAATGTCATTTTCTCGTAAATATTATCGTCATCATCCTTATTTTCTATTTTTTCTCTTTTAATTTCAGATTCATCTATATCGTCATTAGGTAAATTTTGTTTTACTAAATTATTACCTAAAAATAGTGCGTATCTTACAATTCCGCCTTTAATGTATTTACCATTCTCACTAGTTATTTTTTCTCCATATTTGAATTCATCTTCATAATTATGCGACCATCCTCCAGATCTTATTGAATTTAAAAAATTCGTAAAATAATATCCTGTACTTAATAATGCATTACTATCACTTGCTATATTTCCAAAAATGTATCTAAAACGTAACATCTTTTCATGTGTTCCAATATACGCGACTGTAGGAATTTCAATTATTTCTTTCTCTGAATCTCTAAGATAAATAAAATCATTGTTTGTTAGAAAAAAATTAATAACATCATTATGTATATCAATATTACAAACTTGCATTTTATTCAAAATCTCATCTAATAAAACTAACCAACACACAGATTGTTTATTAAGTTCATCTATAATTATTTCTATCTTTGTCAAATCCACGAAAGCATACACAATATCATTATCAAAATAGAGTCCCTTACATTCTAGTAGAGATATAAAATTTTCCATACTGTATTTTTCAGTGTCTATATTTTTGTCTGCTAAAAATAAAGAATATAAATAATAATAGATAGTTGACATAAATAATTCATATGAATCTACATGTGACATATTAATATACGGAAAATTTAAATGATTAGAAAAAGTTTTTGTTAATAAAAATGTATTAAATGGTTTGTTACAATTAAAATTAATTTTATATGGCACCAAAATAATTCCATTTATTTTAGTATTGGATAATATATTACCTATATCGGTATGTAACAAATTTAAAGCATCATAACTATAAAAGTGATCCTCACAACTCATTTATAAATATATACATATATAATCTTCTATTTATGTACTTTACGCTTAATTGTTTCTTTTATTTTCTCTTCACGATTCTCCATTATATATTTTGTTAAATCTTCGGCAATATTTTGATCTTTATAATAACTTTGTAATGAAGATAATAATGTTTTTGAATTTATAGGTTTTTTTACAGTACTTTTTTTGTAAATCAAAGAGCCATCATTTATATCAAAACAATCTATATTATTTGTTTTCATGACATTTACTAAACTCTCTGTCATATTTTTCTTTTTATTATTTCTTTCTTTTATTTCTTGTCTTAATTGAGAAATTTCATTATCTATTCTTACCCATTCGCGTATGTTGTTAACTAACTGTTCCTTTGGTGTTAATTGAGAATCTTCATTATTCATGTTTAATATATATTATATATATGTAAAATATATATTAATTAACTTCTATATCTTTATTTGCAAGATTATAATGTCTTTTACATAAACAATTATTATATGCACTACTTTTACATTCGTTACCTTTATTTTTACCTGTTTTTAAAATTGCTTTGCAATAAGATACGTTTTTATCAGCTAATTTCTTTTGTGCGCTCTCCATTTTAATTTTTAATTTTTCTTCTTTCTTTTTATTTTTCTCTTCTAACTTCAATGCTTTTGCTTTTTCTTTTAATTCTTCTTTAATAGATTTTGTAACAACTAATTTATGCGTATAACAATATTTTTTATAAATATTATATTTAGTTAAACCTGAATGCACATATCCAAAATGTTTACATTGTTGGCTATGTGAATTACCTGAACTATCACTGCTTGCAGTAATTTGATACTGACATTGATTTTCTGGGTTAATATAAGTACAGTAAGTATTATCATTATTTGTATCTAAAAAATTTACACCACCCACTTTTGGATAACCTAATTCTTCATAATATGGTAATAATTCATTTTGTATATTTCTACAATAAGGACATCTTAATTGATTCATTTTTGGTTTATTTCTACTTTGTTCCATATTGCTATATTTTTTTTTATGACTAAATATATCTTTATACAAAGGTTCATAATTAAATTTATGACCACACTTTAATTTAACATATTTATCTTTCAAAGGAAGATTCGTTATTAAACATAAATCGTCGGCTAAATTGATTTCTTTATCATCACTTAAAGAACTATATAACTCTTTATAAAAATCTATATTATTTTCTATATTATATTTCATTAATTATTAATATTGTTTATCTTTATATTTTTTTTATTAACAGATATATTATGCCACCTCCAGAAATTTGGGGGCCACCAGTATGGACATTATTCCATACATTGGCCGAAAATATTAATGAAGATCACTTTTTACATATGAAACTTAGTATATTCAATATAATTAGAAGAATTTGTATGTTTTTGCCATGTCCAGATTGTTCTCAACATGCGATTCATTTTTTAGCAAAAGTTAATATCCAAAAAATTAAAAATAAGACAGAATTCAAAGACATGCTTTACGTTTTTCATAATACCGTAAATAAAAGAAAAAATAAACCTTTATTTAGTTACAGTCAACTAGATAAGTACAAACAACATAATATAGGTATAGCATTTAATGAGTTTGTAAAAGTGTATCATACAAATGGCAATATGAACCAAATTTCCGAGTCTTTTCAAAGAAAACTTTTGTTAATTGACTTAAAAAAATGGTTACTTAATAACAACAAATATTTTAAACCAAAACACGTGAATAATGAACCTAGTTGTGCTAATATAAATAAATAACTATAATTATAAACTACCAATTAATTCTCCATTTTTATAAACACTACACTTAAAGGTTTGTTTTTTGGGCATACTACATACATCTTTATTACTTTGTGTCTCATTAAAAAACAAATATTTACTAGAATTACCTGTGTACATTAAAGATACAATAGTTGCGGAGGATACTAAACCAGTCAAAATATTTAAAAATAATTCACTTGATTTTATTATGCAACCTTTGTATGTTTTAATAAAAATATCTGCTAAAAAATATACTAATAACCCTGTAAAGATCCAATAATTTATACTACCATTTACAAACATAGGAATTGATAAATACATAATAGTAAATGCAAAAACAAATGAACTAAATGTTGAATTACCATATTTACTATATTGAATAGACGTACATATTGTATTATCATTTGGTGTAACACCTGCTCCATTCAACATATAAATAAAATTTCTTAATACAGAAACGCCTATTAAGAATCCTAAAAATATGAACCCCTTAAAATTTTGAAAAATAAACGATAATGAAACCATTGCTATAGCCAAAATGATTGGCGAATAAAAAGACATAAATATTATAAAATTAAATGGTTGGTAAATCATTAACGGGGTATTTCCTCCTTTAATACTTGTTTTTTGAATTGGACTATTCATATTATAATATAAAATTATTAAAATATTATAATAGTAAATTAAATTTTTAATCTAATCTTCCATTATTATTAATTTCAATGCTTCCTGAATATTAGATACTGGATAAAATTGTATATTTTTATCTTTTACTAAATCTGTATTATTGTATTTTTGAAAAAAATCATCAAAATCTTTTTGATTTTCAAGTGGATAAATAAAATTTCTCACACCTGACTTAATACCATATATTATTTTTGTTTTTAATGCGCCTATTTCACCGACTTTTCCGTTTAAATCAGATGCCTCACCTGTTACTGCAAAATCATTTCTAATTTTTTTATCATTTAACAAACTATACAATAAAATTGCTATAGCAATACCTGCAGATGTGCCTGATTTTTCAATACTTCCATCACCCATGTGTAAGTGAATACCATATTTATGCGTGCCATCATATTTATCCTTTAATACTTTTTTTCTCTCTTCGCTTATTAAATTAAAAGCAATAGTTAAAGATATTTGAAATGATTCTTCCATCATTTTATCTAACAAACCAGTTAATTTAAAGGACAAATAATTATTAGATGGATAAAAACTTGCAGTAGCTGATAAAATACCCCCAATATTATGAATATTTGCCCATAAGCAATTTATAATACCTACTTTATTTTCATTGTGTATTAATTGTTTTTTCATTAAACGTTTGTCTTTAAAGTATTTATTTTTAATATCATCTATGGTTATTTCCAAAGGTATTTGGGTTTCATGATCATTTAATTCTTTTGACTTTAATATATATAAATTAATTTCACCAATTATTTCAAAAAACTTCTCTTTCAATTTTCTTACTCCAGGTTCTAATGTATATTCTTCTATAATAAATTTTATAGTTTCGTCAGATATATTTATCATACCTTCTAAACCTATATTCTTGTAAATATCAGGCAATAAGTGTTTGTTACTAATTTCTATTTTATCTTCTACCGTTAAACTATCAAATTTAATCCTATGTACACGATCCAATAATATTTTGTCTATAACTTCTGGGTCATTATAGGAAAGAATAAATAATACTTTGGATATATCTAGATCAATACCTGAAAAATACTTATCTTGAAAACTGTCATTTTGTGTCGGATCTAGTAAATGTGTTAATATTCCTACAATTTCTTTACCATGTTCAGTACGACTTATTTTATCTACCTCGTCTATTAATATAATAGGATTCATACATTTTTTATCCATTAAAATTTGAACTATTTGTCCCCAGGTGCTTCCAACATAAGTATAAGAATGTCCTATTAAATGACTACCATTAGAGTCACCACCCATCATTATTAAACTAAATGGGCGTGGATTATTATTTTCATCTTTCAAACATTCCGATAATCCCCTTGCTAAGGTAGTTTTACCAACACCAGGCGATCCTTCAAAGCCAAAGCAACTACCTTTTTGTTCACCATTTATCCATTGACTAATAATACGTTCAATCTGTTTCTTTGCGTTTTCATGACCATGAACACACTTATTCAATGTTATTGATATACTATTCATATAATCATTAATAATTCTCATGTTATTTTGTATCAAATCTATTTCTAGCAAAATATTATTTAATTGTTCTGTATTATCGTCTTTAACATTTAAAAATTCGTTTGAAATAAATTCAAGTGGTTTTATATAATTTATATCGTTGTTTTTAAAAGTTTTTATATTATTTATACAATTTATGATCTCTTCTTTTAATTGACTTTTATTTTTAGAAGTATAATTAATCTTATACTCCGGTAATAAATTATTTAATGTAATTAAATTACCTATCATGGTTTTTTTATCTAATATGCTAATTTTTTGTTTACAATTATTACCACAGTGATTAATCAATATATTATAATAATTTTCTTTTATTAAATGAAGATATTTTACTATTTCCAAATTGGTGTACTTATTTTTATTTGGTATTTCAGGTAACAATAAATGAATACCATGTTTATCATACAAATACTTAAATTGACTTTTAATTGTATCCATTAGATGTAATATAGGCTCTTTTTTATAAATTGAAAAAGGAATCTTTAATAATCCATCTAAGTATTGTCGTGCCTTAGAACCAGAATCTTCTGATTTAGCTTTCACTTCCTTCAATTTTAGCATTGCTTTTTCTTTTACATCATCACTAGCTTTTAATAAGCATATTTGTTGTTCTAATGGTATCTTACTCATATCAAAATTGGAGAGTTCATTTGTATAAGTAATAGTATTTTTCATTGCTTTTTTGAATATTTGTTTAATATTCCAAGGAAAACTATCAAATAACATAGTTTGTTCATCACTATCAACCGTACCATTTACATCATTAGATAATAAATCATATAATAAATAAGCCAAATACTGGTTTTCATAACTGTCCGTTTTAATTAGTAAATAAATCAGTGTGTTTCGTTTTGAAAACAAATCTTCTGCAATAAATTCTTTAATTGTTTGTGATATTGTTTTTTGTTTCAAATTTTTGTTTTGACTCAGATAACCAATAAATTTATCATAAAAATCTTTATTATTATTATTAATTAAAAAATCCTTAAGTGATAATGAAGAAATAAATCTTTCAAAAGATTCACTTTTAAAATCAGGATCATTTGGTATATTTTTTTTTATATTTTCTAATTTATCTGTAATGTATTTACTATATATAAAATCTACTAGTATATCATCTACAACACCATATATTAAAAGACCTTTTTTTAAATTAGTATTATAAATATGTAATTTAATACCGTACACTTTTACATAAAACTGTTTATAGCTACCATTTATATCAAAACAATCTAAGTTGTTTTTATCCTCATTACTATTTAATATTTTATAACTAATTGGGTGAAAGTATTTCATTAATAATTGAAATTTTGAATCATCGCTATTGTGTTCAATAAAATCATTCCCAAAACAAATAATTAACAGATCACTCAAATCTTTCGTACCATAATTTTTAATTAAGCTGGATAATTCATTATTAATATGTTGTAACTCATTAATTTTATCTTCTACACTTACATATGCATTCATTGTATTTGAATTAATGTCTTCTAACATTTTTTTTATTTGCAAATTCAATTCATATAATTTATTTGTACATATATTAATATCCATAACAGTTACAATTCCTAGTGTTTTAGTCTTATTTATATGAAACAGTGTTTTTTCAATGATCATTTTAAAAAAATCTATTTTTTTCGTAATAATTATTAATTTGTTTGAATTATTATCAACGTAATTATTTTTGTCTTTCTTATTTAATAATTCTGATTTTTTTTTCATCTTTCTGTTAAATATAAATATATTTATTTTATTTTTATTAACAATTCAAATTTATTATTTCTTTAAGTTGTATTTTAAAATAATATAAATCAATATATTAAACATAAAACACTTTTTAATATAGCGAAACTTTACATTATAAAATGGGTATTCCTAGTTATTTTTCGTATATAGTCAAAAATCATCCTTCTATTTTAAAACAAATTCAATGTACTAATTTTAAAATAGACAATTTTTATTTAGATTGTAATTCCATTATTTATGATGTCATTCATAGTATTGATTTGAAAACAATCAAAGAAGATGAAATTGATCTAATAAGTAAACATGTATTTATTAAAATTGATGAATATGCAAATATAATCAAACCTACAAATAATTTGTTTATTGCGTTTGATGGTGTCGCTCCAGTTGCAAAATTAGATCAACAACGAGAACGACGTTATAAATCCTTATTTCAAACCAAAATTTCACGTAGTATTTATAAAAATACCAAGCCTGATCCATGGAATACATCTGCAATTACTCCTGGCACAAATTTTATGAATAAATTAAATGAAAACGTAAAAAAATATTTTACAGATCCGAAAAAATATAATTTAAAAAATATTATAATTTCTACTAGTGCAAATCACGGAGAAGGTGAACACAAAATTTTTGATTATATACGCAGATTTCCAGATCAACACAATATAAATACTACTACAGTTATTTATGGGCTAGATGCAGATCTCATTATGCTTGGTATAAATCATATACCTGTTTGTAATAACATATATTTATTCAGAGAAACTCCACATTTTATTCAATCTATTAATAGTGAATTAGAACCAAATAAAGAATACATTTTAGATTTGCCTGATTTGGCCAGAAATATTACGTTAGACATGAATAATGGAGAAGAATTGACTAGTGAACAAAAAACTAACCGATTATATGACTATATTTTTATGTGTTTTTTCTTAGGAAACGATTTTATGCCACATTTTCCATCAGTTAATATAAGAACAGGAGGGGTTGATAAAATGCTCGGTGCATATAAAGCTGTTATTGGAAATACAGATGAAAATTTGTGCGACGGAAAAACAATATATTGGAAGAATGTTCGTAAATTAATACGGTTTTTGGCAGATAATGAAGAAGACAATCTCAAAAATGAAATGAAATTGAGGGATAAAAAAGAAAAATATAAATTATCCGATGAAACCCCCGAAGATAAATACAAAAAATTTGATAGTATACCTAACTATGAGCGTACTTTAGAAAAATATATTAACCCATTTAATACTGGATGGCGTAAAAGATATTACGAGACCTTATTTCATGTAGACAGTGAAGATGAAACAAGAATTAAGCAAATATGTGTCAATTATTTAGAGGGTTTAGAATGGACTATGAAATATTATACTACTGGTTGTCCAGATTGGAGATGGTCATATAATTATAATTACCCACCATTATTAATAGATCTAATTCATTGTGTTCCCTATTTTGATACCAATTTTATTACGAATAAACCACCTAAGCCAGTAAATCCATTAGTACAATTATGTTATGTATTACCAAAAGAAAGTCTTGGTTTGTTACCAAATAGTTTATATCATAAATTAATTCAAAAATATGATCATTGGTATGATAGCGACTGCGAGTTTGTATGGGCTTATTGCAAATATTTTTGGGAGGCGCATGTAATGTTACCTCATATTGATATTGATGAATTAGAAGAATTTATTAGTCAAGAATGTAAATAATTCTAATAATTCAAATTTTATATTTTTTTTCAAAAAAACAATATAAAGACAAAAAATATGTATATTTAGTGATATATACATAAATATATTACTCATATTGGTCTTATAGTGTAGCGGTTAGCACACGGCACTTTGAATGCTGTATCATGAGTTCGAATCTCATTAAGACCTAATACAATTATTTTAGATTATTATATAAATATTAAATTTGTATTTATATAATGCCAAAAGTTTATAAATTATTTACATTTACATTATTATATTACCAATTAGATTATATAGCAAAACCATTGTTGTATGACAAATTATCTATTTTCAATAACAATAATGATATTGTATTAATGAATAACGACAATATTTTTAAATCTTTAAATCTCTTCATATTGATTCTAATAAGTTTCTTCACATTGCAAATTATTATTTTCTCCAAAATCAATAATTATACAATACATTCTTTACTGTTCATTTATATAAAATATACATTTGATAATATTATTCAACCGATCAATAATAATATATATCATTATGAATTCAGAAGATCATTAATGTGGGTATTTACAACTCCATTAATATTAAAATTATACTGCGATATTAATAATTTGTCATTCACCGAAATTAATGCTTATCTTCATATTTCAAGTAATATAGGTTATATTTTATTATATCCATTTCGTAATTCACAGTATAATTATTATATTTTATTTTTATTGTCTTCATTACAATGTATTTTTATACATAACCTTTATGAATTAAAGAATAAAAAATACACTATGTTTATTATGTATATATGGGGTTTATTCTCATTTTTAACAATGAATGATGTGATCTATATTTTTGACAAAAATGATATACAAATTTGTTTTTTATTAGCAGACTTATTAGCTAAATTAGGAATATTATTAGCTGTATATGATCATGAAAATCAGACGTTTCATATAAAAGAAAATGTTGATTTACAATGTGTATCGTTGTTAACAAATATTAAAAAAAGTATTAATGAATTTGAAAATAATCAAATTATAACTGATAAATGCAAATGTTTAATAAAACAATTAAAATATAATTTTGAAACTTTACTACCAAATGATAAATCAACATTAAAATTGGAATTATTAAAAAAAATTCTTCCTCTAGAATTAGAAGATAACTATTTAACTAACAATAAAGAATACAAACAATTTGAATTCGTTTGTGTATTATTTACAGATATTGTTTCTTATACAGAATTAGCAAAAACGTATGATACAGATATCATATATAAATTATTAAATGAAGTTTATACCCTTTTTGATAGTATTATACTTCGTTATCCAACTTTACAAAAAATAGAAACTATTGGAGATGCTTATATGGTTGTTAGTGATATATACACAGGTGATACAACCAATAATGTTGAAAATGTAGTATTATTTGCATTAGATTTACTAAAATCAATCAAACAAATTAAAACACCTAATAAAAAACCATTACAATTACGTATTGGAATTAATCTTGGTAAAGTTATTGTTGGGATATTAGGTCTTGAAATTCCGCGCTTATGTGTAATAGGAAATACAGTGAATGTTGTTAGTAGATTACAAACTACAACTGATGCAAATACGATACAAATAAGTACACATGTTCATGAAAAAATCCAAGATATTGATCTTGGTGTAGAATTAAATTATGAAAAAAAAGAGCATGTATTCTTAAAGAATCTGGGTTCTAGAACCACTTATGTTATTAGTTTGAAATAAAGAAAATATACCATCCTATATTTTTCTTTAAGTTGTTTTGGGAATTTATTATATTTTAAAGAAAAAGTGTTCCAAAAAGTATTTTGGGTTTTGGATTTTGGACATTTTTTTTGTCCATTTTTTGAAAATCCAAAAAAGTCTTGGCAAAAAATAAACTTTGTGACCATAAATTAATTTTATCGTCTGGTTACCAAAAAAATAATTTAAAATTTGTTAGCATAATTTTAAAATTTTTAATTTGTTATTTTAGCTATGTAATTTTCTAATTCTAATTTAGGAATTAAATGGAATTAAAAAAAACATATAATTACATACCTAAATTCTTTTGCGAATTATGTAACTTTAAATGCTGTATAAAAAGTGATATGGATAGACATTTAACCACCCGTAAACATAAAGTCAGTCTCGGTGGAATTAATTTGGAATTAGAAAATTACACAATTTTACATAGTTCACAAAAAAATCATATGTGTGCTTGTGGAAAAATGTATAATACTCAATCTGGTTTATGGAAACATAAACAAAAATGTAATAATTATATTTGTCAGGAAGAAAACACAGTAATCAAAGAAAATGATGTATTAGATAAAGAACTTATTTTGAACCTATTGAAACAAAATGCTGAACTATTAGAAATTATTAAAAATGGAACTTCTAATAACAGTAATAATATAATTAACTCCAACAACAAAACATTCAATCTTCAGGTATTTTTAAATGAGACCTGCAAAGATGCTATGAATATTAGCGATTTTATTGAATCAGTTAAATTGCAAGTTTCTGATCTTGAAAATGTAGGCAAAGTTGGTTATATTGAAGGAATTTCCAATATAATCATTAAGAATTTACAGGCATTAGAAGTAGAAAAACGTCCAGTGCATTGTACTGATCAAAAACGAGAGGTGATGTATGTTAAGGATGAAAATATATGGGAAAAAGAAGATGAAGCAAATAAGAAGTTAAGGAAGGCAATTCGGGCAATTGCACATAAAAATATTTGTATGTTAAAAGCATTTAGAGAGAAATATCCAGATTGCGAAGAATATGATTCCAAGAAAAGTAGCCAATATAATAAATTAGTTATTGAGGCCATGGGAGGAAAAGGAGATAATGACTATGAGAAAGACACTAAAATCATCAAGAAAATTGCCAAGGCAGTTGGCATTGATAAGAATTAAATAAACTACATGTATAATTTGTCTTTATTATACATGTACTATTATTGAACTAACTATAAATATTCATAATCTATGGGTAAGGAAAATAACCGTTAGGATTTTCAGTATAGTTATCATAACGACCTAGGTAAGTATAAAAAGCTCCACATTTTCTATTAACACCACCACATACAGATGCTAATCTATTTTTTGCTCTTCTATTTGATGTGGATGTTGCGCCAACACCATTACTACCAGGTGTATATTTATTGTATATATATTGAGGACCATTGCAAGTTATATTTCCACCTGGCGCAAATTTAGTAGATCTTCGCGCACCTACTCCAACATTTTTCTTATACAAGAAGCCAGGGAAATTAATACCACCACCATACCAAAATTGACCGTTTGAATTACTACCTCTTCCAACTAGAAACATTGGTACGGCAGCACCTCCAGGTGTAATAGTTATATTATATAAAGTTGTACTATATGGGTTTTTTGTACTATATATCACAATTGAATATACACCTACACTGGTAGAGGACGCTGTAGTTATTACACCCGTACTACTATTTATTGAAATATTTGAATATGCAGATGGTAAAACATTATTAATTTGAAGAATGGAATATGTATATCCAGAAACAATTGCAGAACTAGTAGATTGTGATGCCTGCATACTAACAATAGCTGTATTCGTTAAACTTCTACTATATGGCGTATAGCCTGAATTTGATAGAAGTAATGGTGTATTTATACCATTTGGTTGGAACCAAGTTGTCCCGTAGGTAGTAGTTGTTGGAACACCAGTAAGTACATTGAATGCATTTGAATTGCTCCAACTAGATCCACCATTGTTTTCTTCAGAATAATTATTGGATGAACCTGCACGATTATCTGAAGAACTATCTCCGAAAATGCCTCCTTGGGTGTATCCTGATTTTAAACCAGATGAATAACAATTATTTGCAGTTTGTAAAACAGAATCAGCATTATCATTACCAAAAATACCACCAGCATTATGATTACCTGTTGCGCTTAATGTACCTGTACTAAAACAATTAACAACAGATACACTACTTTTAGATGATGTTCCAATAATACCTCCACTATCCTGACCAATAGAACCACTAGAATAACAGTTTGATACAGTTACAGATCCATCAGTATTAACACCAAGAGTATTGCCTCCTGCATAACGCCCTACAATTCCTCCGGATTCTGTACCTATAATACCCGTAGTATAACAATTAGTTATAATAACTGTACCGTGATCATCACCGGCTGCTTGACCAATAATACCACCAGAATAAACATTAATAATTCCAGAACTCCAACACCTAGAAATTGTAACAGTACCATAATTTTGCCCTGCTTCTTGACTTACTATACCACCGCTCTCATAACCAATATTAGCTGTAGTATAACAACCAATTATACTTATGTTTCCATTATCAAATGCTAATTTTGAACCTGCAATACCACCTTTAGCATTACCGGAAGCACCGTCAATTGGTGCAGTAGTATAGCAATTTTTTATTAAATTTCCAGTTGCTGATCTACTAAAATATTCTTGGGCAAACCATCCACCGTGTGCTGCTAATGTACTACCTCCAGTTGTTTTTATTTCCAAATTGATAATGGTAATATTATCATATCCATTTCCTCCTGAAGAACCATTATTTACCAACCCAGGATAATTTAATACACTGTCTACTGTAACTATTGGAACGCTACCATCCTGTTTTAAAAGTGTATTACCAAATTGAATTTTTTCAGAAAAAGGAATAAAATAATCATATTGATTTGATAATGTTACATCTGTAGTAAAATCAACTACTAGAATACCGTCACTTGGACTTGTATTAAATATGCCACAAGGTAAATAACATTCATACCAGTTAATATTATCAACACTATATTCAATATAGGAAACACCTTGTCTTATACTAATAGTTGTTCCACCAGCACCATTAATACTAAAACCACCAACCGCCAACCCATTTTCATTCATAGGTCCTAATAATAAACGTGGTTCAAAATTTGTATTTAAAGTTTCATGATAAACACCTTCTGGAAAAACAAAACCACTTCCTTCTTTAATATCATATGAATTATTTTGAATAACAAATTCACCACTACAATTTGTTAAATACACCAAATATGTGTTATCAAAACGACTTCCGCATGTATCATTGTGTGGTAAAGTATCTCCTTTTATCCATCGCATAGGTATATGTTTAATATTCTCCAACTGAATGCCAAGTTTTTGATATATTATATCTTTGATAGATGAAGTAAGATCTACAGAAAAATAAACAGAACCGTTTGTCAAAGAATCAATTTGTTTTTTTGCATTCATTACTTCAGGAAGAGTCAAAATTTCTTGAATATTTTCCGACGATAAAATATTATTTGTATTAATTATGCGATTATCTTTATTAACTACCATATAATATAAATAAACATAATATAATCAAAAACCCAACAATAATTTTCTTTTCACATAATTTTATAAAAATATTTTGTCTAAATTAGAAATTACACTTCATACGCTTTGTACGCATATTATTATATTCAGTTATATTCCTAAAAGAATCATTTCGTTGTATTGAGTATATGTAATTATTATCCTATTTATTTATTATATAATATATATATAGATGTCTAATTGCAAAACACTTGTTATTATTTTAGGGGAAACAAGAGCACATGAATTAACGTTTAATAATTTTAAAAAAAATGTTATTGATCAATTAAATGCTGATTTATGTTTATGTATTGGTATAAAACCGAATTATAATTATGATAATCCTTTTTATCAATTATCAAAATATAATTTTTTATACGATGAACCTGATGATTATGGATCTGCTTTTGAATATGCTTATTATATTTTGTCTCAAAAACGGCCAAAATATGAATGCTTTAAAAATATAAATGGTTTATATGGAAAAATAACATATCCATGTGAATCTACAAAAAATATAACTTACTATGGTAAATATCACAATAGTATACAACTAGATGATTATGATGATGATGAAATTGTAGTACATACAGAAGACTTTCCAAATGAATTATGGAAAAATCAAATATATGGCATAAAAGGTAATAACCCCTCTTTAGTAATTCAAGACAATGTAAATACGTATAAAAAACATTTATATTGGCGTGAATTTTTAAAAATAAAAGATCATTTATTTGGAGGAGTTAAAGATAAATATAATCAACATCCTGGTTCTGCTGGTATACTAATATTTTTTAGGTGGTTTTTATTAAAAAATTTAATTGAAAATGATTTAATAAACAAATATGACAGATTTATTATTACTAGGAGTGACTATATATACCAATTACCTCATCCACAATTAGAATGGATGGATGAGAAATATATATGGATTCCTGACTGTGAACATTATGGTGGATATACAGATAGACACGTTATTTTATCAAAAAATAACATTGAATCATATTTAAATATATTTAATAATATGGTTCTTAGATCAAACGAATATTTTATGAAAATGAAAAATAAACATGACTGGAATTTAGAACAGTTAATAAAATTTCATTTGAAACAAAATAATATACTTCACTTAGTGAAAGAATTTCCTTATGTAATGTATTCTGTAAGAAATATAAATGGCACAACCAGATGGAGTGGAGGTATATTTTCTAATTCATTAGGTTATTATATTAAATATAAGTCTGAATATGATAAATCAAGCGATTATAAAAATAAATTTATTAAATCAGGTTTGTCAATAGATGATTTTTATAAATGTTTCATAAAATTGAAATAAATGACAAATTTACAATAATTGTAACCGTATTTTCTTTTTGAATTTTTCCTCATTATTAAATAAATATAATTGGAATTTTTTCAAACCATAGTTTTCTATATTTTCTCTAATTGTAATTCTTGAATTCATTTTGAGTTCAGGTAAGAAAACTATATATTGATATAAACCATCATGCCGAACAATTTTATCAAATATATAACCATCATATTCTTTATCTAATAATTCAGGATTATTATTACATAAATCAAGTAATGAACAATCAACCTGAATTTTTCTAATAGATCGCATAGTTGTATTTATGTAGTCTAAATCATTCAACCATAGATCATAAAACCCATTTACTTTTTCCGATAATTCTACCATATTGAACACTTTTTGAAATTGTATCATATTCAATAAATCAACTAAGCGTCTGATAGGACTTGTAATATGGATATATGCTTCCATATCAAGAATATCATGTCTTGTTTTTTGATCATCCTCCAATTCCGCACCATTTATATATTGTCCTGCTGTAGAATTCCAAAACTTTACAAAATTAATCACATCATTTGGTAAATGAGAAGGTAAAATCATGTTAGTATCCATATTTATTTTACTAATAGCAGAACGAAAAATTCCAGTCTTGTGTTTCAATAATTCCATTGCACATTGATAATTCATTAGTATCATCAAATAAGTAACAATATCATGGCTATCTTTAATGGTATGTATATATTTGAATTTGGTGGAAATTTGTTGAATTGCATATAATAATTCATGATAATGTTCATCTTGTAACATTTTTTCTTCTTCATAAACATAATTTTTAAATACTTTTATAAAACTATTACAATATTTAATATCAACAATTTCATTATTTACAACATACAAATTCATCGTAAATGCAATGCGTGTAACATTTTCTTGTAAACTACAGAGACCTTCTGACAATATAGTAGGAATCATTGGACGTCTTTTGTCTGGTAAATAAATAGTAGATACACGTTTTGAAAATGAATCCCATAGATTTAATGCATCAATCCATATAGATACATTAGATATATATACACTTATCAAATTGGTATTCTCATCTATTTTCTTAATACTAAAAGCATCATCAAAATCCAAACAACTTTCAGGATCAATAGAGAATACATGCCATTCTTTTTGATTTGTTCTGTCTTCAATATTTTTATATTTTTCTTTAATATTTTCAATAAATACTTGTTGAGATCTATTTTGAATACTTTTGGAGGTGTCTTTTTGAAATTTTTGTAATGAAACATTTAGGCTTTTACAATAAAGCTGATATTCATAAAAATTATCTAATACATCTACTGGTCCAATAACACTACTTAATTTACCAAAAGGATGTTTATCTTCCCATTCATTAAAAGAAAATGTAACATACAAATTAGTAATTACTTTTGAAAAACCGATATGTTTTATTTCATATGGTACTAAAAATATAGGTATTCTAATATCATCTGGAATACACTTATATAGCAACTTACCATTTTTCCTGCCATATGTTTTATTTCCAGCTACAATTAATACTCCTGCAATAACTGGTCCGCTACGCACAGAAGAATGTATTATGTTTATTTTATCTTTACCTTTATCATATGTAAAGACATCATTGGAAAATAATTTATTTTCAAGCGGATTAATATTTATATCCTTTTTTTCAAAATTATCAGAATCGTAAATATTCCAATTGTTATAATTACGATTCTCTAAAACAATTTTATATGTAACCATGTTAATATATATTTAATTATTTGTATTTATATTAATAATAGAGTTATTTCTTTAATTGATTTATTTAATTAATAAAATTGATTTATAAAGTAGACAAATATATTTATTTATAATATAGTATACCTTATTAATAAAGTAAATTAAGAATGGATCCCAATGCAATGTACACTATACCAACAAATCAACTATTATTAAATCGTTATAACAGAAAATGTTCTTTTTGTAAATGTGATAACCACAATGTTTCACACTGTAATAATCAAACATTATTAAACTTTTATAATTATTTATTATTTTTAAAAAATCATTATTTGACATTTCATAATAACATTATGTTATTTGCTATTCAAGATTTTGAATTAGATTTATATAATTTTTACAATGAATCGGATGTTAATAAAAAAATATTAAGATCTGTAGCATGTCGTTTTTATAGAATTAGAATGCGTTCGCGTATAGAGGTAATCATGAACAACATAATTTTGATGGTATTTGATATTGATTTTTCATGGTTTTCAAATTTTGAATATAATACAATTCTATTTAATGAAAATACACCTATAAGAATTAGTTTCATATTAAATCAAATAATAACTAATTATGTTAATAATAATGGTGTAAATACTAATAAAATAAATATTTATAAAGACTGTGAAATTAAATTAGAAAATCCAGATGTTTTTGATATTGTGAATAATAATATACAAATAGAATGTAATATTTGTTATGAAGCTATAGTAAAAACAAAATTTGTATCTTTAGATTGTAAACATGAATATTGTATTGAATGTACAGAACAATTAATAAATAAAAACATTGCATGTTGCCCTTTTTGTAGAAATAAAATTCAGAAATTAACTTGTTATACAGGAGAAGTGTATAATAAATTAAATGAAAATATAAAGGAAAATACAAAGGAAAATAATAATGTATTTATAGTATAAAAAAATTAAATAAAAGGAATCATACCACCTTTCTTAACTTTTTTACTGGTTCTATTTCTGCGTGTTTTACGAACAACCTTTGATCTACTTTTGCTTCTTCTACTTTTACGTACACTGCTTTTTTTTGTTTTGCCAAACATCTTCATCAAAGAAAACATATATATATTAAATAAATATTAAAAATTATTTAAAATTTTATTTCAGCCCCTAAATTTTCATTTTCTATAATAGGTTTCGGATAAGAAAGTGATTCAATAGTAGTAGTACTATTATTTACTGTATCTATATTTGTAGTGCTATTTATAACATTAGACGTACTATTACCATCGTGATTATTATTAACATCTTGAGTTACTATTTGTGAATCAGCATTATCATTTTTTTGATTATTAAGAGCATCAATAGAAATTTTTTTAGTTACATCTCGTTTGATATTTTGCAATTGAAGCATGTGCATAAAAATATATGGCGAAATTGCTAAATTATTTACATAAGTTCTATATCTAAAACATGAAATAGTGCTATTACTATTTACAAATTTAATACTGTACCACCAATATGCAGGAATATAGATCATTTTACCTTTTGTTAATGGAACTTCTAAACATTTCATTTTTTCAAAATCCGCGGCATATTTTGTTTGTACATTCCATGGATTTACCGGAGATCTAAACTCAAAATTTTCGTAATCATATTCTGGATATAAATATTTTATGCTTTGAGGAGGTGCCATTTTAATTTGAACGGATCCTTCAGTACATAAAAAATAATTTCTATAATTTACTTCATATCTAAAAGGCGTATGTACATCACTACTTCCAATCATAATATCATAATTCATATTAGAAACCATAAATGGCCTAAAATATTCATCATTATATTTAAAATGTTTAATTAAACCAGTTTCATTTAAAAACTCGCTATTATTTTCAGAATAATACATAGATTTTTTGTCTTCCTTGAATAATTTTACGGAAGCATGTAACGGAAGATTTACATATAACTCACTATTTTTATCATTTTCATGAATGTTTCTTATTTTTAATTCAAAAGCAGGATAATTTTCTAAAATAAATTTTGAATTAGTAGTTTCCATTATTTTTTCATTATTATAATCTAATAATACAGGTTGTCTTAAATCGCAAATTTCTTCTAATTTATCTTTAGATACATCATCAATCTCATAAATTTCTAAATCATTACTAGTTTTTAAATGAAATTGAATGTGTAAATATATAAATAAAACCAAACAAAAAATAAAAAAACTAAAAATTATTTTCATTAATATACAATAAAAATAATTTTTAACTTATAAAACGAAGAAAGAATATAATCAACTTAAGTTATCAAAACTAAAAATACTATCTGTTAAACTACATACAGCGTTGCCTGTATTAACATCCTCATCCTCATCCTCATCTTCATCTTCATCTTTATCCTCATCATCCTCATCATCCTCATCATCATCATCATCCTCATCATCCTCATCATCCTCATCATCCTCATCGTCCTCATCGTCCTCATCATCGTCATCTTCAGCCCAATCTTCCCTTAACTGTTCCCAAGTAGAAGACATATAATCATCTAACTCACTCCCTATTTGTTTTTGTAGTTCTTGAAGCTCTTCTTCGTTAGTAGGCATATCATAAAAATCTTCTGTTTCACATTCTTTTGAATATACACATTTACCAAAAAAACAACAACCTGGTTCTTCAAATATACCAGTTGTTTCTATATCAAAATTTTTTTTCATACTTTTATATACTTTTAATGGAGGAGACCAAGCAGTTCCAAAAGATAAATCTAATGTAAAGGTATCATCATCTTGATTTAATAGTTCAACATCATTTGCAGGCCATTTTGTACTCCATGTTTCAATTGCCATATCATAATCCCAACCATCTTCATAAACTTCAGGATCTAAATTTAAAGGTGCAAATGTCTCAAACCATTTATTTTGTGATATTGCGTATACCAATTTATCATATATTTCTTTATTTGGGCAGGTAATTGTTGCATAATTTAAACACCAATTAGGCATTATATAATTTATTTATACTATTGTTATTGTGATATAATCTTTAACTATATATCATAAACATATTTACTCTTGAAAATTAATTTTTTTGAGTGTTTTTTTATCTATAAAATGTGATAACAAATTATAGATTTGTTTAAATATAAATGAACCTTCATAAATAAAACAAATATCTAATTTATCAGGAAATTTATCTTTTAAAACATTGGACATATTTTGTACAAAATCTCTGTTTTTTTCTATTTCCAATAATGTTAATTTTTCAATATTAGCATGAATAATAAATGTTTCATGTTTAACTAGTACATTTTCAATAATACGTATTATATAATTTAAAATATAATTTTTATCTATAAAAGTATGGATTATTTTAAAATACTTATAATTTAACACGATTTCATTATTCAATTTTATATTACAGAAATTATTTAACAATTCATTGAGTTTATCTTCGTTTAATTTTAAATTAATATTATTACTGTTTTGATTTTGATTTTTTGTTGTTAAATTAATAATATTATAATTCATTTATAATTAATAATTATAATATTATATTTTTTTAAACTTTTTTAAATTTATTTTAGTTACTATTTTCAGATTCTACGTGAAGTTCTTGAGTTTCATTACTTTCATCAGAACCACTATTTACTAAAGTTTCATCATTTACCAAATTTTCTCCATTCGTTTGTATTTCTTCATTAATTAAATATTCACTAGGATTAGGATCAATAACAATATTTTTTTCCAGTTCAGCTAAAGCGTTTTCATAATCAATAAATTTGTTATTCGTTTCATCTACAAATGTAACCAAATTTGTATTTAGATTACTTAACAATACGTTTAATTCTGAAATATCCTTGGATTGTTTTTCACTATGATTAGTAATTTGAATAACTTTACTTTCTAATAAATTGATTCTATTAACAATATTTTCAAAAACTTCATCGGATACAATTTTCATATTATTATTCATTTCATGGTGATTTGAATCACTATTAGCATTAAAACCTCCATTATCAATAACATCATTGATAATAGTTTCTAATCTGCCTAGTCTTAGTGTAATCAATCCAACAGCATTTGAAATACTAATTTTAGTGGATTGATCCATTTGATTATTTTGAATATTTTGATTAACACCTAAATTATTCTTAACTCCATTACCTTGATTTATGTTTTGTGCGACCCTAACATTTTTACTAGATACTGGTACGCTTTTAGACAACATTTGTTGTTGATATTGTTGTGCAAATACACCTTGGGACGAAATAGATGTTACTGGTCTACTTGTGTTCATTTGCTGTGATTGTTCTCCTGCTCTTTTTTGTCTTGCTGCTGCAATAGATCTTGAACTACTACTCATTTAATACATTCATTATACAATTTGTTTCTAAATTAATTACGCAATACAAAATAATTTTTATTGCGTAAAATTTATAGTGGATACAAATTTTTTTCTATTTCAGAAAAATTATTTTCTTCAAAATGAGTACCATTTATTCCACACATACTATCTATGGAACGGACAATACTAGCATATTCATGTTCAATTTCGCCAGTTACTAAATTGATTTTACCATACAAACTACATCTACCCATGTGTCTGCCAATATCAAATTTATCGCCATACATAGTAGGTAAAAAATGTTTACAGTTTTTACATAGCTTATAATTTTTGTATCCGGCCGTTTTATCCATTTGAATAGTAGCACTCAAGATGCTATTTATAAAAAAAAACAAATAAACAAATACATTCTTCATTTTAATTTAACTGTTATTAATATATATATATTTCACTAGTAATTTGTTTTTAAATTAATTATACTTTGTATATTATGGAATCATATCCACTTTTATAGGTTCATCACTAATATAATTATTAAGCTGAAAATCTTCTACTTCATAATCATCTATATTGTCTCTTGTTTGTTTTATAGACAATGTTGGAAACTCATGTGGAGTTCTATTAATTTGTAATTTACACGCATCTATCGCATTTTCATAAATATGACAATTACCCATAAAATAAACAAATTCATAAGGTTCTAATCCACAATGATTTGCCAATAAATGAGTTAACATAGCATAAGAAGCAATATTAAAAGGAACACCTAAAAATAAATCACAAGATCTTTGATACATAGCACAAGAAAGTTTGTTTCCGTCATGTACATTAAATTGACACATAACGTGACAAGGCGGTAATGCCATCTGATCTAGTTGTTTTGGGTTCCATGCAGTCAAAATGAGACGACGACTTGTACGTTGATTAGGGTCTTTAAGAGCAGTAATAATTTCTTTCAGTTGATCAACACCGCCAAATGGGTGATCATCCGTTATTTTTGTCGCAGAAAAACAATTATAGTTAGCACCAAAATTTCGCCATTGATAACCATATATGGGTCCTAAAATATCTTCTGGATAAAGATGTAAATTTCTACTGTCTAAAAATTCTCTTGTACAATTACCATCCCAAATATGCACCCCTTGTTTTTTTAATATCTTATTATCCGTTTCACCACGAATAAACCACAATAATTCTTTCAAACAAGTTTTCCAAGCAACTTTTTTAGTTGTTAAAATAGGTATTTTCCCATTTTGTAAATTAAACCGCATACAATTTCCAAAAATACTAATAGTTTTACCATTTCTACCTTCTTCTGAAAATCCATTATCTAAAACATTTTGAATCAATTTCAAATACTGATATTCTTCATGTTCTGACGGTGCCATGTGTTTTTTATTATCATGTACTAACATATCAATGTCATCTAAATGTTTAAATTCTTCATGTTCACTCATTTATAGACATTTTATTCAATACCTTTAATTAGTTTTTAAATTATTTAATTTCTTTTTATAAATCATATGGATAGTTCAGATAATTCAAAAAAAGGATTTTTTAAGCATGTTTTTAATTTTGATAATGATTCTAAATCTGATTTATTAAATATAATACAATACACTATAATAGCTATAGTACCAATAGTTGTTTTAAATAAGTTAATGCAGAAATACGTACCAGAAGCAGATGAAAAGAAAGGTAGTATTGAGGTTTTAGCAGAAGTTTTGATACAAATTATTGTAATGTTTGTAGGTTTATTATTAATTCATCGCATTATCACATATATTCCAACTTATAGTGGAATGGAATATCCAGAATTTAGCATTATTTTTGTTGTTTTAGCAATTTTAATGATTACTTTGAGTTTACAAACCAAATTAGGAGAGAAAGTAAGTATTTTAGTAGATCGTGTTAGTGAATTATGGAACGGACCTAAATCAAAACCTACTGGAAAAAATGGTGGTAACGGAAATGTAAAAGTATCACAACCTATTTCTGGTCAAAATATGCCAATAACTATGCCAATGAACACATTACCAAATAATCAATCTGCAATGAATCAATCATTGTATGGTGGAAGTACTTCTATTAGTCAATTACCAACCAGTGATTCTGGATCAGGTTCTAATCAATATACACAAAGTGCTCAACAATTACCCAATTACAACAACATGTATAGAAATGATACAACACCTTTAGTAGGTGCTGCAACCCCAGGAGGAATGCCTGAGGCATTCTCAGAGCCTATGGCAGCTAACTCAGTATTAGGTGGTGGTGCATTTGGATCTTGGTAATCCACCTTTAGAAAAGGTGGAGCCAAATTGCTTTTGCAGTACTTTTTGAAAGTAGTAGAGCAGAGCAAAATATCGCAATAATTTTAAATCAACTTTTTATACAATGTTGATTTAAAAACTAAATCACATACTAATATAATGGACGTTAACAAGCTTTTAAAAGCATTGGACGATGATTCAAATGAGCAATTATTAAATTTTACCAGTAAAAAAATCACTGAAATGAACTTAAAAATCATCAATGAATTACAATTGGAACGCAAAGAAGCATTAGATATAATGAAAAAAATTAAAGGATATAAATATGTAGATGATTTAAATGATTTAAAATACGGTACTTATCTTAGATGGATTCCTATTATAGATCCAAACAATATATATATTACAAAAGGAGCATTGTTTTGTGAATATAAAATAAAAGACGATGGTATATATTTAATATGTAAAAATTTTGGTTATTCCAATAAACATTTTCAAATTAAATTAGATGAAAACTTAGTATTTCAAAAATTAACGGATCAAGAACAAGTATTATTATCTGCATTAGATCATTTATCTAAATAATTCTAGTAATTAATTTCATACCGAAATGTAATATAAGCTTTAACGCTAAGAATTTTGGTTAATAACTCAATAGTTCTATTTATTTCCTCTTTATTTTCATCTTCATTCATATTTTCATACCAACCAGGATACCCAATAGGTAACGGTAATAAATCATCTAGTTTTGAAAAGTCTTCTTGAATTTGTTTGCATATATTTAATAATTTTTCTAATTTTTCTACTCCAATAGTTATTTCACATGGATCTTCATCCATAATAAAATAATTATTAATACGATAATTTTTTCTCCAATATCCTACTTCGCATTTTGGATATATTAAATCAACTGTATCTTTTAAATCAAACAATTCATTAACAAATTCAATTAATTTTTTATTTTTTTCCATGTCAAATGGTAGAATTATTGCGTATAAATATTGGTCTAAACCCATTATTATTATTATATTGTGTTATATTGTTATATTATAATACAATAATATATTTATCAATTTTATTTACGTACTTTTCTAGTTTTATTAAAATTTACATAACGTTTACCTTTGCATTTGAATTTACCACGTGTTAAACCTTTTCTATTAAAAATAGTCTTACTACATATACCTATAGATCTTGGTTCATTATTTATCTTACTATCCACTTTTTTTATACACTTACATAATTTTAATGCTAATATTTTTTCTCCTTCTTCTTGGAGTTGTGATTTTGATTTTGGTATTGGTAAATCATAATATTTTAATATTTGAATATAATCATTATTATGCATTTTCATTTTTTTTAATTTATTTTATAATTTATCTAAAATATACAAATATTAAAAAATTTGTATAATATATCTACATTTGTAATAAAAAAAAATGAAAATTGTTGTATTTGATTTAGATGAAACAATGGGGTATTTTGTTGAGTTTGGTATATTTTGGGATAGTTTGTCAGTATATTTATCCAAGTATTTGAATAAAGAATTAACTCAAAATGATTTTGAAGAAATATTAGATTTATATCCAGAGTTTTTAAGACCAAACATTATAAATATTCTTACTTATTTAAAAAATAAAAAAATAACTAAATGTTGCAAAAAATTAATGATATACACAAATAATCAAGGATCACGAAAATGGTGTGATCATATTATAAAATATTTTGAGTCAAAATTACAATTCAGATTATTTGACCAAATAATTTCAGCATTTAAAATTAATGGAAAACAAATAGAAATTTGTAGAACAACTAATAATAAAACATATTCTGATTTTATACGTTGTACAAAACTACCAAGTAACGCAGAAATATGTTATTTAGATGATACTTATTACCCAGACATGATAAATGATAATGTTTATTATATTAATATCAAACCATATGTATATGATCTGGAATTCAATGAGATTTATAAACGTTTTTTAAAAAGTAATATAGGTAAGACTTTAATTGAACAAGATAAAATGGATTTATTCATAAAATTTATGAATAAAAATATAAAAATGTACCGTTTTGATGTAGTAGAAAAAAATAAAGATGATTATGTTATTGATGGTATTTTAAGTAAACGAATATTACATCACTTACAAGATTTTTTTAATAAAAATAATTAATTAAAATAATAATAGTATAAATATAAATATTTCATATCTAATAATGTATATGAAATATTTTGATAGCTTACTAAAACAAATAGTTAGAAATGATAAAAAAGTATTGGGTAGATGGAATATAATTTATTGTGACAAAAAAATCAATAACAAAATAGATCTATCTAATGAAGATCATTGTGGACCATGTGGACAATACGTATTGAACAAGCAAACTGAAATTATTAAACAAGATAACCCAACAATCAATAAATAACAGGATTATGTCTATAGAGGTTTTACATTCTTACTTGTTTTATCATTATTATTATAAATTTCTAATGTTCTTGCACTTGGATCAGTTGCATTAGTGTAACGCGGCATCCAAAAATATGGAATTATATTATCACAATGTGGATAATATGAATCAAATATTTTTTTATAATATAATTTTTCAGTTTCTATATTGGATGGATATTTATTAATAATATTTTCCTCATAATAATTTTCTAATTTCATCATACTTGATATAAAATCTTGTAAAATAACATATAACGAACGTCCTTTACTACTTACACCATCACTAAACGCCTCTTTTTTTCTCCATAATATTTCATCTGGTAATATTTGCTTTCCATATACATCTTCAAAATTTGCATATGTAAAGCTATTTCTAATTAAAAACTTCTCAATATTTTTATTTTGTTCATAACGTTCTTTTTGAGGTATAGACAAATAATAATTTACAAAAGTTTTATCCAAAAACGGTGTTCGCGGTTCTAATCCATGCGAAGAAATACATTTATCTGACCTCAAAACATCAAATAAATGAATGTCTTTTAATAATCTGCGAGTTTCACAATCAAACTCTATACAATCCGGACAATTTTTCATATATAAGTAACCACCACTCAATTCATCGGACCCGTCGCCGTTAAAAATAACCTTTGCGTCACTATTTTTAGAAATGTATTTTCCTAATAAATAATTTCCAATGCTTGCACGAATACTTGTTGTATCGTAACTTTCAATTGCATGAATTACTTCAGGTATAGCTTCAAACATTTCTTTTTCTGTCAAAATAATTTCCGTATGATTTGTTCCAAGATAATCTGCTACTATTTTAGCATATTTTAAATCTTCAGAATTTTTTAAACCAATACTGTAGGTTTCAATGGTTTTATCCAAACCATATTCCATTTTATAAAAATGATTTACTAATGCTGTTATTAGACTACTATCAAGACCTCCTGACAGTAAACATGCAATTGGACGATCTGTATTCAAACATCGTTTTTTGACTGCATCACACAAATATTTAACAATATTTTTCTCATATGGCTCCGTTTCTATTTTAGAATCCATATATGAATTATAATAATTTAAATTATGTGGAAAAGATGGTGTAAAATACCTTTGATTTTCTTTAAGTGGGCACCATTTTGAACATGCCAAACCAGATAATTTGTATGTAGTGAAAGTGCCTGGTTCAAATTGTTGAACAGCATAGTTATTAATAGAATCGTTTTTGTTGTCAATTTTTACAAATTCATTTAAACATTTCAATTCTGAAGCGCAGCCAATGGTATTATCACTCTTCAATAAATATAAAGGTCTGACCCCGTATGGATCTCTAGCGAAGTAAACATAATTATCTAAGTTATTTTCTAACCTTAGATCGTATAATACAAAAGCAAAAACACCATCTAACATTTGAAGTGTTTGTTCCATACCATATTTTAAATACAAATGAACAATTACTTCACAATCCGAGTTTGTAGTTGGTGTAATGTTCATTAATTTATATAAATATTTATAGTTATATATTTCGCCATTACATATTAAAACCACATTATTAATAGTAAATGGTTGATTAGATTTTGCATCCATTCCATTAATAGCTAACCTATGAAAACCTAAATAAACATTATGAAAAGAAATAAATTTAGAATATTCAGGACCTCTATTAGCTCCTTTTGTAAATTGTTCTTTATAAAATTGCTCATCAGATTTTTCACCATTTAAGATACAAAATATACCACACATTTAAATGTTTATGTTAATAAATATACATCCAAATCTTTATATAATTTAATAAATTAATAAAATAAAAATAATATCATATAGTAAATAAATGAACAATAATAACAGTATGAATCAGGAAAGTGTTTCACAAATTCATAATGAAACAAATAGAAGAATATATGATAGAAATGTACCTTCACAAATGCTTCAACAATATTTAGATGTTAGACCAGTAATGACAAAATATTCTTATTTTCCCATAGTAGATCCAAGAAAAGAATTGAAAGTAAGAATGAATCAATATCCTACTTTTAACCCACATACAATGTTTAATCCAGGTAATACACAATCCCCATGGTCAGGTTTTGCAACTAATATAAATAAAGAATCTGAGTTAAGGAATCAAATATATGCATTGCAAAAATGTAGTCAGGCTGTATATGTTCCAAGTAGTAATAGTGATTTATATACATATTCATTTAACACTAATAATAATGTGAATTCATTTCAACAACATAATTTATTATTTAAAGAAGAAAGATTTGACAGTTTTAATCCTAACCCTGATTCAAATATTATAGGCAGTCAAATATTTTCAAATCCAACACGAGCACAATTAAGAGATTTAAAATAAAACTACAATAAATTAATATAATTTATTATATAATGTCAGAAGATATAATAAATCAAATAACTTTAGATTGTTTAATTAATAAAGAAATTTTTGAAAAAATGCGTGGAGTCAAACAACAAAAAATGGTAAATAAAAAGGACAAAAAATTTTATAGAAAACGGATATTAAATTTAACCAAAGAATTGCTTTTGAAGAAAGATGATAATTATAATGAAATAAATCCTGATATTAAGATTAGTTTTGACAATTATATAAAAACTTGTATTCATTATTTTAAAGTAATAGATAATAATGATATTTTACAAGAAGAATACAAAAATTTTAACACAGAAAATATAAATCAGATAGATAATAACAGAGATATAACTAACCCAAATAGTTCTTATGATAATGAAAAAGATAGATTATTTATGCGTTCTATTAAAATACCTAATGCTTTAGAAAAAATAGTAAAGGTGAAAACAACGAAAGTACAAGATGATTTAATATTACCAAAAATAAAGGAAATTGATTTGAAAGAGCCAAATTTAAGAAATAAAGGAATTCAAAAAAAAGAAAATATCAATATAAAATAAGATGACAAACAAGAAATATAGTAATAAGAAAACAAAAAAATATCGCAAAAATATAAAAAGATCTAATAAATCTTTAAAAAAAATAATACATTTTAATACTAGTATACATAAACACAAATTAAAAAAGACACCAATACAATTGAATAAATTAAATTGTAGTCCGAAAGATAAAAAAGATATTAAAAATTTTACTTGTTATACTGATAGATCTTTATTCAAACTTAGAGATAAGTGGAATATTCGTCATCCAAATGAAAAAATAACTACAGATGATCCAAAAGAAATTCACAGATTGTTGTCTAATTATTTGTCTGATTTGTGTAATAAAGAATCATGTTGGTTAAAACAAAAACATGAATTTGGAAAGATTGACGAAGAATTCAAAGATTCATTTGCACCAGAATCTCCACATGAATGGAAAAAAAATCCAAATGAGTGGCTTTCCAGTATTGATATTATTAAAGTCATGAAACAATATGAAAAAGCATATAAATGTTTTGATTTTATTGGTCCAACACCAATAGATTTTGATAAAAAACAACTATACGGTGAATGTGTTTGGGAAGAGTTATGTAATTTCAGTTTAAAAGAACAAATAAAACAAGGTAAAACGAAAATTGGAATAATATTTAATACGGATCCTCATAATATGCCTGGCGAACATTGGATTTCTATGTTTATTAATATTAAGAAAGGGAAAATATTTTTCTTTGACAGTGTGGGTAGAACTGCACCTAATGAGATTAAAGAATTTGTAGAAAGAATAAAATTACAAGGTAAACAATTAGTACCTGAAATTAATTTTAAATACGATGAAAATCACCCAGTTGAACACCAATATGGTAACACTGAATGTGGTATTTACAGTATATTTTTTATAATTCATATGTTAGAAGATAAATTAACAGAACATTATTTAAAAACTCACATTTTAAAAGATAAGTATATAGAAAAATTTAGAAAAATATACTACAATGAACAATTGTAAAAATAAAATATTAAAGTTATGATTATAAATATAAAATATAAATGACCTCAGTAAATAATTTTTTAGATAAAGAAAATGTTCAACTATTGTGGGAAGTATTAATAGACGAACCATTAATAAAACAATTATGCACATCAGAAACAAAAAAAAATAATTTAATACGTATTTTTGAATCTAATCTTAACGATTTTTTCATATCAGAAAGATATAGTTGCACTAATTTAATTGAGTTAAATAAAAAATATATATTTTTAATTGTGAACGCAATCATGAAAATAACAACACCCAATGCGAGACCAGTAATACCCCAAAATAATAATGTAAAAACTATTCCGGAAACGCAACAATACAGAAAAATTAAGATTCATCCAGAAGAACCAAAACAATCTATTACGTATGAAGATATTCATAATGATAGAATACAATATTTTGAAAAAGAATATAACAAAAAACAAGAAGAATTTACAAATGCTATGACTTTACCAGTTCCACCTGTTCCTAATTTTAGTGATAATGTAGATGAACCAACTAATGATCTAGAATCAGAAATTAAAAAAATACAAGAACAACGTAATTATGATATAGAAGTTATTAATAATAATTGGTTAAAATCTCAAGAAACTTCCATTAAAAATGAAAAATTTGCTGTAGCAAGCAACAAACATATATCATGGAAAGATGAAAATGTTAGCGAAGAAATAAACATTTTTGATAAATTCAAGAAAATAACCAATAATGATCTTTTTAACGAAGTTATAAATGATAAAAATACTAACACACAACAAATGGAAATAAATGAAATTAAAAAAGAAATTGTTGCCTTAAATGAAAAATTAGATTTAATTTTGCAAAAATTGAATAATTAAAAATTGATTTATTATTTCTACAAAATATATATAAATAATAAATATTAATATCAAATAATAACATCATAATGAAGACATACTTATATGCATATGTATATCTGTATTTATATTTATGGGTTCAATATATTTTAACAATTATAACTGCAGATAATTCATATGGTTTAAGATTAAGAAATTCATTATTACGTATATATATTGCTAGTGATAAAAAACAATATATAAAAGAATATTCAAACAAGATAATAAATAAATCCAAATTAAAATTAACTTTTTACTACAACAAAATAGTATCCAAATATCATGACATTAACATAGCATATTATAATTTAAGTGATGAACAAAAAGAATTAATAGATTTTATTATAGCATTACATTATTAAATAGTTGAAAAAACTTGTTGCCCTTTTTCATTAATTTCTAATGTTCCAACTTGAACAGGTATTACATCAGGATTTTCTAGTGCTTGCAAATAGCTTTTCTTATCATATATATTTAATTGTTTGGGACTAATTCTTCTATATACATATTCTACTCCATTTAATGTAATAGGTTTACCTTCCCATTCTATTTTTCTTTTATTTGCTATTACAGTAACATCACTTTGTTGGTTTGTATAATCAGGAACATAACTAAATTTTTTATTATTTGGATCTCCAAAATTCATACATTTACCATTAGAATATAAATAACAATCAAAAGCAGACTCTTTAATAGCATCTGTTAATTGCAAACTTAAATTAGCTTTAATTTCTGATATTTCATATAATAATTGATCACTTGTTACAGGCACCTTGGGATCGCCTTTAGATAAATCCTTTCTTTTTAATTCAATAGCATCATCCGATTTTAATTGTTCTGCGGATAATACCATTAAATAGACAAATACTTCAACTGTTTGTAATGCACGGGGTAAATTTTTATGACTACAAATACGTCGTGCTCGCCCAATTACTTGTTCCATTCTAACTGGATGCCAGTAAGGTTCCATTATATGCACATATCGCGTATTTCTAAGATTAATACCTTCTGAACCAGAAGACGTAATCATAAGAACTTTGATAATTTCACCCATATTATTATTGTGTGCAATTTTCTTTAATTCTGCTGATAAATTAGTTGGTACGTAATCCCATTCACCATTATAAATACGACGAATAATTTCTTTTTCCTCAACACTTTCAGTACCTGTATACAAAGCATACGTGGGTTTACCTCTATCAGCCTCAGGAATATCTATTTCCCAAATATCAGCAGAAGTTTTTCTAATTTTGAATTTGGCAAAACCATTTTTTTCTAAAACCAAACTAAATAACCCAATACCTTCCAGTGTTCTAAATTGACTATAAACTAAATGCAATCCTATATATTCAGGATCTTTAATATTATCAAGAATATGTAAAAACTTAGGACTGAAACGTGCTAGCGCTTCTGGTGTTAAATAATCATCAGAATGATCTTTAATATTTTTGATAGTAGCATCAATTCTTTCTTTATAACTAATGCCACCCAATTTATCTAATATTTGATCACCTTCTTCTTCACCTTCATTAGCATCATTTACATCAATATTTACCTCTTCTTTACGTGCCTCTTTTAATAATTTAGTAACATCCGTTTCAGCTTCTTTTTCATCTATATCAACATCACCGATTTCTTTCGCTTGATCTGTTTTCTTTTTTTTAGTCATAGGAACTGGACGATCATTCATAACAAAATTACAGTATAATCTAGAAAATATTCTATAAGTTGATGTAGCTTCTTTGTATAATTCATCCAACTTCTGCGGTTTTTTAGATGCCTTTTCTAGTTTTCGCTCTTCTCTTCGCGCAGCTTCATAAATTCTAAATTGAAAATCGCTCATAGGTATTTTAACAATATGGTAATCTACTCCCAAAATTTTATTGAATGTTGGTAATAAACTTTCTTGTGCACTTTTAAAATAAGAAGATAACCCAATAATACGACGTTTTAAAGCATCTACATTTTTCAATTTTTTGGTTACACTATCAATATATTGATTTTCAAATAAATCAAAGTCATCTGGTAATGCCTTTTGATTTTTAATTTTAATACCATCGGATATAACATCAATATCATTTCTTTTTAAAATACTTATAATTTTTCTTTCAAATTCATCATCACTAATAAAATCACTGTCAAAAATGTTACTTCCAGAATCATCACGTTTAACATTAGAAACCCCTTTATATCCACTAGACTCTTTAATCTTATTTTTAAATCCATAAGGATTACGTGTAATGGTAAGTATTTTACTTGAAGGTGAATAATCTAAATAATCAAGGGTTTTCTCTCCAAGTAACATTTCTTGAAGACTGTTACGATCAACTTTTTTACTTGTTTTTACATTCAAAGGGAAATTCCATGTTTTGATATATCCTCGTAAAATATTGAAAAGTATTCCGAATTCATTTGGATAATTAATAATAGGTGTTCCAGTTAATAAAACAATACGTGCATTTTTTGCACTCATTAAATATTCGTATAATTTGACTGCGAGAAATTTTGGCGAATATTCCTTTTCACCTCTTTCATTCTCAGGAATAACTTTTTCTTTCTTGATCTTATTAACAATTCTACTTATTAAATTATGTGCCTCATCAATAATAATAACAGAATTATCAAAAAGATTTTTTGTAAATCCTGATGTCAATTCTTCTAATCTTTTCAAGCGTAAACCATTGTAGTTGATAAATGTATACTTATTGCGAATCATTTCATTTAATTGATCATCTAATGATTTTTTCTCCAAGGAAGATAACTCTTCATAGTTAGAAGGTTTTGTAATATTTACAAACCATGCACCTTGTTGTTTTTTTATATATTCTTGTGATAAATTCAAAACAGCAGATAGTGTGGTGATTGCTTCTGGATTCGTTTTTATAGAAATAAACTCCCAATATTGATTTTTTTTATATAATGAATCACCGCACTCTTTTAATTGTTCCATGTAATTACTTCTTAAAGAAGCTGGTAACATAATAATAATTTTTTTTGTATCTTTCATACCCTCTGCAATTGCAATAGAAGTGCAAGTTTTTCCCGCACCTAACCCGTGGTATAATAAAAGACCGCGATAAGGTGTAAACATATTCATATAGTCTCTTACAATTTTTTGGTGTGTTAATAATGAAAACCCACCATCATCTGTATTAGTCTTACCAATAGTATCACATGAAATGTTAGCATTCATACTTTCTAATTCTTTTTTATATGGCTCAAACAATGAATTGATAAAGTTTACAAAGATCTCGCGGTTATTCATATAATAACTAGAAACCTTGATAATAACAGGAGGCTCTTTCTTTGCCAATCTTTGAGACAAAGGTGTATCCCCGATTTCCACTACATTTTCAGGACCCAAAATCGCGACCCCTTTTTCTACCTTTTTTGTTGTCCGTCCTTTTTTGGCAGGTTCTTTTACCGAAACCGGCTCTAGTTCTTTTTTTTCAGTTGGTGCAATAGGCTCTTCCATAATAGGAAGTTCTTCTGCTTGAATTTTCTCTATATTTTCAAGTTCATCTTCATCCCCTTCAATGATCAAAAGTGGTTTTTTGGCTATTTTTTTTGCTCGTTTTACGGGCTGTTTCTCTAAAACAGGAATAGGAAGAGGTAGTGGTTCAACTTGTTTACTTGCTTCAACATTTTCTAACAGTGGCTTCACCTTAACTTTCGTTTTTTTATTTTCGGCTAATTTTAATAAAAAAGCATCACGATCATAATCTTTATTCGTTTCATCAATAATTAATAGTCTTTGTTGTTCCATTTCTTTTTCTACTGGATATTCTTTACCTTCTTCTTTTGATTCTGTGGGTTCTCTTGGTTCTGTTGGTTGTATAGGTTTAATTTCTTTTTTGACTCCTTTTATAACAACAACAATAGGTTCATTTTCTTGAACATTTGGTTTAACCATTAATTGTTTTTTTAATGCGACTAAAGGATTCATTCCTTATATAATTTAAATATATAAATTTTTGCAATTACACAAATTTATATAATATCTTCCTCAATACACTGTAAGTTTTTTAAAATTTCACATTCAGGATAATGTGATTTCATATGTTCATACACATGAGGATGTCTCCAAAAATTATGACAAGCCATGGTAATTGAATGAGGTACTTCATCCACACAAAAAGTTAAGGCATCTGAATAGGATGGTTTATTCAGGGTTATATCTTCATATGGTTTTGTAAAAAATAAATCTTCATGCCATTCATTATTTTCATCCCATGCATAATTCGCAATTATTTTTAACATAGTTTCTGTTTTTCTTAAACTAAAACCTCCATTACCAATAAAAGATCTATTTTTTGTTGGTTGATATTCACATACTAACCAAGGAGCGCCAACATAATCATAACCTTTATTTAAAAAATTATTCATCAAATGACAATTGGATTTAAACATCATAGGATCCGTTTGAAAAACTAAAAAATACTCTGTATCAATATAATCATATATAATAGTTTTAGTTGCTAATAATTTACTGTACGATTTTCCATCTAAATTTTCTATTTCTAATTTAATAAGTAGAATCCTATTATCAAATAACGTGTTTAATTTATTAACAATATGTGTTGAATAATCATAATTATTTATTCCACAAAAGAAAACTATACCCCAATCATTGGATAAGCATTCTAATATATTATTTAATACAAATTCAAGTGCTTTATGTTTACGAGGTTCAATAATTATTGCTTTATATTTGTAAATCATTATTAATAATTTTAAAAAACCTTTATATGATATATTTTAGATATAATATATTTTAAACATTTATATCGGTAAATGATTCTATTTCCTTAATTGCTTCATTACACGCGATTTGTTCTGCTTTCCGTTTAATTTTATGTTGTCCCTCTCCCATAAATAAAAATATCTTATTATTCTCACTAACGTAATCATGAACCGATTTGAATGTTTTAAAATATGATATATGAACTGAGTCATCATGAGTTACAGTGTGAATTGGTTGACCTAAACACAAATAAACACCCATTTTATATCCAAGTTCAGGATCATGTTCAATTTCTAAATAATGTGGTGTAACCTTAAATTCCTTTTGAATCTTTACTTGAAGAATATTTTTGTAATTATCATCATTTGTAATTAATGAGATCCAATCAATATGTTTTTCAAATATATTTTCTACAAATTTTTGCGCCATTTGGAAACCAGGGCCAGTTACAAACATAGATTGAAACCATCCGTCTTGATCTTTAACTGTAATTTTGTTAAAATCTAAAAACATGGCACCCAAAAAAGATTCAAATAGACATCCTAGTTTTTTCAAATTTGTTCGTATTTTCTTTTCCTCTGCGTGTTTAGATATGATCAACCATTTATGTAAGCCCATTTCTAAGGCAATTTTTCCAATTGCTTCGTTTTTAACAATAGCTATTTTTTTTTCTGTCATGAATCCTTCATTTTCTTTTGGAAAACGTCTGTATAAATAATATTTTGTTACTAATTCTAAAATTCCATCCCCTAAAAATTCAAGACGTTCATTAGATTTACTGCTTAGTGGCATGCAATCTGGTGGACGTTCTACAATAGTTATATTTTGCGCAATATTTTCAAAATTAGGTCTTTTTGTGTAAGATCTATGAACAAATGCTCGTTCATATAATGCCATATTATTTACAGTAGGTGGAATATCATATTTAGAAAGAATATTTTGTACATCTTGTAATGTAATCTTAATATTTAATGGATTAAATGGATTAAATATTAAGCCTTCTTCAGTTTTAATGATATCATCATCGTGTGCCAATTTTGTGTCACTCATGTTTGTATTATTATATTTATTGTGTTGGCTTTAAATAGGTTTTGGTTATTGTTTTATTAAAGTGTGTAAAAGAAGTTAGAGATAATCTTTATATAATATATATGGAGGAAAATGAAGTATGGAAAATTGTAGAAGAATTTACAAATTATGAAGTCAGTAATTTAGGACGTGTAAAAAACAGAAAAACTAATAGAATATTAAAAAGTTGTAACACTGGTGGATATATTATTGTAGGATTATCATCTAATTGCAAAATCAGAACTTTTTTTGTACATAGATTAGTTGCACTCGCTTTTATACCTAATCCTGAAAATAAGCAACATGTGAATCATATAGATAATAATACGACGAACAACAATGTTATTAATCTTGAATGGAATACACCTTTAGAAAATAATATTCATAAATCTAATGGTTTAATACAAACAACAAATCAAAACAAGACTATTTATAGAATAGATAAAAATACGAATGAAGTATTAGAAAAATATGATTCTATAGAATTAGCTGGTATTTGGCTCTATAATAATAATTTAGCAAAAAATGTTCATTCTGGAAGAACTAATGTAAGTAATGCAATAAGAGGTGTATATAAATCATCTTTTGATTATAAGTGGGAGTTACAAGAACAATTGTCATATGAAAACGAAATTTGGAAAGAAATTAAATTAAATGGTTTTGATTGCAATAACTACTATATATCTAATTTAGGAAGATTTAAAAATAGTAAAGGAATAATAATGAAAAATTATAAGCCACATCATAGTGGATATATTTATGTAAGAGTAAATATAAAAAAATTCGCACTACATCGTTTAGTTGCTTTAATGTTTATTGATAATGCTGATAATAAACCATTTGTAAATCATATTGATGGTAATAAGACAAATAATCATATTGATAATTTAGAATGGGTTACATGTAGTGAAAACAATAAACACAATTATACTAACAATATTAAGAAAAAATATACTAGACCAATTATTCAATATGATTTAGAAATGAATGAATTAAATAGATTTAATTCAATAAAGGAAGCAGGTGATTTTTTGAATATTTACACAAGTGGTATTAAAGCAGTTTTGTACAATAAACAAAAAACTTCTAAAAATTTTATTTTCAAATATTTAGATGAATAAAAATACTTGTAACATATAAGTTTTATAAAAATAAAATATATTCGTAATGTATATAAAATGGTGCTAATGAACGCTAGTAAAGCCGCTCGTAATCAAGCGTCAATTGTAAATCGTCCGACTTGTGGAGGAAATAAAAAAGGAGGAATTGTTTCACGTATTGGTTTTTTCATGCAAAGTAATCCAACATTAAGAAGAGCTCCTCAGACTCTTCCTAAATTCTGTATTCCTAATTTTACTATTCAAACACAAAAGTACGGATACAGAGCTACTATTGGTGGAAATATGGGTTAAAGAATCTATTTTATATAAATTTATATCCATATTTACTAAAATACTATTTAACTTTAAAATAATTTAATAACAAGTTATTTAATTATTTAATGTTTATCAAAGTGGATTATCGTGAAAAAGATTTAGTAAGTAAGTTATCTTTTTATATTTCAAGTATACCTGCATTTAGAAATCTGAAGGTTATTAGCGAAAACTTACCAATTGGTGATATAATAATAACAAATGATAATAATGAGGAAATAATAATAATGGAGAGAAAAACAATATTGGATTTGTTATCAAGTATAAAGGATGGACGTTATGAAGAGCAATCTTACCGGTTAAATGGATCAAACATTCATAATCATAATATAATGTATCTCATAGAAGGTGATATTAATAAAATGAATATGTTTAGAGAAACAAAATTTGAGAAATTGACATTATATTCAGCATTATTTTCATTAAATTATTACAAAGGGTTTTCAGTATTAAGAACTTTTTCAATAGACGAAACTGCACTTTTTATATGTAATTGTACATCAAAATTAATAAAAGGTGAAACGATAGATAGGAAAGCTTTTTATAGTAATAAAAATATCGCCTTGGAAAATATTGAAGACAATGTAAAAACTATAGAAAATAATAACACAACTGAAGATATAAATGAAACACTTAATCAAGAGGATTGTAAAGAATATATAAGTTTAGTTAAAAAAGTAAAAAAAGATAATATTACACCTGAAAATATAGATGAGATAATGTTATGTCAAATACCTGGTGTAAGTACAACTACAGCAATAACAATAATTAAAAAATTTAATAGTATATCAAATCTTATAAAATGTTTAGAAGAAAATGATAAATGTTTAAATGATGTTACAAACACAAATAACAAAGGACAAGTTAGAAAAATAACAAAAACATCTATAGCAAATATAGTAAAATTTTTATTGAAAAAATAAATTTATATAATATATAAATGGATAAACAATTTTTAAACTTAATTTTTATTGTAGCAATATGTTTTGTAGCATATCTCTTATTTAGAAATATTGATATTAGAGAAGGTTTGGAGAATCCTACAGACAATAAAACAACTTCTGCCTCTGGCTCTACAGCAAATGGTGTTGCAGGAAATGCAGAAAGTTATGCTGCAAATGTAAAAGCAGCAACGATCAAAAATCAAGATATGTTATTAATAACAAAATATAGAAAAGATTATGAAAATGCCATATTAAATGTAGACGATTTAATAAATACATTAATGTTACAAACTACGTTAAGTGTAGATACTTCAAATCCAATGCCTTCATTAGAAAAATTAAATCAATTGAATTCTGCCCGAGGAGCACTAAACAGTGTAATGAAATTTGTTGATTCTAGTAAGTAAATAAATAATTTATTCCGTAAAGATTTATTGCAATTTATATAGTATTAATTCTTTGTTTAAATAAAAAATTAAATTATGTTTGTTATTATTCAATAAAAAAAATATACCTTCATCATTATTTAATATTTTTTTATTAATTAAATAAATTACTTCTGATGTCAACTTTTCACCATTATTATAATAATCGGTAATTATTCTTTGAAAAATATAGGTATAAATTTCATTTGAGTTATCATTATCAACAAAATAACTATGACAATAATTTAAAATAGTATATGCTAACAACTTATTATTATGTCTTATTGCTTTATCAACTCCTTGTAAAATTAAATTAATATTATTATAAGGTCTTAAATAATTTGATATGATTCCTTGATAATCACCATAAAACAAATCAAATAATTCGGGGTTTTCCCTTTGAACTATAGTCATTATTGCTTCGTCAATCTGATACCAATCTTCATTATATATTTGATCTACTTTTTTTTTAAATAAATCAATATATCTTAACAAATTATCAATGGAGCCAGAAAATAATCCGCCCGCTGTATGATGATAAATGTTACAAAATATATCTTTGTCTTTTACATCTTCTATGTATGGATTAATACATAATTGCTTAATTTTATCAGGAACAAATAAAATCCATTCATGTATTTTATCATGATTAAGTGCTACATGATTTATACCAAAATCACACCATATAAAATGAGAACTTTTAAATGGATTTAAATTTATAGCAGTTTCCATAAAAAAGAATTTATTATTGTTTAATATTATATATAATGGTGTCTCATGATTTAAGTCACCATTGTAAATTGTAAATTTTGTTTGTAATTCTTCAATTTTATTTAGATATTTATAAAAATAAGTATTTTTGATGTCTAGTTTTATTATTTGAGTCCTGTCCATATAATTTCCTCGCTCTGAATGAATGATATCAATAATTTCATTACTATCTTCACTATCTTCACTATCTTCACTATCTTCACTAACTGGATCCGTAAATATTATTAATGGATATGGCAATTTTAAAATAAATTTTTTAGATAACTCAAAATATTTGTTTTTTTGACGATTCGCATTTATATCTATATTTTCTAATTTTCTTATATCATAAAACATTGTCACAATAGTAGGTAAATTCATATTATTTATTTACAACTGTATATATTTATGATATAAAATTCTATATAATTTTACTAAATATATTTTTCCACTTCATTAAATTAGTTTCGTTACTATTATACATAAAATTTTTAATAAATTCTTTTTTTTTTATTAAATATTCATGTGTTATATCTTGTGCTTTTAATTTAAGATCATTCCAACTATCAAAATACTCAAACAAACCGCTATTTTCATCAATATACCATTCAGACAATTCTATACTTTGTTCTAAAAAATAAGGACGATCTTTTTCTTCCCAATAATACCATGGTTCTGTTAGAATCAATTCTTTTATAAATTTTTTGGATGGTATAAAATAAATTATATAATATCCCAAGTTTTCCCATAAAGATTGTATATTTACTTGATATGGTAAGTGTATGAAACCTATATATTGACAAATCTCTTCAGAATCTTTATATCTATTATAATTTTCACCAAATATAGTATATTCAATGTTATGATTTTTTAAAATTTCTTCATACTTTTCAATTGAAGTACCTCTGTTATAAATAAAAAATTTATCATAAATTGGTAAATGAATGTTATTACATAAATATGGTGTTAAATTAATACATTTTTCAAATAAAAAATTTATATTGTGAAATTTTGCATAATATTGGTCATAATTATTATCCGCACAAAACATTACCCTATTACTCTGTTGTTTTGATATTTCTGAATACAATTGTAAATAATCATTATCTATATTTCCAAAAAGTCCCCAATCAAACCTATTCGTAATGTAAATAATAATAAAACAATCGTGCTTATCCATATTTTGTAAAAATGGTCTAGCTATCATACTTGTGTCTGTAAATATTAAACATTTATAAGTATTTATATTTGTCTGATAGTATTTCCAAATTTCATCGGCATTTTGTTTACTAATAAAAAAACCGTTATATACACAACTCTCCGTTACAAGTTGATCACTTATATTTAAATAATTAAATACATTTTCTATATTTTTACATGTTCCTATATGTGATGTTAAATGCAATGTTTTCATAAAAATAATATAGAATAATTTTACATTATATTGATATATATTTTTTAAATTATTAACTATTATTAATAATATTACACTATTATTTTAAGGAACATAAACTTGAACTTCATTATCTTTATAATATCCTTGATCAATCAATGATTGAGTAAAGTCTGCACCGCCCCAATCAGGATCCATTGGGTTTGGACTATATAACATATGTTCCTCTTTTGCACTGATTTTATCTAAAGGGGTTGTTGTTCCCACATAAAAGGATGTTGTATCATAAGCAGGATATGAATTTTTATTATAAGGTGGATCATTTCTTGTAGCGTCTATTAATAAAGTAGGATTTGGTGGTGCTCCACGATTAACATTTACAGATTCTTCATGTATTAATTCACCCATAGAACTACCTATACCATTTGCCATATTACCTTGTGCAGCGGGAGATGTTTGAATACTGGAACTAGGAGGTAATCCACCTTGTGGTTCAAAAACACTAGGTCTCACTTTATATACAGAATTACCTTGAGTATCATATGTGTGTTGTAAATAAAGAACAGGACATCTAATTCCTTGACTTCTTTGCCAATCTAAAAATTCGGTATAATCCTCTAAATTATTAAATTCTACTGGATTTACTCCAGGAACTTGTGCAAGTTTAGAATTATATAAATATAATCTAGCTCCTTTTTGAATTAATAAATTTGGACACCTAACTCTGTTTGTCTTATTTATTAATCCTTCATAATATTTAGGATCACTACATTTTGCATAAAAATATAGTCCTACCAAAAATACTATTATAAATAATAATGTTAGTAATGTCATATAATATATATATATAAATTTATAAATATATTATTATTTGTAAATTTATATATTATGCGTAATTATATTGTAGACATAATATATACAAATTTTTATCTGAATGTTATTTTTACATATTGATCCTAATAGTGATAATAGAGAAATAGAAAAATTTAATAAATATTTAAAAAATGGTAAGGAAATATTTGTTTTATTTTATTTAGAAGGTTGTGGTCCTTGCAATGCAACTAGACCTGAATGGAAAAAAATAAAAAATATTTCAATGAATAAATATGGAGATAATATTGTCGTAGCAGATGTAGACCAGTCCCTTATGAGTAAATTGGATGTAAATATTCAACCAAAAGGCTTTCCTGCTATGTATCACATTAATAAAGGTAAATATAATGATTATGACGATTCTAGTATTAATAACAAAGACCGAACAATTGACTCATTTGTAGAGTGGATTGAAACAACTACCAAACAAAACAAAATGGTTGGTGGAAAATGGTCTTTAAAATATAAACGCAGTATCAATTGTAGACATCCAAAAGGTTTCTCTCAGAAACAATATTGCAAATATGGTAGAAAAAAATTAAATTTATTTAAAAGAAAAACCAAAAAATATAACAAACATAGTAGAAAAACCAAAACACATACAACCAAACGAAGAAAATAAAACTGTTTTATTATTTACAATTTTCTTTTGCATATCCAATAACTGCACATGCTATTCTTTTCCCAGCATGTCCAGTTGTCAAACTATCTGTTTCCCCGCCTTGACCGCAATCATCCGGATCCGCATGAATAATCAATCCACGACCAATAATGTTGGACTTAGTACCTCTTAACTTGATGCAGTCATCTACCATACTATATATGGCTTCACCTTTTGAATTAGTTACAAGGTTTCCAAGATCTCCAACATGTCTCTCTTTCATACCAGGACAACCATGTTTTTTATTATAAGGATTAAAGTGTGCGCACATACTATTACATTGATCGGTTAAATCTCCTGCTTCATGAACATGAAAACCGTGCAAACTATTTTTATTCAATCCGGTAATATTAATGTTAATAATTACATTATTATGTTTTAAATCTTCTATAAAATGTACAACTCCCTTTATTTTTCCAGAATCAAAAACTGCAACCGCAACAATTGGTTTATTACTCATATTATTATACATATAATAATTATAAATTATTATTATAATAATAATTACGATCAAAAAACCCATTATTGATACTAAATATCTTGGTATTTTTTTTATGTAGTTGATAATCATGATAGAAATATATATTACTGTTATAATTTATTAAAATATAAAATAAAAATGAATAAATTAAATAAGATAAACGGATTAATATATAAATAATAAAACAACTAAATTATCAAAATGGAACATATTTTCAGAGTTTTTGATTTTAATGTTTACAATGATAAAGATTCAACTATTAATGATTCAGGAAGTGAAGATGATAAAAAACAAAAACAAGATAATTCTGAATTTTTAATACAAATGTTTGGTTTGAATGAAAAAGGTGAAACATGTTCAATACAAGTTGAAGATTTTAAACCTTTCTTTTATGTTATGGTAAATGATAAATGGAATACTGTAACAAAAAACAACTTTTTAACTTTTATCAAAAAAAAAATAGGAAAATATTATGAAAATTCTATTACTGATTGTTTAATCATCAAACGTAAAAAATTATATGGTTTTGATGGTGGTAAAGAACATAAATTTATCAAGTTTGAATTTAAAAATATGGCAGCATATAACAAGGTAAAGAATTTATGGTATACAGATTATAATAAAGGTCATAAATTATTTAAAAATGGATTAACTTTTGAAAATACAAATATTAAATTGTATGAAGCAAATATACCACCATTATTACGTTTATTTCATATTCGTGATATAAGTCCATCTGGCTGGATAGCTTTACCAATTAAAAAAACAATACAAATAACAGAAAATAAAAGAACCACTTGTAATTACGAGTTTATTGTAAATTATAAAAATATTATTGCATTAAATGACAAGGAAACAAGGGTTCCTTATAAAATAATGAGTTTTGATATAGAAGCTAGTAGTAGTCATGGTGATTTTCCTGTTCCTATAAAATCTTATAAAAAATTAGCAACCAATATAATTGAATATTTTGAAACACTTAAAATGGAAATAACCAAAGAATTGTGTAAAAATATTCTACGACGGATCATAATGGCTGCTTTTGGGTATGAAACCATGGCTAATATAGATCTGGTTTACCCGAAAAATGTACCAAAAACAAAAAAAGAGGTGGAAGAAATGTGTGAAAAATGGTTGGAAGATAATGTTCGTACATCTAACAATATGAGTGAAGTAAATACAGACACTGTAATAACCATTGAAGAAATGTTTGAAAAAATGAATAATAACTTAGAAGAAGGTGAAGAACATTTTGATTATAACACAAAAAAACACATTAAACAATATAATAATAAAAAAGCCACTATTGTAGATATTATATGTGATAAAAATTTTGAACGCGATGGTAAGTTATTTGAATTGAATAATTCATTAAATACATGTTTTCCAAAATTAGAAGGTGATAAGGTAACATTTATTGGTTCCACGTTTATGAACTATGGAGATAATGAACCATACAAAAATCATTGTATTGTTTTAAATAGTTGTTCTGATATGCCAATACAAAATAGTATTATTGAATCTTATCAGACAGAACGCGAAGTTCTTTTGGCATGGAACCAGTTAGTACAAAAAGAAAATCCAGATATTGTTATCGGTTATAATATATTTGGTTTTGATTATGAGTTTATGTTTAGGCGTGCAGAAGAAACTGGATGTGTAAATGAATTTTTAAAATTGTCAAGAAATAATGAAGAAATTTGTGGTACAAAAGATAAAGATACGAATAAAATAAAAATAGAAGAAAGTACAATACAGATAGCGAGTGGACAACATGATTTGAAATTTATTAAAATGAACGGGCGTTTACAAGTTGATTTATATAATTTCTTTAGACGTGAAGAGAATTTAACTTCGTATAAATTGGACTATGTTGCAGGTCATTTCATTGGCGATTATGTTAAGAGTTACGATCATTTGTCATTCAAAACAGAAATTAAGACAACTAATTTAACAGGTCTTTTAGAAGGTAGTTATATTCATTTAGAAGAAATTGGTCATTCAGTGGATTATTATGATGATGGTGCAAAATTCAAAGTAGTTTCTATTAATAAAGAAGAATCCAAATTTAAAATAGATGGAATCATAAATCCAGATATGAAAAAAAAAGTACGTTGGTGTTTGGCAAAAGATGATGTAACACCTAAGGACATTTTTAGAATGACTAATGGAACTGCTGACGATAGGTCGGTGATTGCAAAATACTGTATTCAGGATTGTAACTTAGTTCATTATTTATTTAACAAAGCAGATGTATTAACTGGATTTATAGAGATGGCGAAGATCTGCAGTGTTCCTATTAACTTTTTAGTAATGCGAGGTCAAGGTATTAAATTGACTAGTTATGTAGCTAAAAAGTGTCGTGAAAAACGAACATTGATTCCAGTTATAGAAAAAGGCGACCTAGATGAAGGATATGAAGGTGCAATTGTTTTAGACCCCAAATGTGATTTATATTTAGATAATCCAGTTGCGTGTGTAGATTATGCTTCTTTATATCCGAGTTCAATGATTAGTGAAAATCTTTCACATGACAGTAAAGTATGGACACGCGAGTATGATTTAGCTGGTAATTTAATATATGAATGGGGTGAAAAAGATGAAAATGGTAATTTTATATACGATAATTTACCAGGTTATGAATATGTAAATATAACATATGATACATTTAAATATGTAAGAAAATCGCCTAAGGCTGCTGCAGAAAAGGTAAAATCTGGTACAAAAACGTGCAGGTTTGCTCAATTTCCAGAAGGAAAAGCAATCATGCCATCTATTTTAGAAGAACTTCTAATGGCAAGAAAATCTACACGAAAATTGATTCCGTTACAAAATGATGAATTTATGAAAAACGTCTTGGATAAAAGACAATTAGGATACAAGGTTACAGCTAATTCATTATATGGTCAGTGTGGTGCAAAGACTAGTACATTTTATGAAAAAGATATTGCTGCATGTACTACTGCGACAGGTAGATTGCTTTTAACTTATGCAAAGAAGATCATAGAAGAATGTTATGGAAACGCAATTTGTAATACAAAAGATCATGGTCCAGTTTTAACAAAAGCTGAATATATATACGGTGACACGGATTCAGTATTCTTCACATTTAATTTGCAAACCCTAGAAGGAAAACCAATTCGTGGTAAGGAAGCATTAGAAATAACAATAGAATTAGCTCAAGAAGCAGGTCATTTAGCGTCTAGTTTATTAAAAGGTCCGCATGATTTAGAATATGAAAAAACATTTATGCCATTTTGTTTGTTATCCAAAAAACGATACGTTGGAATGCTTTATGAAACAGACCCAAATAAATGTAAAAGAAAAGAAATGGGAATTGTATTAAAAAGACGTGATAATGCACCTATAGTAAAAGATATATATGGCGGAATTATAGATATTTTAATGAAAGAACAAAATATTAATAGAGCAATAGAATTTTTACAAACATCCTTACAGAATATAGTGGATGAAAAATATCCTATGGAAAAATTGATTATCACAAAATCATTGCGTTCAGGTTATAAAAATCCACAATCTATTGCACATAAAGTATTAGCAGACAGAATAACAGCAAGAGATCCTGGAAATAAACCAGGTCCTGGTGATAGAATTCCTTTTGTGTATATTAATACATCAAATAAAAAAGCATTACAAGGAGATAAAATAGAAACGCCTAATTACATTAAAGAAAACGGATTAAAAATTGATTATTCCTTTTATATAACAAATCAAATAATGAAACCTGTGCAACAAGTATTTGCACTTGTACTTGAAAAAATATGGGAATTACAAAAGAAAAAATTAACAAAATTGGTTTTATATAAAAAAGATGTTGAATCTATAAAGAAAAAATATATGGATGATCCAGACAAATGTGAATCTAAAATTGAAGATTTACGAAATAAAGAAATCAAAACCTTGTTGTTTGATAAATATTTACGCGAAACAAATAATGAAAAACAAGGTGTTAAAAGTATTACAAGTTTCTTTACACTAAAAATTTAATTATTCAAACTAATTTATAAATAATGATAAATAATCATTTATAAATTTTACAATTACAAATAGGTTCTTATTTGTTTTATATCAACCCTCCAATCATAATAACATATTTCAAATTTATCCGTATAAGAAAAATTATAATCATAACATAATCCAATCCGATTATCTATATTAAACCCAAATTCAAAATAAAAACCTGACCCTGCAACATCTAATGTAATATTTTTTAATATTTCTTTTTTTTTATCTATAACTTCTTGAATAATGTTATATCTTGTATCATTTTTATGTATTATATTTACATACTTTCCATTCTTGTATTTAATTCTTCCATCATAATCTAATATCATATGTAATAAATCTTTTGGAATATGTGTAACAGGCATAATTATATAAATTTATCTACTATAACTTTAATATTGTTATCATATTTAAATATAACACTTAGATTGTTGTTGTTTATTTTGTGTTTTTTGATTATTACTAATTAAATTATAGGTTTTACTAGGTGTCTCATAATCAACCTTATTTATTTTATTACTACGAGTTGTCATGCCATATGTATTTTGTAAGTGGATAATATAATCATATAATTCAGGCTGACAAATTGCATATGCATTGAAACCTCTTGCTTGGCACCAATTTTCTATAAATCCCTCTTGTTCCAAACGACATAATATAGCTTTTTCACTTCTTTCGTGAAGTTTTGCTATTTCTTGAATAGATAATTCTAATAATTCATATTCTCTCTCTAATCTTATAAGTTCATTAATATTCCACTTCTTAAATGATCTTCTAGTAGATGTCATTTTATTAAATATATAAATTTTTGGTTTTAAATCATTTTAAGGATTAATAATTTTATCGTTGGTGACTTCTCCTGCTTTGTGGATACAATAAAGTAAATAATGCGGATGCATCATCTATAGAATACTCTAATATATTGTTGCCAGATAAATCATTTAATACATCAAATATACTATCAACATAATTAAGTCTAGATGCTGCATTATTTCTTCTATTATTGTGAGTTCTTGGATTATTGTTTTCACTAATATCATTATTCAGACTATTATCGTTATTATCATTGTCGTTGTTACCATCAATATCATCATTATTATTACCATCATCGTTACTATTATTATTATTAATATTAACATTATTAGTGTTATTATTCCTATTTGAATTGTTTGAATTGTAATTTCTAATATCGTATCTACAAATAGGGCATTTACAACTATTATTAAACCATGCCATTAAGCTATTTGTGTTAAAAATATGTCTACAATGTCTAATCATAGTAACAACAGAAGAATCTGTAAATTGTTCAAGAGAGATAGGACAACTACTATTGATAGGATCTAATATATCACCATATGTAATGTTCCTAGTAGCATTTTCTATTTGAACTTGTGTAGGAACAATATTTACTGGATCTAAAAATGAACTTAAAATCCTTGAAAGATTATTAGTTATATTAGAATTATTATTGTTAACACTATTTCTATTAAAATCAGATGTGGTATTTATTTGTGAAGTATCTAAGTAAAATGGTATATTATCAACAATATATAAACGAGATAGTCTATCATTTAAATTGACATTTTCATTATTTGATCTATTTCTATTGGGTGTGCGAATATTATTTCTAGTATTATTTGAAATATTATGTGACCTTCTATTATTCATAATACCAATTATTGTATTCCTAATTTGTGTATTTTGGTCAATTAAATGATGAACAATTCGTAAATTATCATTGTACATTGAATTTAAAATATTTATAAAAAGCATATCTGAATTACTCAAATCATTAAAATAATTAGTACCATTATTGTTGGACATATAATTTATATTAAATATATAAAATAATATTTTAAATAAGTTTAAATATATGATAATAATTAATAAATATTACATATATCATGAGTAACAATTTTGATGAATACAAAAATAAAGGTTTAAGTGGTTTAGTTAACGTAGGAAATACTTGTTTTATTAATTCATGTATTCAAATTATCTCTCATACATATGAATTAAATAATATATTAAAGAATGAGGTTGTTATGAAAAAAGTTAAAAATATATATGATTCTGCTCTATTATTAGAGTGGGATGGTTTGAGAAAAATGTTATGGGAAAACAATTGTGTGATAGCTCCAAATAAATTTATTAAAACAATTCAAAAGGTTGCAGAAATTAAGAAAAGAGATATTTTTACAGGTTATGATCAAAATGATGTTGCAGAATTTCTTTTATTTTTAATAGATTGCTTCCACAATTCATTATCTAGAGAGATAAAAATGAATATTTCTGGTAATCCTGAAAACGAAACAGATCAATTAGCAATAAAATGTTTTAATATGGTTAAAAATATGTATACTAAAGAATACTCAGAAATTTGGAATATATTTTATGCGGTACATGTTTCCGAAATCATATCCATTGATACTGGAAAATGTATTAAACAAACACCTGAACCTTATTTTATGATTGATTTACCTATTCCGTCAAATAATAAAACACCATCTTTAATAGATTGTTTACAATTATATATTGATGGTGAAGAACTAAAAGGTGAAAATGCTTGGTTTAATGATGAGACTAACGAAAAAATAGACATTAAGAAAAAAATATTATTTTGGTCATTTCCTTCCGTTTTAGTTTTTGATTTTAAAAGATTCAATTCAAGGAATCAAAAAAATCAGATTTTTATAGATTTTCCACTAGATGATTTAGATTTATCAAAATATGTAATCGGTTACAAAAAAAATACATATGTTTACGAATTATATGGTATTTGTAATCATTCAGGATCTGTATATGGCGGTCATTATACATGTTATCTTAAAAATGCAAATGGTAAATGGTATCATTTCAATGATACTAACGTAATTGAAGTTTCATCTATTGAATCTATGGTTTCAGCAAAAGCATATGTTCTTTTTTATAGAAAAAAACAAAAATAATGATTATTAGTCTAATATAATATATATATTTTATATATGGAAGTAAATACTACATCAACTGCAGATCCAATTAATATGTATAACTATATTAATAATTATGTCTTAAATCCAGTTGTTTTTATTATAATTGCTTTAATAATAATAGGTTATTTAGTAATTTTTTCTTCTTTAGGAAATAATGAATCTAACACTTCACTAACTAGTAATAATGATAACTCTTATGGACAAAGTTATTTAGGTATGTTTGTTATTATTATTTTTGTTATTTTAATATTGATAAATGGGTTTCAGTATTTTTTTAATATAAGTATAACTGCTTATTTAAAAGATTTATTTACCGATGAACCAAAGATAGAAATTGTCGCGAATCAAAGTAAAAATAAACAAACTAAAAAGAGTGATGAAGATTCTGATGATGAATCTGATGAAAAAATAAAATTAAAAAAACAAGTTTTTAATATTCCTGGTAATCATTATAATTATAATGACGCAAAAGCAGTTTGTAATGCTTATGGTGCTGACTTAGCTACATATCAGCAAATTGAATCTGCATATAAAAAAGGAGCTGAATGGTGCAATTATGGATGGTCTGATGGACAAATGGCATTATTTCCAACTCAACAAAAAACATATGATACTTTACAAACTATTGAAGGACATGAACATGATTGTGGAAGACCTGGTATAAATGGAGGTTATATGGCAAATCCTGAGATTAAATACGGGGTGAATTGTTATGGTATAAAACCTAGTATAAGACAAGATGAAGAAGAAATGATGAAAACAATATCTCCTTACCCAAAAACAATGAAAGATATTGAATTTCAAAAAAAAGTGGATCATTGGAAAAGTAAAATACATGAAATAATGATCTCGCCATTTAATTACAATATGTGGGGTGAAGTATAAAAATTTTATTTTTTTGAAACTTCATAAATTAAAATTATAATTGTAGTTAAATTATAAAAAAAACAAAATAGTAAACAAAAATATTTTGCATCTCTAAATAAGGTATTCATATTATAGCAATTCTCTTGATTAGTGTCTTTAATTTCATCCATCATTTTTTTTGTCATTTTGCATAAACAAATGGGGCATTTATTATTATTATTAAACCAAATATCTAAGCAATAATGATGTATCCAAGCATCACATATACAAGTTTTTATATAAAATACGTTTTGTAATTTAATACAATTTTTATTTGTAATATCATATATTTCTAAACATATCAAACAATCATTATTATCGTCGTTGTTATTATTTATTATATTTTTACTATCATAATAATAAATATTATTATCATTATCATGTTTAATTTTATTATTATATTCATTGATTTCATCATCATCGTTATCATCATTACCAAAATAATGATCAATACTTGGAAAATACATATTATTTTGTTTATACAATTTGTATAAATAAAATATAAAATATATACAAATTACTTATTATTTTTAATATTTTTTTTAGTAATACTCTTTTTATTCATTTTAATTTCCTTAAAGTTTTTTTTGGATTGTTTTTTATTATGTGTATAGCTATTTAATATTTCATTTTTATCAACTTTTACTAAACTTAACAATTTATCATGTAATGAATCTTCTAATATTTCATCATCATTTTCTTCTTTGTTAGATTTTCCACCATTTTTATAATTATAAGAAAGGCTCCAATTGGGTACTACTAGATTATTAAATAAATCAGATACTTTATTTTCATTTCCTCCGCCACTAATTATACTTTGATTTAAAGTGATTATTGGGGATAACCCATTCTTTAACATTATTGAATTTACACTAAAACCCCCACTATGTATTTCACCATCATTATTATAAATTAATTCATCTGGACCAATATAATTATGATTTAAATTCATAATGTTCAGTAATATAAAATAATAAAATATTAATTAATTATTATAATATCGCTTTAATTCATTAACAATTTTATATTCTCTGTTGTTTTTAACATGATTTATAATAGTAGTAACTTGTTGAGGATTTTTAATAATTTCTCCTAAAGATTTTTCAAGATACTTAAAAGTTAGTGGTGCTGTTATTTTAGAATTTGTGAATTTTAATTTACCGTCACTAATACCAATAAAAGAATTCGTAAGTTTATTATCATTTGCATATGTACTTAATTTTTCTTCAATATTATTTTTTTTCTCTCTTAATTCTTTAATTTTTTCGTTATATAATTTCATTTGATTATCTATTAATACCCATTGTTGAACTGTTTGTTCAAAATTCATTATTAAAATATAATTATAATTAAATAAATATGAAAAAACACGAAAATCTTTTAAAATTTATTTCAAATAGTAGAAAAAATCCATTTACAAATAATAATACTAATAAGGAACCAATAAATATTATATGTAAAAATGTTTGTCTATTTGTAAATGCGAGGGATGAGAAGCATATTAGAGAATGGGCAGCTCATCATTTATTAATTGGTTTTGATAGAATAATTATTTTTGATCACAAGTCTAAAGTACCTTTGAAAGAAGTATTTAAGAATTTTGATAAACGTGTTAAAATAATAGATGTATCTAATTTAAATGATGGAGTAAAATTAACTCTTATGTCAAAAGCTATTACTATTTCTAATTTTTTAAAAATGGATTGGATGATATATTTAGATGCGGATGAATATATTATATTAAATAAATATCAAAATATAAAACACTTATTATCTATTTATAACCATGCAGATTCATTAGGTATAAATTGGTTGTTTTTTGGTTCAAATTATTTAAAAAAAGATCCAGATGGTTTAATAATTGAAAATTATACAAGATCAGATTTATTTTTAAATGACCATGTAAAAACTTTTGTAAGACCTTCTAAAATATTAACAACGTCAGGAAATCCACATTATTATGTAATGATAAACAATGATAGATATTTTGGGATCAATAATGTTAGATTGAGACATTCATACCACAGTAATATTTATAATATTGAATATTATAAGGCACCTATTTATATAGCTCATTATATTAATCAATCGGAAGAAACATATTCAAAACGAAAAATGATTTTACCAAGGGATGATACTGGGACAAATAGAGAATCCCACAATGTTGAAGAAATACATAATCAATATAATTCAGTTGAAAATACGTATCCTAGAGAGAAGTATGCCGAAAACATTAAAAGTTTTTTAAAAGAGTATGGACATGAATATTAAGTTATAATATTATAAAACTAATTAATTTATAATATTATGTATCTATTTTATTATTTAATATCTACGGCGACTTTTTGAATTTGTGTTATTTTTTCTTCTATATGTTTGTTGCATTGCCAAAAGACTTGCAGGCACAAATGCTTGATTAATAACTTCACCTACAAAACCGCCACGTTTACCTGCTTTTTGTGTTTTGTTTCTTCTGTAATTTTGTTGCATTGCTAATAGACTTGCTGGTACCAATGCTTGGTTAATAACTTCTCCTACAAAACCGCCATGTTTACCTGCTTTTTGAGTTTTGTTTCCTTTGTAATTTTGTTGTAATGTTAATAAGCTTGCTGGTACTAATGCTTGGTTAATAACTTCTCCTACAAAACCACCACGTTTACCTGCTTTTTGTGATTTGTTTCTTTTGTAATTTTGTTGCATTGCCAAAAGACTTGCTGGAACCAAAGCTTGATTAATAATTGTTCCAAAATTTCCTCCGCGTTTTTTACCTTTACCTGCAGTTTGAATTAAGGCTAAATTATTAGCATTTGGTGCACCAGCCATATTAGCGTTTTGTCCTTGAGCACCAATACTCATATTACCAGGAACACTTGCATAAGGACCAGATTGTGAAAATACTCTATCAAATTGACTATTTTCATTGCCATTTACATAGGTATTATACGAACTAGCCGAACTGTACGAGCCAGATCCTCCTCTTTTATGTCTTCTACTGCCTCTTTTGTGCTTCATATATATAAACAAACGAAAAAAACATATTAAATTTATAAATATTTATTTCTTAATACATGAATTAATATTAATAATATTGCTAAAATCATTATAAAAATAATTAAAACTAATATTATAATAACGTAAATATAAGGATTTATTTCATATAAAATAAAATCTATTATTGGCTTCAACATCAATTTAATTTCTTTTTTAACATCATCTCTTTTTAGAATGTCTAAACATTGTTGAACTATAGATTCTTTCATATTAATTTATAATAATTTTAAAATTAATATTTTGCGTGTTATTAATATTTAAAAAATATAATAATGAAATAATAATGGATAATATTATTGAACCAAATAATGAGTTTGACTTTTCTAAATTATCTTTAGCACATCCCGTTGGTATACAAGGTGGTGCATATTTTACAAAAATTTTATATAATAATAAACCATTATATATTCAAACAACAAAAAGTTCAACTAGACAGGGTTTCATAAAGTCTGGTAAAAAATATTATTGTGATCTTATGTTTGACAATAACTCAGAGATTTTAATTCATTGGTTTGAAAATTTAGAAGAAACATGTCAAAAATTGATCTTTGAAAAAAGTGAGGCTTGGTTTCAAAATTCATTAGATAAAAATGATGTTGAAACAGCATTTAACTCAGTTGTGCGTATTTACAAATCAGGTAAATATTATTTAGTAAGAACAAATATTAAGGTTTCACCAAATAATGAACCTTCCATTAAAATTTATAATGAAAATGAAGTAGCTCTTTCTATGGATGACGTGAAAGAAAATACAAATATTATTTCAATTTTAGAAATTCAAGGTATCAAATTCACATCACGGAATTTTCAAATTGACATTGATTTGCGTCAGGTTATGGTGTTAGATAACGAACCTATATTTGATAATTGTTTAATTAAAACAAATACAAAAAAAACTTCTAACTTACCACAAAGTTCACTAGGTAACCAGTTAGAAAATAATTTACATGAACATATTATTGACAAATTGAGCGAGCCAATAAAGGTAGATGATAAAATAGCAGATTTCAAAAAAGAAGAAATTTTAACAAATCCAAATTCAGAATTAGAATTAGACATAGAATTAGATTTAGGAAAAGAAAATAGTATAGATAATAAAGAATCACAAATAAATAATGACCAAAATAGTGATGAAATAAGTTTTGATATTCATGAATTACCTACAGAGGAATTTAAAGATAAAATAGAATTAGAAGAAGTAGATATCAATTCTCATTTGGAAAATGATTTAGAACAAGTTGATAATGAAACATTAATTTTAAAAAAACCAAATGAAGTATATTATGAACTTTATAGAGAAGCGAGAGAGAAAGCAAAATTAGCAAAGAAAAATGCTATCATTGCATATTTAGAAGCAAAGAATATTAAAAAAACATATATGATTGAAAGTTTAGATGAAAGTGAAAGTGATATAGACGCAGAAATAGAGGAAGTATCTGATAGTGAATTAGAGGGATTATAATTTAGGATAATAATAGTTAGTTTTTATTTTTAAATGAATGTTTAGAATAAATTAATATGTATTCTAAAAATTATTTTATCATTAATTTTATATAATGAACATATCTTTAAAAAAGCTATGGAACGATTATGGTATTGGTGCAATTCTAGTCCTAATAATTCTTGCATATGTTGTTAGTTTATTCGCTAATTATTTGTCATCCAAAGGAATGTATGGATATGAATCTAATGCCACTATGCCACAACAATACAAAAACCCACAACCATCTGATCACTATAACGGTGATGGAGGAAATGTTGTTCCTTCTCAACCTTTAGGACAAAATGAAGTTTTTTCTTCTGCAAATGGTATGCAATCTAACATGCCTGGTATTCCTTCGTCATGTTCCCAACCAAATATTCAAAATCCTGCAGAACTTCTTCCAAAAGATACTAATAGTCAATGGGCACAATTAAACCCAACAGGTAAGGGCGAATTGGCAAATGTTAATTTATTGAAAGCAGGTTATCATATTGGTATTGATACAGTTGGACAAACTTTGAGAAATGCTAATCTTCAAATTCGTTCTGAACCACCTAATCCTCAATTATATGTAGGACCATGGAATCAAAGTACAATTGAACCTGATTTCATGAGACCACCTCTTGAAATTGGATCGGGACCACAATAAATTAATTATAGATATATTTACACGATATCCTTCAAAATATACATATTCTTGAAAATTTTAGATTCTATTAGGTGTGCGTTTATTATAATAAAAATATATTATAATAAATACTATATAATGATGTATTTAGGACAAGCAACTCAAGATAAATTCGTATTGAATATTCTTAAAGAAAAAAGAAATGGATATTTTTTAGAAATTGGTTCTAATGATCCAATAAAGATTAATAATACTTATTTATTAGAGACCAGCTATGATTGGAAAGGAATTATGGTTGAATATCAACCAGAGTTTTTACCTTTATATAAAGAACATAGAAAAAATAGCTTTCATTTAATAGGTGACGCTACAAAGTTAGATTACAATTCTTATTTCAAACAATATAATGCGCCATTTTCATTTGATTATTTACAAATAGATTTAGAAGTCAACAATGGATCTACATTACAAACATTAGAAAAATTAGATAATGAAGTATTTGATAAATATAAATTTGCTACTGTAACATTTGAACATGATATATATAATAGAAGATTTGATAATGCAACTTATGATAATACACGATTAAAATCCCGAGAGATATTTAAAAGAAGAGGATATATTTGTGTATTTGAAGATATTAATCATGATAATAACCCATATGAAGACTGGTACGTTCATCCAGATTTGGTTGATATGAATTATATTAATAATTTAATGGAAAATAATAAAAAAAATTATACATATCATAATATTACTGAAAAAACAATAAACTGTAGAAGTATTCAGTATTAAAAAGAATATTTATCTTTATAAATAACAATAAAAATGATTTAATTATATAGAATATAAAATATTAAATATAATTAAATTTATAGTGTATTTTTGATTATGGGAAGTTTTATTTCAGCACATAAAATGTTTCGTAATAATGATAATTATAATAATAGTAAAAATAAAACAATTTGTTTCATATGTTCAGAAGACATAAAAGAAAAACAATTTACTGTTTGTGTTCGTTGTGAAATAGGAATACATAATATTTGCGAAGAATCTTATAGGACTAATAAATATTACACAGTATGTCCTCGTTGTGATAGGTGTGGAAGTTTGGCCAATAAAGTAAATGTATAACTTTATACTATTTTTATTATTATTTTCCTATCTAGATAATAAAATACTTATTATTAAAATTACTAGAGATTTTGTTGTATCTTTTACAGAATTCAATATCATTTTATCTGAATAATAATTTTTCTTAATCTTGAAAAGAATCAAATTTTTAAAAAAAAACAGGTTGGATAAAATAAAACCAGATAAGAATATACTGTTATTCATTTTATAAAATATATTACCATGATAAAAAAAATTAATTGTAAAAATTATTAATAGAAAATCAAGTGTTTTTTTTACGCCAAAATAATTAGGTACTGTTACTATATTGTTTATTTTATCACCATTTCTATCTTTGATATCTAGTAATAGTTCAATATATAAAGAAGACAAAAATAGAAAAATAGTAGTAATATTAATTAAATTTGGTTGTTGTGCTATTTGAAGATTTAATGTATTGGTACCTTGATTCAAAACCAAACTTTTAGATGTGAATAACAATGTGGAAGAAACAACCGAAGAACATGTTAAATTTTTAATAAATAGTATTTTTTTTAATACTGGTGTATATAGAAATAAAACCCAATTTATTGCAAGAATATAAACATACAGAAAATGCTTTCTAAAAAAAATAGCGGATATTAAATGTGTTACGACACTAATAGTTAAATACAAACATTGTGCTTGTTTTATAGATATCTCTTTATTCACTAATGGTCTATTAGCATTATTGATTAAATCTATTTTCAGATCAAATAAATCATTTACAACCATTGAATTCATCATCGTCAATTGGGTTATAAAAGAAAATAACCAAAAATTTTTATTCAAAAACAATTGATACGATGGAATGGTTAACCATCCACCCAAAACATTTAATAAAAAGGTTGGGAAAATACTATTTGTACGTAATAATTTACAATAAGAATCTATTTTGATCGGTTTTGTTATTTTTAAATTATTGTCATTTAATTTACAATTGATTTGTTTATGTTTATTTATTTCAAGTGATCGTAATACATAAGATGTAGTATTATTTATTTTGCAAAAAAATACAATTAATAAAAAATAATATTTTAAAATGTAATTCATTTATCATTATCTGTAATTCAACAATTTAATTTTAAATATTTTATTTTAATTATATAAATAACGTATGATTAAATATAATATATTTTTTTACATATTTTTAGGATTTATATTATTATTATGTTTACGAATATATTATGACTCGGATGCCTTTAATTTAAAATGCATAATTGCTTCCAAAGACGGTAATAGATATTGCGTAAGAGAAAGAGAAAAACTTGAATTAGCCGCTGATTTATTGGCTACAGTAACACAAAAATGTAAACAAATGGTTAATTACATGAAAGAAAAACATCCTGATGACGCACGTACAATACGGTTGGTTGAAGGGTTTAATCCAAAAAAAATAAGTGAAACTTTACCAACAAGTGAATTAACTGCGTATAGTGAAAACAAAGGAGAGAAAATAGCTTTTTGTTTGAATACTACAAAAGATGGAAATAAATTAATAGACATAAACACATTAACCTTTGTAGCCCTTCATGAATTATCACATATAATGACAGAATCAATTGGTCATAAGCAAGATTTTTGGCAAAATTTTAAATTTTTACTTACTAACGCGAAAGAAGCAGGAATATATGATCCAGTGGATTATAAGAAAACCCCAAAACAATATTGTGGAATGACTATTAATGACAATCCATATTATGATTTAGTTTAGGATGTTTATTTAGATTATTTGAATATAAAAATAATTTAAATACATAATATATGACAGAGACAATTAAAGAATCTATTTACAAAGTGAATCATATAATAAATGGTAGTGTAAAGTCCATTTATGTTTTTAATGGTAGTAAAGATAATAATAATAACGAAATTTTTACTAATCGTGAATTGGAAAATATTGATGCGAATAAAATTAAAATTGTATATAGCAAACAGCAAATTCATTTAGATGATGCTATTGGCATGATTAAAATAAAAATTTTAAATGAACTTAAAAATACAGTATCACTAGATGAAATTTATTTATTTTGTCAAAAAATAGAACAATTTAATTCCGTTTCTTTATATCAAACATTAACACAAAATAAAAAATTAGCATTAAGTAACGTAAGATTAAATCAATTTATTTCTAATATAGTAAGCGAAGAAGATGGTAAAAACTTTAATATTCAAAATGAAAAAGATGTTTATGATTATGATGATATTGTAGAAATGAATTTAGACAATAAAAAATTTATTGTAAATAAAGTGCTTGGACAAAAGTTTTTTTTGATTGATAATGAATATCCATTTGTTGTGAATCCATATGATGTAAAATCATATGACACATTTTTGGAACGTATTTCAAGAAAATCTTTATCCACATTAAATAGTCATTTATTATTAAATAGTGGTAATATTATTAATAATGAAATTTATTTATGCTTAGCTCAAGATGTATTACAATATAATGAAAATAAAAACATCCCGTCTGAGTTAACATTGAAAATATATTTTCCATTTTTATACGAAAATAATATCAATAATCTAGATGATATTAAAACGAACCGAAATGATCTTATCAAAAAAAATGATAAATATTTAAATGAAAAAACCATGGATTACTTCAATACAATTGATATGTTTTATGATATATATAATTTACGTAAAAATGAATTAAATTATGTTAGTAAAGGAATTCAATTTTTTAAAATATCTATTAAACCTATTTATAAAATCAATATTCCTTTGGAAATTTTATTTAAAATTTTACATGCAACACAAGAGAATCCACTTATTAAGTATAATCCTTCATCAAGACAAGAAAATATTTACAGAATTTATACAGATAAAATTGCAACAGATGGAAGAAAAATACCTTATTTGAAAAAAGCATCCATATTCAAACTAATAAAAAATATAGGTAAGACAAAATCGGTTTCAGTATATGTAAATATTAATAATTCAGATATTAGACAATTTATTTGTGAGTTTGATGAAAATGGTTTTACAACAATAATATGTGAATTAGAAAAAATTATGAATGAGAATCAAATAAACGAATTATTAAAACAACATATTAATCCAGTTATTCAAGAAATAAGTAATTTTCTAGAACAAAGTGGCTACAAGATAGCTTTATTTGATTCTATTAAAAATGATAATATAGAAATTAAAAATTTAACTTATGAATGTAATATTAAGATCAAACATACAATTAATTTAGATAGCTACAAAGGTTGCGTTTCAAGTGTTTTTAATAATGAATCTACATCATTTAAAAAAGACATACACTTGAGATTTAAAAGAGTCTCTAATTTCAATAAGGTTACTAGTCAAGAGGCTTTTATTATGGAAAAAAGTGCAGATGGATTAAGAGGGGATGAAATTATTGATGCTTTATTAGATAATTTTAAAGATGAATTAAACGAAAGTGAAGCACGAGAATTAGTTGCAAAAGTTGCAAATGAAATTCAATTAGAAAGAGGTGTAAAAAATATAGATATTAAAATTAAAGATAATCCTGGATTCAAAACTACTATTCAATTAGATAAACAAACGGGAATTATAAAAATACGTGTAGAAAATATAAATGATATTTATTATTTAGATACTATACCAATATATTTAGACAGTATTATTCGTATTACACAAGATAAAGCTAGTACAAGGTTTTCTACAAAAAAAATTAATACTATATGTTCAAGTGATGAGAAAACAGAAGTAAAAATTAATGATATCATTTCACCAACAGAAAGTAATTTATCAGAATTAGAAATACCATCTATTGATGAAGAAACAGAAAATATTGAATATTCAAAAGTATCAGAAATGCCAAAAACGTATTTTGATTCCGATGATGAAGACAGACCAAAAAATGCACTGGATTTATTTTTTGATGAAGATTATGAAGAAAGTGAAGAAGATGAAGAAAAAAATAAAGGTGATAGTAGTGAAGCTAGTATTAAAAGTTATGAAAGTACCAAATTTGGTGGAGTAATTACTAGTGATTCTGGTAGTAAAGAAACTGAAGATAATGAAATTAGTGACGATGAAGAAAACAATAAAAATGAAGTAAATGAAGTAATAAATATTGACAATTTACCTTTAAAAAAGAAAGAACCTTATTTTCAAACAAGAATTGAAAAACTTGATCCTGCTTTAATTATTAAAGAAGATTCTAAAGAATTTAATTCGTATGTTAGAGTTTGTAGTAGTTCCACCAAGAGGCAACCTGTAATATTAACCGATGATGATCTAGCAAAAATAAATAAAGAACACCCTGGTTTTTTGCGTGAAGAAGATGTAATTAAATATGGGTCTGATCCAAAAAAACAATATAACTATATTTGTCCACGTTATTGGTGTCTTAAAAACAATACGGTCGTTGATCCAAAAGATATTACTGAAGTAGTTGTTAATGGTAAGAAAGAATTAAAAAGTCCTAATTGTGGATATGTATTACCAGAAGATGCGAAAGAAGTTAAACCAGGATATTACGTTTATGAATTTTACAAACCTAAAAGTGGTAATGCAGATTACAAACGTTTTCCTGGGTTTCAAGTGGATAAGCACCCACAAGGGTTTTGTTTACCTTGTTGTTTTGATAAATACAATACTATTGGTAGAATAGATGCAAAAAATCGTTGTAAACAAAATAATGTTGTAGAAGATAAAGATATTACAGAATTAGAAGGAGATAACAAAGTGCAAAAAAAAGAAAAGCAAAAACAAAAGGGTAAGCAAGAAGATGAGTATATAATAGGTCCTGATAGATTTCCACTTCCGCAAGGAAGATGGGGATATTTACCACCTCAAATTCAACAAATTTTGCATGAAGTTAATGCAGATTGTCAAATTAGTAAAACCAATACTAATTTAAAACCTAATCATCCTTGTTTATTAAGACATGGTATAGAAATAAACGATAAACAATCCTTTGTTGCTTGTATTTCGGATGTATTAATGTATGGTCTTGTAACTACTAATAAACAAAGTATACAAATTATGAAAGATATTATTTTAAATGCAATTACAATTGATACTTTTATTACATATCAAAATGGTAATTTAGTAAATGAATTTAAAAGTACAAATTTAGAAAATATTGATATTGATAAATATGCATCTACTAAAATGTATAGTAAAATAAATAAAACAAATATAGAAGAGGTAAATTATTATAAAAAAATTGTTTCGGCGTTTGAAAATTTTGCTAATTATATAAAAGACGAAGATGCCATAATTGATCACACATATTTATGGGATATTATTTCAAAACCAAATCCAAAGATATTTACAAAAGGTATAAATTTAATAATATTTAATATACCAAATGATGATATTACTAACAATGTTGAATTATTATGCCCTAGTAATCATTATTCAAGCGAATTCTATGAAACTAGAAAACCAACAGTATTTATAATTAAACAAGATAAATACTACGAACCTATTTATTCCTATACAATTGCAAACAATAAATATAATATTGTAAAAACTTTTAATGAGTATGATCCTCATTTATCTTTGTCTATGCGCAATGTTTTTAAGGAATTATTAAAGCCATTTTTATTAACCATTTGTAAACCATTAGATAGTATGCCAAATGTTTATAAAGCTAAACGACCTCCATTATTATTAAATTTAATACAAAAGTTAGATAAATATGATTACATTGTTAAAAAACTGGTTATGAATTTCAATAACAAAATTATTGGTGTAATTGCAGAAACTCCTTCACCATCTAAGTTATCAGGTTTTGTACCTTGTTACCCATCTTCTTTTAGTGAGAATATTAAAAGCAATTTAGATTTTGTATTTATGAATGATTTAAATATATGGAGAAATTATGAAGATACATTTAATTTCTTAACACAACTTTATAACAAAAGTACAAAACGTAAAAAAGATGCTAGTTCCGATATTCATTGTAAGCCAATATTAAAGGTAATAGAAGATGAATTAATAGTTGGTATAATTACAGAAACAAATCAATTCATACAAATATCCCAGCCTATATCAGAAAATGATATTAAAACTGAATATAATCTACCCTCCTTAAAAAATACTAGTTATATTATTAAAAAGAATGATCAATATATGCCTAGTGATAATTTAATAACAACGACTAATGAGGTTGATAGCGAAAGAGTTGATTATATCAAAAAAATAACATATGAAACAAATTTTTATAATATTTTTAGAAATACTATTCGTGTTTTATTGAACGACTATAAAAATATTAAAATGAGAGAACAAATAGAAAATGAAATTTCAAAAGATTATATTATTTATTCGCAAAAATTAATTAAAATAAATCAACTATTACTTGATCTAGTTAATGAAAAAATACAATTTATTGGAGATGAAAACTATTATAAATTGATTGATGAATTTACTACATGTGTAGTAAAAAATAAAAAAATGTGTGATAATACTCCAAATTTATGCTTCTTTACAGAAAATGATACTTGTAATCTTATTTTACCAAAGAAAAACTTAATTACAGGAAAAGAAAATAAAGAAATATATTTTGGAAAGTTATCCGATGAATTAATTAGATATAGTAGGATTCAATCATTTATTTTACAACCTCAATCCTTTTTATCTTTTGGAAATATAGGTTATAATTTACGTGATAATGAAATTATAATGTTACAATCGTTATTAACAAATGAATATTTTGAATCTCTTGAACCTGCTATAATTAATAAATATGTTAACTTTAATTCACATGATGATGCAGAACCAATTATAACTCAAACATATGAAAATAAAGTTAAAAGTGAAGATATTGAAAATAAAGTACAAATCATAGAATCTTGTGATAAAGAAAATAACGATAAAATTTCTTCAGGTATTTGGAAAAAATGTTTTCCAGACAAATTCAAAGAAATTGTATATTCAAAAACTGTAATATGTACTTTTGAGATTATAATAAATATAATTGAAAAATACACTGGAGATAAATTTGAAATTAATAAGTTAAAAAACATTTTATACGAAGAATATAATTATTATATTAAAAATTATCGTAAACAAATAATGGACATTTTAATTATTGAAGGCAAAAAAACTCTTGGTGATCAAGTTAATTCTAATATATTATCTTTTACAAGTTTCATTTATTCAGATAATTATTTTTTAACATTGTTAGATTTATGGTTATTGGTTAATAGATTTAAGATCCCAACTTTTTTCATTTCAACAAAAAAAATATTACAAACTAATTATGAAAAAAATATATTTCTTGGTTATGGTAATGAAACAGATAATTTTTGTTTCATAGTTCTTCCTGCATTTAAAAATGAAAGTGTACCAAGTTATAGACTTGTTACTTCGGATAATAATGAAATTTTTATTTCAACAAAAAACGTAAAACAAAACTGTTATAATGAAATCCAATATGCATTTGAAAATAAAAATACAATTGAAAATTATCTAAAAAATTTTGTTAAAATTCAAAAACCGAAGAAAGATGCAAAATCATTGAATATTAAACTAGTAATTGAATCGGATGAATAAATATTATTTACATGTTATTTAATTAATATACATTTGTAATTGAATCATCTGTTACTAAACAAGAATCATCTAAATTTAATATACAAAATAAACAATAAACAAAGTCCTTTCTTTTATCAGGATAATTACCATAAAATGCCTGTATTTTTTTGTTATAATCTGCTAAATTACGAATTGCATAATGATTTAATGCTATGTTTACTTTATTAAAATTTTCTTCCGAGTATGGTATTTTATTAAAATTATCATACCATTCAATAGATGGATTTTTTTCTATTCCATAATTGTTTATAGTTTTACCTTTAAAAGCTCTTACTAAATGTATCCAAATGTCACCTGGTTTTTCAAGCAAACTTGTTTTAAATACTGATTTACCAAAATCATGTGCATATTTTATATCATCACTCAAAATATTCATTAAATCATGATTGACTCTTTTAACGTTCTTTTTAATAGAAAAATCACTTATTAAATTATTATTTTCATTTTTATAAGGATTTATTATATTCCATATTACATAAATACAACCTATACCAGGATCCAGGGTTTTTAAATAACTTTTGATAGTGTAACCATTTTTACCATACATAAATTCATCTATGTCTACTATTATCGCCCATTCTGTCTCTTCTTTAATAACATGATAAAAATGTTCTTGTAATAATGCTACAAACGTATCTGAACCATAGACATTCATGTCACGATTATCTGTTACTAATGTTACATTAGATTTATAAATAGAATTATTTATAACTTCTTCAGTATTGTCATGACTATTATTATTAATTATATAAAAATGATCAACGCCTTGGTGTATATAATGTTTAATATATTCTTCAATATGTTTACTTTCATTTTGAATAATTAAACAAACAGATAAAAAAAATTTGTAATCCATATTTTAGATTATATAATAATAATTATTTATATAAATATTATTATATTTGTATTGATGTTTGCTTTAATTATCTGGGTATAGCATTGAATCATCCTTTACAAAAAAAGAATCATCTAGATCAATCATTTTGAGACATCCTGAAATAAAGGTATATTTATGAGGCACACATTCCAATTGTTTTTTCTTTTTTTCATAATCTTCTAGGTTACGAATAGCATAATGATTCAATGCTATATTTACTTTATTATATGTTTCTTCTGAATATGGTATATTATTACCATTATCAAAATAGTTATTAAAAACATCGGGTCTCTCTATTTCATAATTATTAATTGTTTTTGCATCATAAATTTTTACAAGATGTATCCAAAGACAACCTGAATTACATAATAAATTTGTTTTAAATATAGATTTACCAAAATCATGTGCACATCTAATATCATAATGTAAAGTATTCATTAAGTCATGATTAATTCGTTTATTATTTTTTTTAGTAGAAAATTCACTTATTAAATTATTATTTTCATCCTTATAAGGAGCAATTAAATTCCATATTACATAAATACAACCTATATCGGGTTGAAGACCTTCTAAATAACTTTTAATAGTATATCCATTTTTACCATACATAAATTCGTCAGCGTCTACTAATATAGCCCATTCTGTTTCTTCTTTAATAATATTATAAAAATGATCTTGTAATAATTGTCTATGCCCAAATTGTCCTTCATCGCTCTTTAATATTCCCATATCACGATTATCCGTTATTAATGTTACATTGGATTTATAATCAGAATTATTAATAACCTCTTCAATATTATCATCACTATTATTATTAATTATATAAAAATGTTCCACTCCTTGGTGTATATAGTGTTTAATAAATTCTTCCATGTATTTAGCTTCATTTTTTATGCATAAACATACTGACAAAAAATATTTATATACCATAATTTATTTATATTATATAATATTTATATTATATAATATTTTTTTTATATTGTTTTGTATTTTATACTATATTTCTATTTGTTATATAATTATTACTACTTTCATCATTATCATTATCTGTATCATCCTCCATTTCTTCACCTTCAGTATCATATCTTACATTATTGAAACTACGGGTAAATGTTATAGAACCAAATGATGTTGAAAATATACTACTATTATTTACCTGTATATCTTGATCCAGCTCACTATTAGAATCACTATCTGAATCACTATCTACTTGATCTTCATTATTATTTGTATGACTAGTCATAAAATTAATTTTTTCTGGATTTGTTTCATTACTACAAAAAGATATATGTTTGCTATTATACTCAAAATATATGGGCTTGTTTGATAATACAGTTCTTTTAATAAATATTTTTCTCCCAAAATATGGATTGAAATTACTGAATTTATATAATTTCTTTTTTAATAATTTTTTGGATTCAATACGTTCTGAATACAATAGTGAATATTTTGAAATTAGAAATAACTTTAAATATGGTTTCATAATATTTATTAATAATTCACTTGGAAAATCATTATCAATATTAATTTGTCGTTTTTTATTTGTAACAGATATGTTATATTCATATATCATATTATCTATATAATCAATAACTGTATAAGTATCATTATTTACAGAAGTATTTATCGTATGATTTCTCAGAATATGTTGATTTTTTTTTACAAAATTTGTTAAATTAAAATTTGCTTTAAAATAATAATAAAATAATTCGGGAAAAATCAATGTATTGAAACGTATAAAAAAATAAATATTATATAATGTAGATTTATTCAAAATAACATTATTATATGGGTTTTTTACTGGTTTAGGAGAATTGAAAAAAAAATCTACATTGGTAATGGAGTTGTTAATTATTTTAATTAATTCATGAATATCAAAAAGATATTTATAATTATTTTGAAATAAACAATAAACAAATTTGTTTTTTTCATTTATTTCATTCATAATCAAGTCCGTATTCACCATTATTTTTGATTTATTATACTTATAAAGAAAAGCTAATCTGGAAAAAGCATTGTAGGTTTTTTGTATTTTACTGAAATAATCTAAAAAATCCTTATTAATTTTACCTACATAAAATATATTTTCTATTGTTTCATTAAAAAATTTGTACTTATTTTCTATAGAATAATTTTTTAAAATAAAAATAAAAAAATTTATTTTGTGAATATTATCTAATATAATAGACGAATCTTCATTAAGACCTATTATTTTTTTACTTATTAAGTGAAATGTATGCATTTCATTCAAGTTATTATTTAATTATTGTTTATCTATTTAATATAATTTTATAGTAAATTTGTATTAAATATAAATTTTTTAATTTTTAATTTTATTAAAAACCTGGGTTATATTCATCATCTTCACCCATATCTTTTGGTTTTATACTAATTGCATTATTTTGAATACTAATTTTATTAACACTACATTTATCGGCTGGATTTTCAATATTACCAAAGAATTTGTCTATTTCTTCAACAACATCTACATTTTTATATTCAGCAACAGCAGCTTCCATTTTTATCATTTCTTCTATGTCTAATACTACCTGGAATGCACTTGTACCAAAGAAACCTTCTTGACCACACATTACATTTGCAGATATTCCTTTTAATGTATCTAACTCTGCGTGTCTAGCTGCTTTTAAGAACATTTCTGGTGTTTCTTCAAAAGATGCTTTTGCAATTGGTCCAATATTATCATTGTTAATACCATGTCTGAATATAGATATCATTTTGCTTGTATAAGTCATTCTATCTACTAATACACTGTAATTATGATAATTAATATATGCACCATCAAATTCAATAACATCTACCAACTCATTGTAAATGGCTTGACGTGCGGCTTCAATACCAAGTACCTCATATATTTCAACAATATCATTACTAAATGTTCTTGTATTATCAATATAATCAATACCTAAAATCTCTAATAGATTTGTTCCTATGGTATCTAATACCCATATATCTTCTCTTTTATATAAACCATTTTTTTCCACAACATTGTCCTTTATTTTACGAAGAATAACCTTATTGATTCCTTTAATTCCACGTAATACTACGTTTTGTAATAATTGATCTTGTAAATTTTTTAATATATAAATTTGGTCAGATTGATCAAGAGGTAATTTTGTTTTTGCTCCACCAGACTTTCCTGAATTATTTTTAATTACTTCATTCATTCTTATTCTAAAAACTAACTTATCTGCATTATAATCTGAATAAACACAACTTATTTGATTCTCATAACAATTATTTAATGTGAAATTAACATCATCCATGGTAATATTTTTATCAAGCATTATTTCTGGATCCATTTCCATACGAATAATCCATTTTGATTTTTCGTTTTCATCATTAGATATATTTACTTCTGCACAACCAGCAACCATAGATTCAAATGCTCTATATTGTTGGATTGTATCTTTGTCTTCAGATATTAATGTATTTAAGTCATCTGGATCAAAACATATTTCTATGGACTTTACTATTTCTACTAATTTGGTATGTTCAATCATATACATAATAGTTTGTGCTTTTTCTTTTTGGGTTTCTTCTTCTTCTTTTAGATAAATAGTCAAAGATGGATTTTTGGGTTCGGATGAAAGGGATAGAATTTCTTCAATTCTTGGTACACCACGAGTCACATTAGACTTAGATGCAACACCTGCAAAATGAAATGTATTGAGTGTCATTTGTGTTGAAACCTCACCAATACTTTGTCCAGCAATCATTCCAACCATTTCACCTGGTGCAACAATTGCTCTTTTATAATCCATTACAATGGTACTAAGTAGTAACATAAGTGCGTCTTTATTAAAACGTTTTACAATAAGTAGATCTTTTGGTGATAAATAATAGAAATACAACGTTTTAAATAATAAGGTTGGTTTAACATAATGAATTTTTTCTAAGTTTTCATATGTTTGTTGAATTAATTCAAACGCTTCTACTATAGTTATATCTACAATAGATGTGCTATTAATTTTGAACTGACCTTGAATATTACTAATGATATATTGAAAACCTACTGGACAATTAACAACACTATCTGATTTGTTTTTAAATACATTTTTAATAATTTCAGATCTCATTTCTATCATCATATTTGAATATTTCAAACATAATTCATTCATTTGTTGTGTTTGTTTCTTAAAACGTGTCATGGTATTTTTCAAAAATATGTTGGATAATATGCTAGTTTTACCAGTTTCATCTGGAATATTGAAATGAGCATAAATATCTTGTGTACTCATTGTAACAATAGGAATAAACTGATTCTCCACTTTTGTTGTATCAATACCGTCATCTCCATATGCAAACTGTACTATTTTATTTTTATTTGTACGAATGGTCATATCATAATTTACCATTAAATCTTCTAGACCTTTGATTAATCTTCTTTGAATGTAACCAGTAGTAGATGTTTTAACGGCTGTATCAATTAAACCAACACGACCACCCATAGCATGGAAGAAGAGTTCTTGTGGTGATAAACCATTAATGTAAGAGCTTTCTACAAATCCACGTGCACTAGGCGAATCATCAAATTTGGAGAAATGTGGTAATGTTCTATGTTCAAAACCATATGGTATACGTTTACCGTCTACATTTTGTTGACCTAAACAAGAAATCATAAAGGAAATATTCAGATCTGAACCTTTTGAACCAGCTTTTACCATTGTAACAAAACGATTATTTGCACCAAGACTTTTTAATCCAATCTTACCTGATTCAGATGTTGCTTGATTTAAGATATTATTTACTTGGGTTTCAAATTCTTCTTCATTTGTTTTACCTGTATTATTTTCAAATATTCCTATTTGAGTTTGATCAATTAAATTTTTTACATCTGTTTTCTTTTTTGTAATAACATTAATAATTTCGTCATTTGTTTTTTTATCTGATATTAGATCACTAATTCCTACACTAAAACCACTACTTTTCATATATTCAGTAATTACATTTTGTAAATCATCTATATATTTGGCAGATGCCATATTTCCATAATCGTTACAAATTCTATGCAATAGACCTTTTGAACCTGCTGCAAGAACATCTTTCGTCATTTGACCACGAATATATTCACCATCAATGATTTCCAAAACTCCTGTCTTAGTTGTATTATAATCATCTTTATCTTCTACAAAACCCTTAGTCTTGTATTTTAAAGATAAAGGTGGGGTTATTTGTGATAAAATATTGAAGTTAGAAATTTTATTATTTTTCTCAAAATTTGCTAACAATTCATTTTCATTGATTCTATCATACATCATCAATAAATTCATTGCTTCCCTTGGTGTGAAATTCACGTCTTTTCTTGTGAATTGATAACAGCCAAGCATAGAATCTTGAAAGATGCCAATAATAGAGGAATTATTAGCTGGACTAATAATTTGAAAAGGAACTGCTGCTAAGTTTCTTAACTCGGCCTCGGACTCTGGGTCCTGTGGCATATGCAAATTCATCTCATCTCCATCAAACTTTTGTAGCATATATGGTGTGGTAATTATTTATTTATAATTAATTTATTTTTACCAAGATAAATATACTACAACCCTCTATGTTTCCAAAGAGGAAGGACTGTACCTTAAGCAAACTCGGGATGGCTAGTCCGTCATTGTTCACCAACACCTCAGCAGTCTCTGAGTGCCTGTCATATCCTACCATAACGGAGTTAGACAGTAGCACTGCGGATTACCCATCCTATCCTTCACATTATTACCTTTGGGTTCGGCTATTAACCGAGTTCCTCACAGACGTTTCCTGTAGTGAGTGGTAGTGAAAGGCTTTAGGGACTTCCCGCATCAAGGTGTTTCGCAAATAAATCAATATATGCTTGAGATAACTAATTTAAAATTAAAATATTAATTGATTTATTTACTAGGGAGTAAAACACTTTTAATGCTCCCTTTTGCGGACGTTGATGGTCTATAAAATTTCATCCGCATTGTATGGCTTCGTATCAGCCACATTCATTCTAAACGTGTCGCCACGTTTCATAATTCTAGCAATATGACACATCATGCTCATACGATGTAAGGTAGGTTGTCTATTAAACAAAATAGCATCTCCATCCATCATATGTCTGTGTACAATATCGCCTTCTTCCAATACAATAGAATTACGATCAATATTACGCAAAGTAATAGACTCACCATTCTTTTTCTCCAATATTTTTGCTCCAGGCCATTCATCTGGACCATTACGCACTAATTTTGTTAAAAATGCCTTGTTCATTTTGTTCACGGTAACAGGTTTAGTAATATTTTTCGCAATTTTCATCGGAATACCTAATTCACGAATGGAAATATTAGGATCTGCTGTAATAACAGAACGAGCACTAAAATCTACACGTTTTGCCATTAAATTGCCTCTCATGCGACCACCCTTACCATTTAAACGATCTTTAATAGATTTCAAAGGACGTCCTGATCTTTGTGCAACAGATGCAACACCTGGAATCTTATTATCTACCTGAGTAGAAACATAGTATTGCAACACAGTGGTCCAGTCATCAATGACATTTGCGGGTGCATTATTTTGTATTTTTTCTTGTAACGTTTTATTTGTTTTAATAATATTCACCAAAATATGACTCAAATCATCTTCTGAACGTTGTTGTGCATCATGTTTAACAGAAGGTCTCACTGCAGGAGGAGGTACAGACATCACTTGACAAATCATCCAATCAGGTCTAGACCAAATAGGACTGAAACCCATAAATGATACATCTTCATCCGAAATACGCTTGAATATTTTTAGAACCATTTCAGGAGTTACTTTAATTGCAATATTATCAGAATCAGAACTATTATTAACCCATTCGGCATAAATAGTTGCTAAACCCTCTTTTCTAATTTTAGTCGGTTGAAGACATCCACAACCGTCTTCAGTGTCTTCACCACATCGCTTTATAGAACTAACTAATTTAAAAACATATTTCCATCTGTTTTCACCTTGTAAATTCAAAGCTTGTTTATATTTTTGTTTACTAATTAACAATTTACTGCATTTAAAACATACACAACGTAGGCATTTTAAAATAGTACTTAAATATTGAATATAAAATACTGGACGAGCCAATTCAATATGACCAAAATAACCAGGTGTCATCATATAGTCTAAACCATCTGTAGGACAAATTAGACCAGCTTCTAAAACTCCCATACGAGGATCAAATAAACCTCCAATAACTGGTTTATTATTAACGTATGTATCTCTACTGGTAATTTCAGCTACTGATCCTTTTCTGATTTCATCTGGAGACAAAATACTAAATTGAATTCCAATAATTTTAGAACAATTAGTAGAATCATTACTTGCAATAGTATTTCTTGGCATGTCTTATTATTAATATATATAAATATTTAGATTGTTTTATAATCAATTTTATTTAAAAAAAATGTTTTTAAATTGTTTTTATAATTGTAGTATTAATTAACAATACAGATTAAAAATATTAAGATATTTATTTTAAAAAAAAAATGATAATTATTTAAAAATAAATTAAAATAATAATACAAATTAAAATGACAAGAGATACTTCCAATAAATTATCTGCAAAAAAGGAACAAATGAAAAAATCCAAGAAAACCGAAGAGCTTTCAAAGAAAAAGAAGGTAAACGTTGAATCTGATGATGACGGGGATGACTTTATTAGCGAAAGTGATAGCGATGAGATGGATGTTCATGAATACAGAAAATTTTTATCCAAAATATTTCCTTCAAAACATTTAGATAAAAAAATTGCAGCCGGTGAAAAAATTAAAAAAATTTATAAGGATCTAGAAGATGCTGATGAAGAAGAATGGGAAACAGAAGATGATGAAAATGATGAAGATGATGATGAACGCAGTGAAATTATTACACGTTCAAAGGCAAAAAAGCAAACAACCAATGTAAAAAATAAAAATAAAGATAAGAAGAAAACCGAAAAAGAAAATGCATCAAAAAAGAATAAAAACAAAAAAAATAAAAAGGTTGTTGAGTCTGAAGAAGAATCGGAAGAGGAAGATGAATCTGAAGATGATATTGATGATGATGAAGACACAAGAAAAGGCAGTGAAAAATTAAACATTATATTTACCATTGGTGGGGCTGAAGATGAAGATGAATGGGATGATGATTATTACTCAGACGATGATGATTATGATGATGAAACTGAAGATGAAGATGTATCTGTATCCTCAGCATCCACAACTGAAGATGATGAAGATGACGAAGATGACGATGAAGAAGAAGTTAAACCTAAATCAAAAAAAAGTAAAATGCAAACAAAAAAAGAAACTAAAGCAAAACGATCTAAAGAAGACGATAATGATTTGATTGAAAAACTAAAAAACGTTATGAAAATTAATAACCCAAACAATGAAAATAATACAACCAATGATGAAAATATGAACTCAAATAGTAATGAAGCCCTATTAGAAAAATTAAAAGAAATGTTATCACAAGAAAATAATAATCCATTATTAAAAAAATGTATTGAATTTTGTGAAGAAGATATGAAAAAGTCCAAGGCTAAACAAGAAAAGAAAATGAAAAAACAAAAGGCTAAGAACGGAAGAATTTTTCGTAAGATTATCAAAGACAAAAACACAATGAATGATTATAAATTCTTTGAAAATTTAGAAATAGAAAATCAGAAAAAAATTATAAAAGAATTAAAAGAAATAAATAAATTAACACGAATTGAAAAACCATACCGAATGACATTATTAGAATCTGAAATACCAACTCTATTCAAAGGCGCTGCAATGAAAAAAATAAATTCTTTAAAATACATGGAACCTGGTAGTGGAGAATTCTACAAGATCAAAAACTGGGTGGACACATTTATGCGTATTCCATTTAGTAATTTTCAAAATCTTCCAATTTCATTAGATGATGGAGTTGAAAAATGTCACGATTTTATGGAAAATGCACAAAAAATATTAGACGATGCTGTTTATGGATTAAATGATGCAAAAATGCAAATAATGCAAATGTTAGGTCAATTATTAACCAATCCAAAAGCAATAGGGACTGCTATTGCAATTCATGGACCACCAGGAACCGGTAAAACATCTCTTGTTAAGGAAGGTATTAGTAAAATTTTAAATAGACCATTTGCATTTATTGCACTAGGTGGCGCTACAGACAGTAGTTTCCTAGAAGGTCATTCTTATACATATGAAGGTAGTACATGGGGTAAAATAGTTCAAATATTAATTGACAGCAAATGCATGAATCCAGTAATATATTTTGATGAATTAGACAAAATAAGTGATACGCCAAGAGGTGAAGAAATTGCAGGTATTTTAACACACTTAACAGATACCAGTCAAAATAGTCAATTTCATGACAAATATTTCGCGGAAATTAATTTTGATCTAAGTAAGTGTTTATTCATATTTAGTTACAATGACGAAACAAAAGTGAATCCAATCTTAAAAGACAGAATGTATCGTATACAAACTAAAGGATATAATCAAAAACAGAAAACCCAAATTGCTAATAATTATTTATTACCAAAAATCCGAGAACAAGTAAAATTCAACACAGATGAAATAATTATACCGGATGAAATAGTTCATTATTTGGTAGATACACATTGCAATAAAGAAGATGGAGTTCGTAATTTGAAGCGTTGCTTGGAAATAATTCATACAAAACTCAATCTGTATCGTTTGATGAAGCCAGGAACAAATTTATTTGAAGAAGACATGTCTATTGAAGTAAAGTTCCCATTAACAATTACAAAAGAAGTTGTTGACAAATTAATAAAGGTAAACAAAGAAAATGTATCAGCGCTTTATAACATGTATGTGTAGATAGATTTTATTAAATATTTAATGTAAATGATATAAAATTTTTTATTGTTTTAATAAATACAATAAAAAATAAAATAATAAAATGGATAGAAATGAATATTTAATCAAAATAAAACCAGAAAATGATTACATGATCGCATATTTAAAAGCATTAAATGAAAATTTCATGAAAATGAAAGAAGAAACCATATATTGTTTAATTGATACAAATCTTAATGTAAATGAAAATTATCTACAATATAACAAAGATATTTCAGAAATAAATGATTATTTAAATCAACAAGATGAACATATAAAACGACTACTTTTTTTAAATGAAAAAATACGTTATAAAATAAGATCGCTCTGTAAACATCAATGGGTACAAGATACGATTGATATAGATCCGGACCGATCTAAAACAATTGAATATTGCAAATATTGTGAATCAACAAAATAACTAACATGATAAATGTTATTTTGAAACTACTTAAAGAAATTAGACTCTAATTATATATAAATTAGACCAATGAGTAACATAACCCTGTCTATAATTAATTTGCGGACAAATAAAGAAAATGCAATTGCCACACACCAAGTATATATAAATAAAAATCCTGATTTTCAGAGAGAATATGAAGCATGGGATGATAAACTAAAAACAAGATTTATTGAGACTATTTTAATCGGTAGAGCAATGAATCCTATATGGACTGTTTATAATCCAGAAGAAAAATCTGAAGAAATATTAGATGGTATGCATAGGATAACTACTGCATTAGATTTTTTAAATAATAAATTTCATTTAGTTTCTAAGTATTTTACAGATCAAACAAGAGGTGAAAAATACGAGAAAAAAACATTTAATGACTTATCTGATGATGACCAGAATAAAATTAGAAACTACAATTTTACTTTTAATCAATTAGATTCAACTTTTAGAACAGATGTTAATAAACTTCGTGATCAATATGAAATATTAAATAGATCCAGTAAAACACTCAATGACTATGAGTTCAATAAAGTTTTATATAGTCCATTTTTTGACATCATTTCTGTTTATAAAAATGATTTGAATAGTTTATTTTTTAACAAGAATGACAAAAGAGGTGAAATTGAAACTGAAATTATTGATATACTTGTTTTATCACACGAATTACCAAACTCGTGGAGCTCAGTAAATAATTTGAGGGATAATTTTTACGAAACAATGTTAGGAGAAACAGAGGAATCTGTAAATTCTTATTTAACTACAAATACAGAAAATATTAAGGGTTCATTAGTTTTAATGAAAAAAATTATTGAAACTCTTAAAGACAACCGTTTTTTTTATGAAGAAAAAAAATATTTCATCAAATATTACTTACCATATAAATTTATAATCAGTCGTTTAATGTATAAATTTAAAAATATTTCGGAATTCAATAGATATATTATTGAAATATTGAAATGTTTAAAAATTAAAATCACAAATGTTGACATACAAACAGTCTTGGAATGTAAATCAAGAAATGCAATCTTTCAAAGAAAATTAATTCATTTAATTGATGAAATAATTAATGATACAGTTAGTGTAAATTATGATAAAAGATTATTTCACAAAAATGATATAATGACAAAATTGCAAGAACAAGGAAATGTATGTAACATGTGTAAAGAATCAAAAGAAAAATATGAAGGGGACCATATAATACCTTGGTCAAAAGGAGGTAAAACAAATTATGAAAATTTACAAGTATTATGTAAACATTGTCATTATAATAAAAAAGAAACTGATTCTTGCGTATAACTTTTATTATTGTAATTTATATATAATGAAATTTTTTGATAAAATATTTAGAAATAAAAAAAACTTATTTATAATATTTTTTGTATTATTTATTTTTTATATAATATCCATAACCGTAGGATTGAATAAAATAATTGAAGGTTATGGTTACGGTAGACTACACGTAGATAAATGTTCAGATTTAATTGGTGAAGACGCTAAATCAGATTGCAATCGTGCAGATCAAGATACTACTAATTGTGTTTGGAGAAATAATAAATGTGTACTAACTAGTAAATATCCTTGTGAAAGTTATGGTTCAGAAGGAGGTTGTAAACGTAATAATACCAAATATTGTGCATGGATCAATAATAAATGTATAGATTATGGTAAATGTAAAAATAGCCGCAGTCAAAGTCATTGTAATAATGTAGCAAAAGAATTAGGTATACCATGTAAATGGTATACAGATGCTTCACAACCATATTGTGATATAAATTATTAAAAAATTAACTACATTTTTTACCATTTTTATAATAATCATACGTTGGATAATAACCGCCATTCTCGTTTTTACTAAAAACTTCAACCCTTGCATTTGGATATCTTATAGATTCACGTATTGCTTCCTCTTCTGTTAAAAGTACAACAAAATCTTCCCAGTCACAACTAGGTATGAATATATATATACATTGCATAATCTATTATATAATATATATTAATATTTATATTATATGAAAATATAATTTTATTAACTATCCCAAACTGTATTCGTATTATGCCACCACATTCCATCTCCCTTTTTAACATCAAATACAGATCTAAATATTTGTGATCTTGATAACGGTACATTACACCTATATTTATCTAATGGATGTGGATTTGTTTTTAATTGTGCAGATAAAGCTCTTTTAGATACTTTTTGTTTTTGTTGGAATGCAAAATAAATATAAAACATTTCATAAGAACTATATCTAATAGGGATTAAATCATTATTATTGTCTTGATAATCTTTCAAATACTTATCACAAATGGCCATTCCAGAAATATCTGATATGTTTTCACCAATACCAATAGATGCATCAAATTCAATACCGTCTCTTCGGGCAAATTCTTCATATTGTTTAACAATATCTTTTTGTATTGCTTTGAATTTCTTTTTATCTTCATCCGTCCACCAATCATTTAAATTACCTTCTGCATCATATTGACTACCCCAATCGTCAAAGCCGTGAGATAATTCGTGACTAATAGTCATGCCAATATGAGCCAAGTTATATTCTATACCACGTTCATCTAAATCTATAAATGGTTTCTGAATATAACCTAAATTGATATAAACGCTATTTTTAGAAGGTGTATAAGATGCATTTACAATATAAGGTTGATTACCTGTCAATTTTACTGGATATTGTGAGAAATCAACAAATGGTAGATCAATAGCTGGTTTGCCCTCTAATTCAAGAAATCTATCAAAACGCCATTGCGTTATTAATAACATATTGTGATATAATGAGTGTGTATAATCTAATAAAGGATCATCTCGGACTTCCTCTGGGTACCCAACAATAAACTTCATTTTATTTAATTTATATAACGCATATTTTTTAGTAGAAGGTGTCAACCAAGTGTTATTGGACATAACTCTATGATATACTATTTTTAGATCATTACACAATGTTTTTACATATTCAATTTTCGCAGGATCCGCATTTTTTTCAACATATTTTTGAGATAAAAAACTATCAAAAGGTATAGACATATATAATGAAGAACTAACTGCATCTGTATTATTAATTGCTTCTTGCCCTCGCTCAAATTTACCAAAAAAATTGTAATACAGCTGTTCCCATTTTCGTGTTACTCTACAAATTGTCTGTAAATATATGTATATCCAGTATGGTTTCCATTTTTCTGAATTCCAATTTTTTAAAAACAAATCAGTTCCACATTTTAAATAATTCAAACCAGATGTAATAAAAAATTCTGGTGTAGTTTTAAAACCCATATTTTTTGCAAATTCATCCCAGTCAAAACCATATTTTTCATTAGCTTCTTTTTTTGTAACTCTATTATATGTTTTATCATCTTTAGTAACATCTTGACATCCTAAAACATTAAAAATATCTACTTCCACGTTATAAATATCGTCTGTATTATATCCATGATTTTTACCCAAACATAAATTAAATAAATCTGCACAAAATTTCTTGAATTTATTTCTATAAGTATTTTTATATTCTACACTGGTTCCATCATCATAATAAATACTTAAATCTAGTAATATAAACTGATGTGGATTCACATAACTTCTAAAAATAGTAGACTGTTTATCATCTGGACTTACCATGAATACAAATGGTGCTAAGTAATTATAAACATAGCTTTTATTGACCTCAGCCAATAACTTCCATGGATTTCCTTCCTCTATCATTTTTTCAACCTTTTCAACCGATTTTTTACATTCTATTTTACTTTCATTAATAGGATTCATATGAATGACAGAATCGTAAAAATTTCTCATGATTTTGGCTAATTTTGTATCATTATTTTTCATGTAATCCATAAGAATATCATGCAATTCATGATATACTTTGTCTTGTGTTAATCTAAAATCATCTACTTGAACAATATATTTTTGCTGTGCTTTTAATTCTATATTTTTTAACCATTTGTAATTAATATAAGAATAATAATCATTTTGTGGTGTAATACTAGAAGGCGCAAATTTTGATAATAACATTTTTGTAAATTTACGAGTAGATAAATTATACACTTTATTACTTTTAAATTCCTTCTGATACCTTTTTTCAAATGCTTTTAATCCAATCTGACAATCTTTCCTTAGGATTAATTCATTTCCTTTTAATTTATAATTGATTTTTCTAGTTTGACTTCCTTGTTTCTTAATATATTTTTTATTAGTTTTCATTGAATTCAATATATATATAAAAATATAATATATTGAAGTAACTTAAATATTTTTTATCAGATAATATAAAGGATTCTAAAATGAATTTAGCAACTTTATTTTCTTTGTTTGTGTTTTGTTATTCCAGTGTAACTCTATCCAAATGTTATCTTGTAGAACATGATAATATTATTATGTCTCCGGAAGAAGAATGGGATGAATTCAAGAATTTTCAGCAAAAATACAATAAATTTTATGAAAATATTGAACAATTTGAAACCCGTTTTAAAATTTTCCGTACCAACTTACATTCCATCCATTTACATAACTCGCAAAATAAATATAATTTTACATTAGGTGTAAATCACTTTGCTGATTTAACACCTCTTGAATTTGAAACTTATTATACAGGAGGTTTATTTGACTTAAACGATAGATCTAGTCTAAGAGGATCATCTAACAGATATGGCTGCAAGTCTTTTACTACTAATAACGGTGCTAGTTTACCAAGTTCAATTGATTGGAGAAAGAAAGGTGCTGTTACCTCAGTTAAAGATCAAGGACAATGCGGAAGTTGTTGGGCATTTTCTTCCACTGCAGCAACAGAAGGTGCATGGGCTATTGCAACAGGAAACTTGGTTGATCTATCTGAACAAGAATTAGTAGATTGTGCTACTGGCTTTGAATATGGAAGTCACGGATGCAGTGGCGGACAAATGGACGGCGGTTTCAAATTTGTTATTGAAAACGGTTTGTGTACAGCTGCAGAATATCCATATGTTTCCGGAACAACAAAAACAGAAGACTCCTGCAAAAGTTCAACCTGTTTAAGCGATGTTAAAAATTCTGCTGCAAGTTGCAGTGATGTTACACCAAATAATGAGATGGTTCTTAAAACCGCAGTATCTAAACAACCTGTTGCTGTTGCAATTGAAGCCGATACAAAATATTTCCAATTCTATTCGGGAGGTGTTTTAGATTCTGCTGAATGTGGAACAAAATTAGATCATGGTGTAATGATTGCTGGTTATGGTGAAGAAGATGGCAAAAAATACTGGTTAGTTAAAAATTCATGGTCTGCCAGTTGGGGTGAAGATGGGTATGTAAAAATTGGCCGAAGTGACTCTACTAATACAAATGGTATTTGTGGAATTGCAATGTCGCCAAGTTTTATTGAATTTTAAATAATCCAGCTATCCACCTTTAGAAAAGGTGGAGCCAAAAATTTGTAAATAATTATATTTGTTTTATAATATAATTATTCAAAAAAATATGCAGACAAATTAATATTCAGAATAAGGTACATTGTTACCACCTCTGGTAATCAAATAATTATAAGTGTCTGAATTCATACATGCACAACCCATACTACTAGAATATGTATTAGGACAGCATTTTGGACTAAATGGCATATTATCAAATAAGGATAATTGACCTTCTGGCAAAGGAAGTGATTGGTTTGGACGATCAATAATAGCTTGAGCAGCTCTTGGAATAGGTTTACCAGGAACAATTGTTATATTTGGACTACCCCATTGAGAAGTATTCAAATAAGTTGAATTATTAAGAGGATAACTTGCTGATTCTCCATAATTAGTATTAGCTCCAGAAAATCCTTCTTTCACTGCTTCTTTTTTTGAACTAGCTGATGTGGAATTTGCACTACTTGAAGCTGGAACAGGTTCTGCCTTAGGCGCTGTCGTATTATCTGAAATTTCTGGTGGCGGAGGTGGTGTATCTTTATCCATACCTTCCATTCCTTCTCTTCTACAAAAAATACTAGTACATCCAAAAACAGTATGTATAACTAAAATTATGTAAATAACGCCAATCAATATTAAGAGTTCTAAATTTATTTTAAATCCAAGAATAGAAATATCCATTATACATATTTCATAGATAATAATTTTCCTCTATATTTTTCTAAAAAAAGATCAATGCAAGAATTATAATCATAAAATTTTATTCCGTTTACATTAAAAGTTTTTGAATCAGTCAATAAATGATATAATTTTAAATCACAGTTATCTGAAAATTTTAAATTTTTATATTTTTTATCTAATTCTAATGTGGATGTAAAACCCAACGATTTATCGCAAATATTTAAATTACAACCAACAAAACTTTTATTTTTTGCTAAATTATAAATTGCTTTTTCAGATAAATTACTAGTTTCTATTTCAACATATCCATATACTCTTTCACCATTTTCAAGAATATCTCCAATAGAAATATTTTTTATAGGTTTAATATTACCATTTTTAAGCTTAATTTCTGTATTTTTATCAAATCCACCATTCAAATACTTATGAATGTCTAAATTATTTACATTTATTTTATCAATATCATAATTAATAGACCTATTTAGATTACATAATATATTTTTAATTTTAACATCTTTAATCTTTTCTAATTCATCGTCATATATTTCATCCCAATCAGTAAATATTATATTGTTGATTTCAATTACTTTATTTTCTGTGTTAAGACAATATAAATAAGGTTCGTTATAATCTTCTAATTTTATTGCATTAGGATGTTCATCTACACGTAACCATTCATTTCCATATTTTACAATGTGTGAATCTGAAACAATTATACCATTTAATTGATACATTATTGATCCCTTTGTTTCTACGACAATTTTTGCAGTAATCAAATTATTATTAATAATTTTATCTCCAATGTTTAATTCTGAAATAGATTTAATTGTGCCATCATTGAGCTTAATCTGAGTATTTTTATCAAAACATTTAATTTTTGGTGGTGATTTTAATTTTGGTATAGATAATCCAGTACTAATACCCATAACTCTTGTCATAAATGTCAGTACTAACGCCAAAGGTATAGAAATAGCGACAAATAAAGCTGTACCTGCTATAGCTGATCCCCATGTAAATGGAAATAACCAAAATGCAAAAATAATTGCTATTGCTGCAATTAATATAGTAACGATAATTTTAACAACTATTCCCAATATTGATTTTAATGCGAAATAAACACCTAATGAAGTATAAATACCAGAAATCATTGTTCCTTGAACTTTTACAACAAAATCTTTGAATTTAATAATAATTTCCTGTATCGGAATCAATGAATTCAAAAGTCTATTCATAATTTCATTAACAAACGTTGAAAAAAAGGTTCTTATTTTTGCGAACATGCCTCTCATTCCATTAACACTATTTTTGGCATTATCTAAAAAGCTTGATCCTGAACTAACTATATAATTTAATGGTTGCAATGAATTTCCACTAATAGCCTTTAACATATTTTGAGTACAATAAGTAAAATTCTCTGCTGTAAAGTCATTAAAAGAAACATTATCAGGTTTGTTTATAAATCCCGCTATTGGCATAATCAATGGATTACACCGTTGATTCGCCCAATCTTCTTTAATACTTTTTACTTTTGTGAGAGCAATACAAGCGTTCACTACAATAACTACTATAATTGTAATTATAATAAATAAAATAAATGAAAACCCATATTGATCAAAATAGGATAATTTATCATACATCTTTTTTAAATTATCTAACCCTTTATTTGTTGTATCTGATGAGTTCATATATTATATAATTGTATATTGTATATATAATATATGGATAATTTTGATTTATTTTAAATTATATTATACCAAAAAGTTTTACAAAATAATCTTCCCAATCCCAAAAAATTTCACTACCAATTTGTATTTTATGATCACTTGTAATTAGACAACAAAAATGATCTGTATGATTGTTTGATATTATTGCATCCGAATAATTTTCAACTTTAATAAACTGATTATTGGCTTTATTGTATATTAAATGACTTCCGGTTACATAAATATCATCTTGATTAACACCTTTGCCTTTTATTAGATATAATGGTAGTTTCTCTCTACGATTATCTATTTTCATAGTAGATTCTACAATACTTCCGTTTTCTAAAACATCTCCTAAATTAATATCCTTTATTGATACTATATCACCATTTTTAAGCTTTATTTTAGTTTCTGGATGAAAACATTTACCTAGTTTTCTTACCATTTCTCCAGGTGGTCCATTCCATGCACTATTCATAGTCTTCATACTTCCATCAATCACATACATAATAGTAACCATAATACCTATTGTTTTTCCCATAATATCTTTAATTCCAATAGTAATCTTTTGGAATTCAATAACTAAATTTAAAAATACTCCAAACACGGATTGAATGATGGCAGATGTAAAAGTTCTTATTTTATCAAACATTGCTCTTGCCATATTAATTTCATTTGAAAAACTACCCATAGTACTAGATAATGAAGTTGTTATATAAGTAATTGGTTGTAGTATATATCCCATAAAATTGGTCTGTGTATTTTGAACACAATATGTAAAATCATCTGTTATATTATCCGATAATATCATGTAAAATGGATTACATCTGTATTGAGGCCAATTTTTCTTAATTTCCTGAATTTTATTTAAATAAAAGACACCTGCAATATACACTGCAAATGCTAAATTTATATATATAAAATTTAACCAACTTTTTCCTGATGGCATATTTAAACTTTTAACTTATATTAATAATATATAATTATTCAAAGATTTTCACTATTTATTAGATTTTTTATGTTTCCTTGTTTTATTTCGTCGCGACCTGCGCAATACAGTTCTCTTTTTTTTGTGTGATTTTCTATTGTGTTTTTTTCCTCCCTTTTGGGTTGCATATTTATCATAAACACTATTTGCGGCGCTTTGTGTACCTAAAACAGAAGTTTGTTTAATTATATCATTTGGTGATTCACCTTGTGGCGTGTATTGCATAGTAAACTGTGGTATAACAATTTTATCTGCACCACCACGTTTTAGATAACGTTTTGATTTATGTTTTCTACTTCCACCAATACTTTGTAAAGATTGTAATTTTTGATTTGCTGCATTTCCCTCTGCGATAGCAGAATCTCTTGGATTGCCAGCTAACATACCTTTTTGTGTAGGTAATACTAAACCAGGAATATTCGTATTTGTATCACTCATAGTTATCAATATATAAATAATAATATTTTAATTTAAGTTAAACTTAAAAATAATTAATCTTACTTTAAATATAATAATCAGAATGGATTCAATGGATGAAAAGCAACGATTACAACTTCAAAAAATGATAGCTGCAAACAATACTGAAGATCAAACCGAATTAATACGAAATCTAAAACACAGCACTATATTAAGAAATGATTTAAATAATATGGTATTATTAAAAGCTAAATATCGTGATCAACCTGATAAAATACACCTAGAATGTATGCATGAATGTAATTTTTTATTTACTTATTATACTGATATATATAACAAAGTAAGAAAGGATGAAATTGACATACATATTTTACACCAATTTTTAGACGTATTAAAAAAAATTGAAGACGGTGAATTAGATCAACATGAAGGTTCTTTTCAAGTAGGTACTCTTTTAAAAAAACTATATGTTGACAGTGCTCTTAAAAAGGCTGAAAAATTAGATGAAGCTAATAAAACAAATATAGAAGAACCAATTAAACCATCTGTTCAAATAAATTGGAGACAATTTAAAAAAATGAGCAAATAATCTAATTGTAAACAGTGCAAACAATATAAATGTATTTTATTATCTGTATGTAAATAATAAAATATTTGTTTGAATATGTCAAAAAAATATTCTACCACAACAACATTACTTATTGTAGAATCTCCTGCAAAATGCAAAAAAATAGAGGAATATTTAGGACCTGGATATAAATGTATAGCTAGTTTTGGACATTTGAGAGAACTTCCTTCTCTCCAGAATATTAAAATAGAAGATAATTTTAAACCTACTTATCAAATTATAGATAATTCTTTGAAGAAAAAACAAATTGAGTTGCTCAGGAAAGAAATAAAAAAGGCGGATGAAGTTATCATATCAACCGATAATGATAGAGAAGGTGAAGGAATCGGGTTTCATTTATTAGAACTATTCAATTTACCAATGTCCACAAAACGTATTGTATTTAATGAAGTAACGGAAAAAGCATTACAACAAGCAATAAGACAACCTCGCACAATTGATATGAATATGGTGCGTGCTCAACAAGCACGACAAATATTAGATCTCTTAGTAGGGTTTAAAATAACACCAATGTTATGGAAATTTATATCACAAAATTCAGAAAAGTCTTTATCTGCAGGAAGATGTCAAACCCCAGCATTACGTTTAGTTTATGATAATCAGAAAGAAATAGATAATGCCGACAATAAAAAAGTCTTTAATACGACTGGATATTTTACAAATATGAATTTGCCATTTGATTTAAACCATCAGTTTGAAAAGGATGATGATACTATTGATTTTTTAGATAAAACTGTAGATCATAATCATATTTATAATTGTTCACAACCTTCAAAAGTATTTAAATATCCACCAGAACCTTTTACAACAAGCAAATTACAACAAGCAGCAAGTAACGAATTTCATTTCTCTCCAAAAGAAACAATGAAGTTATGTCAGAGTTTATACGAATCAGGTTATATTACTTATATGCGAACAGATAGTAAAAAATATAGTGCTGATTTTATAGAATCTACAAAAAAATATATTCAGTCCACTTATGAAGAAAAATATATTAATGAAAACATACATCAGTTATCCTGTAATATGGATACAGAGCTAGAGACTAGAGAAACATCTAAAACTAAACCGTCAAAAACAACCAAAGAAGGTAAAAAACAAAAAGATAACTTAGCACAAGAAGCACATGAAGCAATAAGACCAACTAAGATTTCTCTCAAAGAACTGCCAGAAAAAGTAAATCCAAAGGAAAGAAAATTGTATAAATTGATTTGGGAAAATACATTAGAAAGTTGTATGGCATCAGCAACATATAATTCTGTGAAAGCTCAAATACAATCACATATGTCTTTAGTATTTCAATATACATCTGAATTAATAGCTTTCCCTGGATGGAAAATAGTAAAAAATAAATTTTCAACAGATAGCAAAGAATTTCAATATTTACAAACCATTAAACAAAATCAAACTATCAAATATAATAAGATTATTAGTAAAGCAACCATTAAAAATATTAAGATGCATTATACTGAAGCTAAACTTGTACAACTATTAGAAGAAAAAGGTATAGGTAGACCATCTACTTTTTCTATGTTAATAGATAAAATACAAGAGCGTGGATATGTTAAAAAAGAAGATGTAAAGGGTAAATCTATTATGGTAAAAGATTATGAATTAGAAAAGGATGAAATTTCTGAAATAGAAACCACCCGTGAATTTGGTAACGAAAAAAATAAATTAGTATTACAACCACTTGGTAAGATAGTAATGGAATTCTTAGATAAACATTTTATAGATCTTTTAAATTATGATTTCACGAGAGAAATGGAAGAAGATTTAGATAAAGTTTCAAAAGGCGAGTTTATATGGTCAGAATTATGTAAAAAATGCAATGATAAATTAGATACTATTATAAATGTGGTAAAACAAACAGAAAAAAATAAATTTGAAATTAAAATAGATGATATTCACTGTTATACTATTGCAAAATATGGTCCAGTAATTAAATGTGTAGAAAAAATAGATGGTAAAAAAGTAACAACCTATAAGCCAATTAAAAAAGATATGGAAATAGATTTTAATAAATTAGAAAATGGTGGATATACTTTGGAAGAATTAATAGATAGCAACGTAACCAAAGAAGCAAAAGATGCTAATAATATTGTATTAGGAAAATATGAAGATAAAGATGTTATATTAAAAAAAGGGAAATTTGGATTATATGTTATGTGTGGAGACTTATCTAAAACATTGAAACAATTTGGTAATAGACCAATGGAAAGTATACAATTGGATGAAGTAATACCATTATTAGAAGAAGGAAGTAATATGGTGAGAGAAGTATCGGTCAATATAAGTATTCGTAAAAGTAAAAAAGGAGACTATGTTTTCTTTAAAACTACAAAAATGAAAAAACCAAGGTTTTTTGGATTAACTGGATTTGAAGAAGATTATAAAACATGTGATATCAATGTGTTAAAATCATGGTTAAAAGAAAAACATGATATTTTCTAATTTTATCTATTTTGATTGATCTTCCCATTCTTTTTGCATTGTTTTTTTAAATTTTAAGAAATCCATATCAGAGTCTGGTTCATATTGATTTTTTGCATTTTTATCACCAAGATAATCAAAATAATCGTAATGGACTTTGTCATTATTGTCATACAAATAACACTGAATAGTTATACATGCAGTTTTATTTGTTTCTAAGTTCTTTAGTTGATGCACCTGATTTAGATTTGGCGTGATCCAAGTAATATCATTTTTAGTAAAATCGTGAGTTGTAAAAGGTTGTACACCATCAAGATCGTCGCATAAATAAGGGAATAAACTAACATGAATATCACCATGTAATACACGTATAATTGCATTTGCATTCCCATGATTGTGTACTGGTGAATAATGACCAACAGGCCAAATTTCCATAACATATGGAACACCAGGTGATTCCCCATTATTTTGACCAAGTGTAATTCGGAGATATGTTTCTAATGGTTGAGGATCTTTTCCGAATTCTGTAGCTTTTTCTTTGAGGCGGGTATTACACCAAAGACCTGGTGTGTTAATACTATAATTTATTGCTTTTGAGAAATCAGGAAAATCAGGTGAATCTAATATAAATTTACTACCTGCTATACAATTATATAATTTTTGACATGCAACTGATAAAGATGCGTTTGGAAGGTAATTATTACTAGCAACATCATCCATAGTAAGTTCATTAATATCTTTTACAAGAACTGGAACATTAGATGTAATCGGATCTTTCAGTAATTTCAATGGTAAAACACTAGGATTAAATCCAGAAATTATTACTAGGTTTTCTAAAAACATTTTATTTATTTCTGATTGTTTATCTGTAACATCAAATTGATAACTATAACATATGGTTTCAATACGAGGCTCACCTATACCAGCATATAATCTTTGATTTTGTGAATCTAAACTGAACCAATAATATGCGCCTGATTTATTAGTTATTCCGTCTTTTTTGGTTTGAGATACATATTTATCTCCATTTTTAATACGTGTTACTAAAAATTCTGAAGCTGTTAACATTATATTGAGTCCATCACTATTATCTTTTGTTAAAATAGTAAAACTATATTTTTTTTTATCATTATTATTTTCTATTGGAATGTTAAAACTTTCAAATAATAAATTATTATTATTAATTTCTTTATTAATATTAAAAACAAATACACCTTGACCATGTACAATAAGATTTATTTGATTTGTTCCAATATGTTTTGTAAAAGCAATATTTTTGATATTTTGAACATTTTTTAATATTGTATTGTTCATATTTTATTATATATTAATATATAATAAAATATTTGTATTACTTTATATTATATTATTCAAATTATAAAGCGTTTGGCCTGCAGTTGATATAGAATTTGCTGATCTATTCATCATAGGTAAAAGTGTTGTAAATTCCAATGTAAATGAATATTCAAAAGTACCAAAGTTAACTAGTTCACCATTGTGATATCGTAGACGAAATTTCAAACGTCTTATTCTTTCTACTGGTGGATTAAAAAACTTATAAGAGTTAGATGGTCCATCATAAAATTGTGATGTAGGTGTTGATACAATAGGTATTTTTGCAAACGCTGAATTTACAATACCGTTTGTTTCATTGGTTGTTAAAGTAAATTTACTAATATTATACGGCTGTGTTTCATCAATACAATTATATTTGAAAATTTCCATGTAAATATAAGATGGTCCAAAAATATTGGTTTTATATGGGCATTCTATAAATTGTACAATTGCATTTGGTAAAACATTTCCAGATAAGTCAGTTGCAGGTGTTAACCAAAAACCATTATCATCATTTACTAATACATCACCATAATAAAAACGAACATAATTATTTGAAACAATATAATTAATATTTATACTACCATCTTCATTGGTTATTAAATTAACTGGAGGCAACGACGATGTATTACAACGTGTAAGTCCTAAATTACCAGGTAAACCCCAATTAGAAAAATCAGGAACTTGGTTTTTTCTACATAATAATTGTTCATTTATTTCACAATTAGATGTAAATATTAACTCATTTAACAATTCATAACTATCGCAGCGATTACCAAACCATATTTTTTGTGAAACATTATTATAAACTATTATGAATCTATTATAACCTCCAGAGGAAATAAAGGAGTCTAATAAATATGTCAATGATGGATTATCATTTAAGTAATTTAGGATTATTTTTGTTACTGCTTCATTGAATTTATTTGTTAATTCTTTAGCTAATTGAGTAGGATTATAAAAACCTTCTTCAATAGTAATGTAATAATTATTTGTATAAGAAGTTAATGCTTGATAAATTGCAGTTTCTAAAGTATAACTACTATCATTTGGATTATATATATTTGTAAATTTAAAAATGATCGTAATATTTGAATTTAATACAGAAAATGTATTATAATTAGATGGAAATGACCAATCAGCTAATTTCATTGTTGAAATATTAGTAATATCTTCTGGTAATTCTATTTCAAATTCAGCGGAATTAGGAAAGGATAATGCATCTCTATCCTCTGAATGTATAGATACATATTTTTTATAAGATAAATAATTTTGTGAATTTTGTTGAATAGGATGGTTTTGATTCGTATTTAAATATGTATTATTGAATTTACTCATTTATATTAAATAGATAATAAATTATTTTTTATATTAAAATAATAATTTATAATAATAATGATAAAACATAACATTAATTACGGTGAAAAAACCCGAAATTCAACTAGTTATGTAAAAAAAATAAATCAATGTTATGATCAGTTGAATTTTAATTTTAGAGGACAAGGTACACCAAATAGTTTTATTAAAACATACACCCCATCCAAAATGAATGGTTCATTTGTGAAAACATTTAACAATTATAATTATAATTGTTAATAAAATTATATAATTATTATATATGAAAAACTGGTATTCAAGTATATATAAATCATTACTAATAGCAAGTATAGTAACATTTATAATTCATATGTTTTCTAAAGGTAATACGTCTTTAGGTGCATTAATTACTGGTTATAGCATATTAATAATTACGATACTAATGATTTTATATGTCGTTTTATTCAATATATTACAATTAACAGAAAAAGAAGGTATGTTTCAAACATTTTTATCTATGATAATAACCTGTGGCCCATTTTTATTGATATTGAATATAATTGGGTTTGTACTATATTTAGTGATTAATTATAGAGACCGAATTTTAGAAGGTCGTGTACCAAATGGTTACTTCACTTTTAGCAATATAACTGTAATAATGATATTACTACAACTTTACATACTTAATAGCGGTATTAATACAGAGAAATTTGAATCCACTAAAAAATTATCCAATATAACTACGAGTGTATTATATTTATATGGTGTTATTACTGCTATTAGTAGTATAACATTATTTATGATTTTGAAAAATTTTTCAGCAGACGGTTAAATAATTTATTCATTATTAATTTTTATAAATTTATAGGTTAATCCGTAACTTGAGTTTACCTCCCATATACCAGATATTTTCAAAATAAAATTCACATCTGTTTTATTTTGAGCTTCTTGAAAAATTTTAATAAAGCCATTTTTAAATTGTTCATAAATTTTATGCTGAGGAAATTTGTTATAAAATACATTTTCAAATTTTTTTAATATATTTTCTTCTATTATTTTTATTTTTTCTATTAAATTTTTATGAGATTCAATGTTAAAAATACATTTATATTTATTATAATATTTTTCACAATATATATTTTTTAAATTAATTAGTAAATAAATACCATTTATAGTAATATTGTTTGTTGAATATAATATTCTAATAAAATTACCATCATCCATAATAGTATTTTTAACTGGATCACAAAATATTACATAATTATCATCATATTGGTTTAAATTTTTTACTATATTCATACAAATTATATTCGTTATAATTAGATTAGGGATGTTTTTAAGTTATATCCATAAGTTAACAATTAGTAAGTAAATAAGTTTTATTATGAAATAAAGAATATTTCTTTTATATAATTAAGTTAACATGAAATTTTATGAAACCCATTTTGAGGATTATATAATTGAGAATCAGAGAGAAAATCTACATTCAAAATTAGATAAATTATATTTAAAATTTCCAAAAGAAACAAGTAAGTTACATAATTTAATATTTTATGGTCCAAGTGGTGTCGGTAAATATACACAAATGTTAAAATCTATTAAAAAATATAGTCCAACAGAATTAAAATATGAAAAAAAGATCAGTGTAACTTACAATAAGCAACAATATTATTTCAAAATAAGCGATATTCATTATGAAATAGATATGTCATTATTAGGTTGTAATTCAAAATTATTATGGCATGAAATATATTTACAAATAATTGATATAATATCCGCTAAGACCGATAAATTTGGTATTATAGTTTGTAAATATTTTAATGATATTCATAGTGAATTACTGGAAAATTTCTATAGCTATATGCAAAAAAATTATTCTATTTGTGTAGATCTGAAATTTATATTATTAACAGAAGAAATAAGTTTTATACCAGATAATATCATAAATTGTTGCCAAGTAATACATGTAGCTAGACCAACAAAAACCAATTATATGAAATGTATTAAAAAATTACCTAATAAAATTAAATTAGAAAATATAAGTAATATAAAAAATTTACATAACTACAATGATGAATTAATGTTACAATACAAAATAATATGCAATAAGATTATCAGTAATTTAAAAAATATAGAAGATATTCATTATTTAAAATTTAGAGATATTTTGTACGACATGTTTATTTATAATTTAGATATATCCGATTGTATATGGTATATATTATCCAGTTTAATTAATGATAAATTAATACAAAAACAACATTTATCTTCTATTTTAATAAAAACGTATTGTTTTTTTCAATATTACAACAACAATTATAGACCAATTTATCATATGGAAAATTATTTATTTAATTTAATTAAAATAATTTATAAATTATAATTTATGTTTTATTTTACTATCCACTTAAAATCATATAAGGATAGTAAATTATGAATTATCACATTGCATTTCAAATTTTAGAATTGGATATTTCTAAAATAGAAACCAAAGATATTACATTACAAAAATTAAAAAAACAATATCATAAATTAGCATTAAAATATCATCCTGACAAAAATGGTAATACGATAGAATCTAATGAAAAATTTAAAAAAATACAAGAAGCTTATTTATATTTAAAGAATGAATATCAATTTATAGATTTAGAAAATGACAATAATAACAATGAAAAAAATGACGAAAATAATAAACCATATATGGAAATTTTACAATTATTTATTAAAGGTGTATTTGAAGGCAAATATAATGATATCATTTTAAAAATAATACCAGATATAATATTAGGTTGTAAAAATATATCATTAAAATTATTTGAAGGCTTAGATAAGGATACGTGTGTATATATATATAATTTTCTCTCCAAACATCGGTTGACATTACATTTAAATGAAACTATTTTAGAAAGTGTTAAAGCAATTGTTGAACAAAAGTTTGAAAATGTTTTAATATATAAACTAAATCCTACCATAAATGATTTGTTGAATAGTAATATATATAAATTAAATGTAAATGATGAACTATGCTATGTTCCATTATGGATAAGTGAATCTTATTTTGACGTTTCTGGGTATGAAGTCATAGTATTATGTGAACCAGAATTACCTGATAATATTGAATTAGATGAAGATAATAATATATATATAGTGAGAAAAGTATCTATAATACATGAAATAACAAATTTATTAGAAAAAAATTTAAATTTAGAAATAAATCTTGCCGATAAAGTATTTGAAATTCCATTAAATGAATTAATTATTAAAAAAGAACAAACCTATGTATTTAATAAAAAAGGTATTTTAAAAAGTCAAAATGAATTAGGTACCAATATTTTAAATGACAATGAAAAAGCTAATATCCATGTTTTAATAAAATTATATTAGATTTTCAATTAAAAATTTTATATTTTATGCGTATTATATATAAAATATAATGTTTACAAATATTGCACAATCAACACCATCTGTTAAAAGTACGTCTTCAACTGTGAGTCAATCATCGTCAACCAATGGTGATAATATATGTTCTGAGAATAGTCCATATGATAAAATTTATACTGATGAACCTGTAAAGATAAAACCTTCAAAATATTGTAAAATTGATAAAGACGCTGGAAAGATATACTTTTGTAAACCATCTGGATTTGGTAAAAGTCATATATGTGAATATACGGCACCTTATAAAAAGCCAAGCATGTTTTCTTTCTTTTCAAGAGGTGGTAAATACAGACGTAGTAATAAAAGAAAAAATACAAGCAAAACAAGGAAAAGTAATAAAAAAAATAGAACTAAGAAATCAAAAAAAAGTAAAAAATAATATTATTAATTACATTACAAATAATATGATTTTAAATATCTATCTAATTATTTAAGCATCTGATTTCTTCTTAACAACGCGTTTTTTTACTACCTTTGGATCTTCTACGACAGGAGCTGGAGCTGGAGCTGGAGGAGGTACTACTTCTTCCTCTTCTTCTTGATCTTCTTCATCATCAACCTCGTCATCACTATCATCTACTTTAGTGGATATTACAACTGGTTCATCATCAACATCTACAGTTTGATTCTTTAATTTTTCCTTATCTTGTGTCTTGAGCTTAATAAAGCATTGGCCTTGCAATTGTGCTCTTGGTTTTTGTACTACAGCTTGTAATAATTTCCATCCAGCACTAAACTTACCATTTACAAACCAAATACCTGCAAATTGTATTAAACATGCAATATTGGATCCTTTCTTTAAATAATCAAGTGGTGTAACTCCTAGGTTTTCACTACTAGGATATAGTCTATTAGCATCTTCATCATAAATCTCTGTCTTCCATGTACCTTCCCATTGTGGTAATTTAACACGGATTGTTGGTTGTTTAGTATAATCATATTCTCCTGTAGCTTTATTTTTAGGGTATTTTAATAAAGGAGTAAATAACTCTTCAATAATTTCTGCACTTTTGTGTACTTTTCCAAACCATTCTTTTGAATAAATCAAAGCATCAGCTTTAATTTTATCTTCAAATGATTTAATATTTCTTAAAAATGCTTCTGTATCAGGAGTCTTATATTCTTCGTTTGGAAATTGAAGTGATAATTCAAATCTACCATTACCAACTTCTTCGCCATCCTTTTTGAAATCACTTGCACCCCATGTAAGCATTAATGGAGTAGATAATGTTAGTGTTGTTTTTGTTGTTTTGTTTAAAATATTTACTGATTTGCCACCTTGAGCACTTGCTTTTGGGGCAGTGTACATAATATTTTCAGGATTAAATTGAGCACCGTCTACGATTCTTTCAGCCATTTTATTTTTATGATATAGATTATTGTATTATCTTTAAATCAATTTTTTTTTTATTAAAAAATACAGCATAAATACCTCAAAAAATTTGTGTTTATTATGATAAATGATAAGGGTTTTGTAATAATAATTTTATATTATTATATAAAAGAAACATAATAAATATATATTTTTATTATTATAATAAAATAGTAATGAGTATCTTAGAAGAATATATGAATAAATTAGTATTTAAATACGAAAAAAATATACGTATGAATAAAAAATTAATAAAACTAAATGATGAAACTCAAGATCCTGTAACTATTCATGATTACAATAAATTGACTGAATATAATTATAATATTCAGCAATTGAAACAAATGGTGAAATATTACAAATTAAAATTAAGTGGTAACAAAAAAGAATTAATAAATAGATTATACATATTTCTTTTTCTATCCTCATATGTTGTTAAAATTCAAAAAATATTTAGAGGAATATTACAACGTAAATTTAATACTTATTTTGGACCAGCACTAAAAAATAGAGAAATATGTACAAACAATACAGATTTTGTTACAATGGAAGATTTAAAAGATATACCATATGGTCAATTTTATAGTTTCAAAGATAATGATGGAAGAATTTATGGTTTTGATATAGCATCCATATACAATTTAATATATAAAAATGTAGATTATATTGATATTAGTAAAATTGGTGGTATCAATCCATATAATAGAAATAGAATACCGACCTTTGTTATGATAGAATTAAAAATGATTGTAAGAACAGGTAAAATTTTAAATATTCCAATTAATTTGGATTTTGAAAATGAAATTAGTAATATGTCAACAAGTAAATCCGTTGAAATGAGAACATTATCATTATTTCAAAATATTGATGCTCTTGGTAATTATAGTTCACCAGAATGGTTTTTAACATTAAATAGAAACCAATTAATTAAATTTTTGAGAGAATTAAGTGACATTTGGAACTACCGAGCACAATTATCTAATGAAGTAAAACAAAATATTTGTCCGCCGAATGGAGATCCATTTAGGAATATCAATATAGCTTATATCATGAATGAAACTGATTTATTAAATATTAAAAAAAGAATTTTAGATGTTTTAGAAAAATTCGTTAATTCTGGAATTGATAGGGATAGTAAAACCTTAGGCTCTTATTATGTACTGGGTGCATTAACGCTTGTAAATGAATCCGCAGCATCTTCGTTACCATGGTTGTTCCAATCCGTGTCCTTTTTTTAGATCAATATGTTTGTACGATTACTCATATTATGGTAACAATATATATTATTTGCGTTAAATTACTTAAAAACTATTTATTTAGGTATAGTATAATAAGATGGCTAGACAAACCAAATCCAAGACCACTGAAAGTGAACAAGTTGCTCCTGTTACCACCCCTGTTGAGGCTGCTGCCCCTAAGGAAAAGAAAGTAAAGGCTGTTAAGGCCCCAAAAGTTGAAGTTGCACCTGTTGTTGCCGAAGAACCAGTTGCTGCTGCCCCTGAAAGTGAAGCTCCACTTGCTGAACTATCTGTTGAATTTTCCGCAAAATTACAACAAATGAGTGTAAGTATTTCATCCTTAAAGAGTGAATTCCGTGCACTTGAGAAGAAATGGGCACGTGAATTGAAGACTGCACAAAAGCAAAGTTCCAAGCACAAGAGAAAGGCTGGTAACCGTGCTCCTTCTGGATTCGTAAAGCCAACCCGTATTTCTGATGAGCTTGCAAAATTCCTTGACAAGCCTTCTGGAACCGAAATGGCTCGCACTGAAGTTACTCGTGATGTAAATAAATACATCCGCACTAACAACCTTCAAGACAAGGAGAATGGTCGCAAGATCAACCCTGATTCCAAGCTTGCTGCTCTTCTTAAGCTAAAGAAGACTGATGAACTTACATACTTCAACCTACAAAAGTACATGAGTCATCACTTTGCCAAGGCCACCAAGGAAGCTGGAGCTACTGCTTAAATACAACCTTTTCCACCTTTAGAAAAGATGGAGTCAAAAACAACCTTTTCCACCTTTAGAAAAGGTTGAGTCAAAAACAACCTTTCTTAAAGGTTGAGCCAAATATAAAAAATTACAACTTTCAAAAAGTTGTGCAAAATAGAAAAATTGAAATATTTCAAAAAACCTATAAAAATTGTATGTAAATTAAACAAATTATATACAATTTACAATTATGTTATGCAAATCTAAAATACTTTTAATTATATACAAAAATAAAAATGAATACTAATTGTATTTAAACATTACAATTAGTATATAACTATATGTACATAATTCTATAATGATATTAATTTTTGATGCAAACACAAAAATTTTACTAATTATCTTGTCGGTAATGATATTTATTATCATATGCTCTTCTTGTTTATTGTCAAAACTAACAATGGGTACTTTTTGTTGTTGTAAAAAAAGAATGGTTGTTGATGATGAAGGAAATTACAATATCAATGTATAAAATCACCAATTATCCACTCTTTTAGATAGAGATTCAAAATCTTCAATACTATCATCATCCGAACCATACTTGACTAATTCTTCTACTAATTGGTTTTTATCTATATGTTTTTGATATAATAAAACCGTTTCAATATTGATGTATTCATCAATTTCATTTATTTGATATTTTGGATTTAATATGTAATGAACAATAAAACTAAGATCTAATCTTTGGGTTTTTAATATATCTATTAATCTAACACTGTATATATATTTTTTTAGTGTTTCACGATCATAACTTTTGTTATATAAATCTAACATGTTTATGTGTTATTATAATTTTATAAAAAAATATTTTTATATATTAATTACATTTTAATTATTATTATTATTATTATTATTGTGGAAATATAAAACCATCTTTTTTTAATATTTCTTTAATATCTGAATACATTACATTTGTATTAACAATGGAAATATTTTCATAACGTTCCAAAGATGTATCCAATATAAACATAGAAATATCTGATTCATACATTTCATAATCATAAATTTCTATATAATTCGTATTTTCTTTCAACCAATTGTAAAAACTGATAGGTCCAGATTTTACTGTATTTTTTTTATATTTTTTAAAATACTTTAGTGTGGTGAATAAATTATGTTGATTATGATGATCGTTATTTACATTATAATCTGTACCAGAAATAACACAAATTTCTCTTAGGTCATCTTGAGTTATATTTAGTTTATTTAATATTTTTTTTGTTTCATAAAGTACAAAAGTATGATTTAATAAGCTCAAATATCGTAAAACACGTGGACAACCATATATGAACATATCCATGTCTTCACTTAAGCACGCCCATACAACTCCTTTTATGGTAAGCATTGCACATAATTCATCTGCCTCATTTGGTGCATCACAATATGTCATGCCATAAGACCTAATTAATTGTTTAACATCTTCAATTTGTCTCCTACTAACATGTACAAATTTCTTTTTTAACAAATCCATTTTATTGATAATTTCGTGCTTTTCATCTTCATTCATATTAACATCATATTCCAAATTCTTTTTCAATAAATTAAATTCTTTTTCAGCTTTTTTCTTTTCATCTAGTCGCTGGACTAACAGTTCTTTTTTTTCAGCAGGAGGCTTACCATCAAAAACAAATAATGGTACAATATTATAATGTCTAAAAATAGATAACATTAAATAAATATTTTCAATTAATGTATCATCCGAAGCAAACTTATATAAATAAATACTTATATCTACTGCAATTTTTTTCCCATTTAGTTGATTCATAGATATAATTTGAATAGAATCCGATTTTTTACATTCTTCTCTAAAAAATTTATTTAAATAACGAATACCCATATATTTTATAAATTTTTATATTTACATTATTTGTTATCTCCATTAAAAATTTCAATTTTATAAATTTAATAAAATAAAATTGAAATAGTTTCATATTTATTATGAATAAGTATTCAATTATATACAAAAATGCAAACAAGAACTGGACTAACATATGGAGATTCTGAAAAAAGAATCAATACAATGCAAATTTGCACAAATTTTGGTAAAAGTTATTTGAATACACCTTTTCCGAAGGTAGAAATAGATTTTGATGAAGCAAGTAATGCTTGGAAATTAAATAAAAAATACGTTGGAAATGGTTGCTATAAATATAAATGCATAAAAATGACAAAAAATGGAAAAGCGTGTAAAAATGAAAGTTTATATAATTGTAATTATTGTAGATTCCATATAAATTGTAGAAATATAGAAAATCAGAATCTATAATTATTTGATCTTATTATTTCTTGATATTCATCAAAATTATCCAATAAAAATTTTAGCTCTGGATCTACGGTCATATCGGATGCTTTATTTCCATCGCTATTTTTTATTGTAGGATCCGCGCCTAATTTCAATAAGACAATAGCTGCTTCTTTTCTATCCCAACGTCCACATTTATGCAAAGCAGTTTCTTTACTGTTTGTCTTACCATTTATATTAGCCCCTGCTTTTATTAATACATCTAACATTTTTAAATCTCCCCAACGAGCAGCATAATGAATTGGTAACCATCCATCTCTCTCTTCAATATATTCAACATTTGCACCCAATTTCAACCATTTTTTTACACCTATCAAATTGCCAAAATAACATGCGTTTAATAATTCTTGATCTATTTTTTTAGGTTTTGGCTTATTTTTAATAGTTTGCCAAATTTTTTCTTCCATTTAAACAATTTACTATTTTATATAGTATTCCAACTTTAAATAATAATTTTTAATATATTTCGTATAACTTTTGGCTCCACCTTTTCTAAAGGTGGAATTATCCTAATTCACATATAGTCATTCTAAGATTTGTTAATAACAAATGTTTTGTTTTTTGATTCATTGTAGGATTATTTTTAGTTTTTTTTAAATGCTGAAGAAATTTTTCAGTATTTTGAATATTTTCTAACATGCTTTTTGTTTTGTAATTTTTATTAATAAACATACAAAATTTTTCTTGATTTGATATAGTTTTCTTAAAAGCAAATAAGGATAAATTATTTTTATTGCACCAATTTAAAAAAGATGGGTAATTGTTCATCATTACTGTTTTAATAACATAATACGATAATACATTTGTCTTTTCTTTATACAATGTTTCTCTCAAAATTTTGCTTTCATGATTATTTAAATATAAATCTTTATAGGAGAGCCCCATAAAATCTAATATTTTTACCAATTGAAAGAAACCATATATTCTTTCAAAATTAATAAAAAATTCTACATTAGATAAAAATTCATCTTTATTAATATCCTCATATTCTATATTTTTATTTTTCAGTAAAAAGAAACTACAAAATGAGGCATTAATTATTTCAGCCCAAAATTCAGTGTATGCTTCGTATGAATTTACAAATGAATTTACTTTAAAAATTTGCAATAAAAAATTATGACAATTATTATTATTCATATCAGAAAAGTCTAACCCAAAATTATGAAAGGTTTCGTGTATAAATACTTTAAACCACTCTTCATGTCTAAAAATTACAATTTCAGAATTTTTTGGGCATGTTGTAGTAAATGCAGTATTAACGTGTTTTTCATCTAAAATATGAATATTTGAATCAGGTAATTTCTTTTCCAAACTAGTAAAATAAAAGTAAATAACAAGTGAATTAGCGCATTGTTTTGAAGAATATAAATTTAATATGTATAACCACATAATAATAGAATCAACATATTTATTATAAGTTTTAATTTTAAGCTCTACATTCGGATCTTCTACAATAAATATTATTTTACCATTTCTGTTAAAGAGAGAAAAACTATAGGTTATTTCAGATAAACTTAATTCATCTATATGATCACGAATAATATTTGGAAAACTATTATAATTAAAATTTTTTGGTTTTGTTACATAGGAAGAATTTTGGATTTTGTTTATTTCATAATTATACAATAAAGCTCTTTTTTTAATTATCTGTAAAAATTTATATGCATTCAAAATATCATAATATATTTTTTCTAAAATATTATTAGTAGTTGTATCATGATGAATTGGATATATATATTTATTTTTTGTAAAAAATGATAAGTATTGTTTACTATTATTTGTTAGTTTCATTATTATAAATATAACTATATAGTTTATATAGTTATATAAAAGATATTTTAAATATTTTAATTATTTATTTTACAAATCATTTTTTCTTATCTTATCACGAATAATCATTAAATCATCTAAAATTTCTGGTGGAGATCCTTTTTTATAATGAGTTAATTTTGCATCTCTAGTAGCCATTAATAATGCTTTTAAATCTTCATTTTGTGTAAACTTTGCCTGTTGTGCATTGTACAATTCTTGTTTATCTCGTTTACCAAAAAAATCTGGGTCTATAGATGCTTCTATAGGTCGTAAAAGTTCACCCTTAAATTTTCCACTCTTACTACCTGCAGCCTTTGCCATTTCAGGATCTTTTGATAATTCAGTTCCAGAATCTAAAGAAAAACTTAAATAAAAATCAGGGTGTGCTTTTTTAAATTTGGATGCTTGATAATAATGTTCTACACTTGACCACTTATGATTGTCTAACATAAATGGTTGTACCCATTGATCATCTAGTTTTTTTCTCCATTGTGAAAATGTTGCTAAATTTGAAAAATCTTTTATTTTATCACCAGATATTTTTTCACCCGACCCTTTACCTGGTAAAGGTTTATCATTTGATTTAGAATAAAATACAAATACTGTGTTGTCATCATACATTCCTCTCAATTTTGCTTCCGATAATTCTTGAAAATTATATAAATCCTCTTTAATTACACCTTTCTGTAAAGTTGATTTAAATTTTTGAAAATCAGGAATAAGTGAAAACACACCTGCATTTTTTTCTAGGCATTTATCTACTATTAATTTTTTAATATCATAAGGAATTTCTTGAAATTTAAAAATACTTTTTTTCTTATAACTTACTAATTTATAATGCGATCCAGTATAATCTACAATAATATAAAATTCAGGATAAAATACTCCTTTGTTATCTAAATACTCATCATTTATCATACCACATTGTATTACATTTTTAATATCTTCTGATTTGTATGCTTCACTAGATAAAATAATAAATTTAATATTTAATATTCTTTCTAATGTTGAAATTGCCCACATTTCTGCCCAAAATTCACAACTTCTTATTTTCTTTTTAAATTTATCTAATGTATCTATTCCTTTCATAAATTTAAACTCAGACATAATCTGAGCAGTAATTTTCTTTTCTTCTATCAATTTATCATGTGCTGCTTTCACTTTTTTTGCTTCATCTGAAAAAAATTTTTTTTCATTGCGATCTAGAGTGTTATTAAATCTCTCTCTTATTTTAGTATATTCTATTGCAAGAGCCTTAATTTTATTGGTTTCTTCAATAATATTTTGATTATACATATCATATTGTTCTTTGTAGTTCATAAAAATTTTATCATCTGCTTCATCAGATAATTTTTTTCTTATTTTATTTACTGAAGTTTGTTGAGCAATACTTGAAAAAGCATCTCTTATTGTAGCAAATAAACAATCTCCTCCACCTTCATTATCTATAATAGAATAATAATTGTTTTCCATAAATTTTTGTACCCAATTTTCAGATAAAGATTCCTTATATTTATCCCTTATATCTTTTGCTTTTTTTTGCGTTTCTTCAGTTAATAAAGGAGGTAAAGGAATACCCTTTGTTAAAATAAATATATCTTCTCTTTCTTTTGGTATATCATAACTCTCTATTACCAATTGTTCTTTTTTTTCATTTTTATCAACACCTTTTTCATCTTCAAATTCTTCACTTTCAACAATTTCTCCTTCTTCTTTATCAACCCCTTCTTTCCTTATTAAAGGAACCTCGGGAACCAAACGAATTTTTTCTAACATATCTTTTGTAACGAAATTATATATCAATGGTTCATCTAGTTTTTCAACATCTAAGTTATTGAAATCATCCAAATAGCTAATGTAATTAGTTGCCTCTATTTCATATAATCCAATCTGTATTACTTTATTATTATTTTTAACTAAATAAATAGGAAAATAAAAAATGTTTTTATCTTCAAATGTATTTTTAGCATTTCCTACTGCAATAATAACATCTACATCTTTAATTTCAATTTGATATAATGTTGCCTCTGTTTTTAAATCGTCTGAATCCACGCTTTTTAATTCAGGATAACTAACGTCATTATTAATTTTTGATAAAACCATTTCTTTATTATATAAATATATTTATAAATATTATATTTATATAATATTTTTGTTATTTTACATTTACCATAATATATATTTTTTCATAAATTTGTCATTTTTGAGTTCACTTATAAAATACCACAATTGTTTTCTTTTATAAACAATTAATACATTTTCTATATTTTCTTCAAAATCCAATAACAAAGCTATAATATCTTGTTTCTTCAATTTATTAATTTTAACTTCTTTTGATAAACCATAATAATCACATATTAACATTAATTGTTTGATATTATAATTCGTATCATAATCAATGCTCTTAGCAATTATATCCGACTCTAAAATAGAGTTATAATATATTTGATTATTCATATCAAAGGATTCATCATTAATTTCTTTTAAAATATTATCTAAATCATTTACGGTATTTTCATAATTATTCATAATAGAAAAATTATCATCTATATTTATGGATATATTTTCATCAGACATTTAAAAAATATAAATATAAAAATTATATATTTTAAACTTCGTAATATATTTAAATAATTTACCATTACATATCAATAAGATCCATAAACTTAAATATTGATTTATTACTTAAACTTAAATAATTTTTTGACTTGCTATGCGCCAACTTTTCTATTAATTCTGGAATAGTCATATTATCAATCAATTCATACTCATTTTGCAAATCCATCAAGATGTCTTTTTTGTACATTATAGCAATGTTTTCAGATAATTCGTCTACTTCATTTTTCTTATTATCTTGATTTACATATGTGTAAATCTTGTTCATTAAATCTCTTATAATATTAACAATCATAATTTTAGATATTATATTATTGTTCATTAAATTTATGAAGAATGATGCAAGAGCCTTTCTTTTTTCATTATCTTTATTAATTTTACAAAATTTTGTATAATCCACATTTGGTTCAATATACTCAATAGTATCAAATAAATTTATAAAATTATTAAAATTATTTTCAAAAATGTTTTTCATGACATCAAATTTATTAATTAATTCCGTATAAAGATCAGCATACATTTTTGAATAAAAACGATTTGTTGATGCTATTTCAAAAATAATTGTACCCACTTTTGTCATATCCTCGTTAGCAACATTTTCCTTTATAATATTATCAATAATATCAATAATTTTACTTTTTATATCTTGATAATTTTTATCCGTCATTTTATTTAAATTAGATCGCAATAAATCTATTTGTGCATCTAATCCAACCTTTTGTTCAATTTTTGTAGTTTGGAATGTACGTAATGTTTCCCAGTCATCTTCATTTAAAATTTCCATAGATTTATTGTTACGTCTTTTTTTATGGGTTTCTCTATCCAGTGATTGCTTTCCATGCTCCATATCTTTATTCAATACATCATTTTTAACACTTGGTGTTCGTTTTTGGAATATTGGTGTTTTAACATAATTGGGTGATCCTACTTCTAATGCTATTTCAGAAATAGTTTGAAGTGTATTTTCAGGAAAATCAAATTTAAATCCATTAAATGTAATAGTATTAAAATCACATAAGGTATATTTTCTTATATTTACACTCATATTCAAATACAAATTATGTTAGATTATAATAGTAAATATATTTATATCAATTTTTTTATTATAATATTTAAAATTTACTTAAATATAAAAAATATAATAAATATATATAATGTCCCTAGTAAATGAGAATGAAAAGGTAAATGGTGGTAACAAATTTGAAGAAGATACATATAATTCTTCTTATGAAATTAATAATTGGGATGATCTAGATAATGATCCTAATATATTAAGAGGAATATATAGTTATGGGTTTGAAAGACCCAGCCCAATTCAAAAAAAAGCAATTAAACCTATTATAATGGGTAAAGATATCATTGCGCAAGCACAATCAGGGACAGGTAAAACTGCTGCATTTGGTATCGGTGCATTATCCATTATTAATGTTAATGATAATTTTACACAAGTTTTAATATTATCACCTACTAAAGAATTAGCAAAACAAACATCCAATGTTCTACAACAAATTGGATCTATGATGAATGGTTTAAAAATTCAAACCGTATACGGCGGTTCACATTATGAAGATTTTAATAATTTTTCTGATAAAAATACACCACATATTATTTGTGGATGCCCTGGAAGAGTTTATGATCTAATGAGGAGGGACAAAATAACATCCAAAAAAATTAAATTAATCATTTTAGATGAAGCAGATGAAATGTTATCTAGTGGATTTAAAGAACAAGTATATAATATTTTTCAACATTTTAATAATGATATTCAAGTAGGTTTATTCAGTGCTACACTTCCAAATAGTATTTTTCCAATTATCAACAAAATAATGCGTAATCCAGTAAAAATTTGTGTAAAGGCTGAACAGCTGACATTAGAAGGAATTTCTCAATTTTATGTAGCTGTAGATGATGATAGGCAGAAATATGATACACTAAAACATATTTACAAGTATGTTTCTGTATCGCAATGTATTATTTATTGTAATAGTATTAAAAGAGTTTCAGATTTATACGATGCAATGAAAGAAGATGACTTTCCAGTTTGTCGTATTCACAGCAACATGGATAAAAATGAGCGAGATGATTCTTTTAAAGAATTTAAAAATGGTAAATCACGGGTTTTAATATCTTCTAATGTAACTGCAAGAGGAATAGATATACAACAAGTAAGTATTGTAATTAATTTTGATATGCCAAAAGATTTACACACTTATTTACATAGAATAGGTAGAAGTGGTAGATGGGGAAGAAAAGGCGTAGGTATTAATTTCATAACAAGAAGAGATATTAGTAAAATTAAAGAAATTGAATCTTATTATGCATGTGAAATTAAAGAAATTCCTATTAATTTAGATTTTTTAGAAAGTTTCTAAATTGACCAACAACAGGACTCGTAAATGGTAAAATTACATTGTTTCTAATGTATTCTGTATAATGGTTTATTAAATCAAAAAAAGAAATAAGTATTATATAAATACCAGCAGAATAACAAACTTTCCTATCTAATTCAGTGAAATTTATTTTATGTTTTCTATAACTATTGAAACGATAAATTAAAAATAACGCTAATATTATTTTTATTACAAAATTAAATTGTGCGAGAATGGTTGGTTTATTTTGTAAAAATCCAATTATAAATAATAGAACTGTAAATTTGGTGATAAATGAAAAAAATTTTAAAAAATTTAATTCAAAATTATAAAAATCTTTGTTATCTATTAAAATATCGCCCATTATATAATATATTTATATTTATATATAATGACAAAAAAAAGAAGTAAAACTAATAAAAACACAAGAAAAAGAAGAATGAAGATAGTATATAAAGGAGGTCAATCCAAATTATATAATTTGGATGGTGATATTATAACAATACCTGATACCTACAATGGTAAACCTATTTTTAGAAAACAAACAATGAGAAAGGTAGAATTAATGATATCAAAAAAAATAATGGAAACACCTAATCCTTATATAGTTACTATTTACGATGTCAATGATGATAAAAACACAATTGATATGGAATTATTAGATTTTGATTATAAATTGAACGATGAAAATATCAAAAAAATTCAAATAACTGTAAAAGAAGCGATTCAATATTTACACAGTATTAATGTTATGTATATTGATTGGAAATATGATAATATAGGATTAAGTAAAGATGGTAAATTCAAATTATTTGATTTTGACTCTAGTGGTATTGCGGATCCGACTAATCAGAATTGGCTCATTAAAAATCCAAATTCCAAAACCACATGGTCACCACCTTCAAGTTATTCATGGGCAGTAGCATTAATGAACCATATAACGGCACCATTATGTGCCGATAATTTTATTTGTTTTTTATTTTTAAATAACATGCTTGATAATATTGAACATGTTCCTATTTATGATGAACCAGCAATGATATTATAATACTTTGATTTTATTGATTCGTAAAATAAATATATTATATTTCTAATAAAAATATAATATATTTAAATGAGCACCAATCGTAAAATAGATGATATTGATAAGTATTTTAAATTACCAATATACTATAATAGTAATAAAACAGAAATAAAAGAAAATATTATTTCAGATTTAGAGTTAACAAATACAGTAGACGCTTCCAATAATTCAATTTACAGTTATTATTTCAATACTATTGACAAAGGTAATCCTTTATCCGAAAAAATTATAAAATTAGTATCCAAAGAATATACAACTGATTCATTTTTTTTAAAAGAAAATCAAAAACTTTTAAAAACATTTTCACATATTGAAAAACAGTACACCGATATAAATTATAAAGAAATTATTGAATCATGGGATGAAATTAAATGCGATACTGGTTTCAAAGAAAGATACTACTATATAGATTGGCCAATGTGGGAATTTTTAAATAATTACCAACCTTTTTTACAATTTATGAGTATTTACAACATGATGTCTCCAGTAATTTCGTTATTTGTACCAATCATTATTTTGATTATTCCTTTTTTTATTATTCGTTTAAAAGGACTACAACTAACTATGAAAGAATATATTGACATACTAAAAATAATAATATCACAACATGCATTAGGTAAACTATTTACACATTTTAATGATGTTTCGTTTCAACAAAAAATTTATTTGGTTGTATCCGCAGGTTTTTATGTGTTTTCTATATATCAAAATATATTAGTTTGTTACCGTTTTCATAATAATATGAAAAAAATCCACAATTATTTTAATACATTTAATAATTATTTGACTTACACTATTGAATCTATGCAAAATTATATCAAACACAGTGAAAATTTAATAACACATAACGAATTCAATAAAACAGTAAAAGATAAAATTTCAGTATTAATGGAAATAAAAAATAAGTTAGATTCAGTCAGTGTGTTTAAATATAATATAAAGAAATTATCGGAAGTTGGACATATCTTACAAACCTTTTATCAAATATATAATGATTCCAGTTATGAAAATGCTATAATGTATTCTTTTGGATTTAATGGATATATTGATTGCATTGTTGGTTTACAAGAAAATATCAGAGAAGGTAAAATCAACTTCATTAAATTAGTTGATAATAATAATCGCAAAAATAAAGGTAAAATTAAAAATAAATTCCATAAAAGTTATTACGCTTGTTTGAAAGATAAAAAACATGTTAAAAATACAATTCGTATTGATAAAAATATTATCATATCTGGTCCCAATGCATCTGGTAAAACAACTGTTATTAAATCTACACTAATAAACATCATTGTATCACAGCAATTTGGTTGCGGGTTTTATGAATCAGGAACACTTCAACCATATGATCATATTCATTGTTATTTAAATATACCTGATACATCCGGAAGAGATAGTCTTTTTCAGGCAGAAGCTCGTCGTTGTAAAGAAATTATAGATATTATCAATAAAAATAATAAATTAAAAGAAACACATTTTTGTGCATTTGATGAATTATATTCTGGTACGAATCCAGAAGAGGCAACCATTAGTGCTATAGCTTTTATGAAATATATTGTAAAAAATAATAACGTAAATTCTATTTTAACTACACATTTTATAGATGTATGTAACGAATTAGATAAAGACAAAAATATTGTAAACTGTTTAATGGATACAAAAAAACACAATAATAAACTAGAATATTTGTATATATTGAAAAAAGGTATATCTACTGTAAAAGGGGGTATTAATGTTTTGTATGAAATGGATTATCCTAGTGAAATAATAGAAAACACTATAAAATATAAATAAGTTATATTTTTACACCTTTTCTCATTTAAAATGCTCATTTTTAAATGAGAAAATTATTTAAAAGTATAAAATTATAATAAGTTAAAAATGAAACATATATTTATATTTCGTAACTTACCTTTAGACATAATAAAATATATTCTTTTATATGATGAACATTTTATTATGAGGAGTGGAGAAATTATTTCTATTATTCCAAAAACAGATTATAGATATAATTTATTAAATTTTATTACATTTAATTTTGATTATTTTGAAAATTATAACAATGAGTTAAGATATAAGTATTATTTTCATAATTTATATAATTATGAAGGAAGACAAATGAATAACTCTGACCTAATTCAGGTAAATATAATTGAAAATAATAATTTTATAAAATATTCTATTTGGATTGGGAAACAATATCCAAAATTTATAAATTGTAATAAAAAACAAAATTATTATATTGAAAATCCATTAGATTATAATTGGATATATACAAATTTTGAATATTTAAGAATATAATTATTTGTGCGTTTTAAATGAGAAAAGTTGTAATAATTACATAAACAATAATTTTAAAATATTATTAGATATTAATAATATTTTAAAATATTATCAATATTTAATAATATTTTTGATGACGTCATCAACAATAACTTTTATAAAAATGCTATTTTTGATGACTAATTTATGTTATGTTACTGGATTTGTTAATTATTTCAAATTAGGGTTTGGACTCAGAGTTGGAATGAAAATAATCAATAATATAAATGAACGACTCAATTTAGTATTAACGCCAAAACAAAAAAATGTAATAAATCATATAAATGGGTTTTATGGATTGATTGGTCCCAATATAAATATGGATAATGATATAAATTCATTATATGATTTATTCATGGGAGATGGTATAGTTCAAGGTGTATTTTTTGACAAAGGTAATTTAACATATATTAAACATTTAATTAAAACTGAGAAAATTTTATATGAAGAAAAATATGGTAAAATACCTACAAATAATAACTATTTGATGATGTTATTTTTAGCATTGAACAAATTAAAATTGTTTCCAAATGTCTTGGGAATGGCAAATACAGCTATTTTGAATGTTAAACATAATATAAATAATAAAGATAGTAGCAATTATGCATTATTTGAACGAGATCAACCATATTTATTAGATATTGATTTTCAAAATAAAGATGTAAATACTGTGAAGAAAGTAAATATTAATTCATTATCTCATTTTTCTGGGCATTCTAAGACTAATTTACAAGGAAATATTGAGACTATTGATTATAATATTATCAATAATGTAGTTAATTATATTGTATTGGATAAGAATTTTAAACTACTACAGCGTATTCCTTTTAAATTTAAGTATTTACCTGTTATACATGATTTTTATTCCGACGATGATTTGGTAATTTTAATTGATTCACCATTATTTATAGATTTAACTCAAGATATGCAGAATAAAATGCCAGTTTATTTGAATAAAGACAAACCCACATTTATTTATGTATATGACAAGAAAAACAATAAAATGGAAACGTACGTTTGCAATGATAGTTTTTATTCATTCCATTATGGATCTGTCAAAAACAAAAAAGATACAATAGAAATTTTTATTTCATTATATGATGAATTGGATTTTACTGATGTAAATATACATGGCAAATATCGTATGATTGAAATAAATAAAAATACGAAAAATGTATCTATTCATAAAAATAAAGAATTAGAAAAATATAATTTAGATTTTCCCATGAGATTCAATGATAAAATAGTTTCTAGACATTTTGAAAATAGAAAAATAACAGGTTTTGTTATTAAAAAAGGATTAAAAATATGCAAAACACTTTTTTTTAAAAATAAAAATATATGTGGAGAGCACAATATCATATATGTTAAAAACGTTCCTTATTTAATTTTTTTTAATGTAGAAGAAGATACAAACAAAACAAAGAGAAATTTATTGACATTGATTAATTTATTTAATTATGAATCCATAGATATTACTATACAAAATGATTTATCCATTGGTTTTCATTCTATTTTTATACCAAAACCATAAATAAAAAATTGAAACAAACACAATAAAAATTATATAAATGCATAAAACTATATAATTTTTACTATAAAATGACAAATACAGATATTATGAGCGAATATTATTTTTATAAATTAAAAACATGGGTTGAATTAGATCGTTTACAATGGTGGAAATTAGTATTACAAAAGAATACTGTCCCTTTTATAGAAAAACATTTTGATATTTTAAATAAAGACGTCTTCACAAGACATCATTATGAACTATTATCAAAAAATCCATTTGCAGTGGAATTATTGAGAAAAAATCCAGATAAAATTGTATGGATGGAATTTGTATGTAATCCAAATGGAATGCATGTAATAGAAGAAAATTTAGATGTTTGTTTTCAATCTTTAAATGCACATGGCATAATACAATTATTATCTCATCCTAATTTTATACATATTATTCCAAAAAACACTGATAAAATAATAGACAAATTAATATGTAGAAATTGTTTGCCTATTATTGCACGAAAAGAAAGTATGGTATACATGGATTTACTAGATAAATATATGTTAAAATATCCGGACAAAATACATGATTTCCAAAATGGCAGTTATTTTTGGGATGATTTAGTTAAAAATCCTTGTGCAATACATATTATAGAAAGATACTTAGACAAGTTATCTCTTTCTTCTTGGCAATCATTAGCCTCCAATCCAAATGCAATACCATTTATACAAGATAATTTACATAAATTTAATACTCAAGGTTGGCGTAATTTATGTGAAAACCCAAATGCGATTCCTTTATTAAAACAACATATAGATAAAATAGATTGGTTTAGATTATGCAACAACAAAAATGCACATCTTATACTAGAAGAACAACCTGACAAAATTAAATGTTATTCATTTATAGATTATGAAAAGTTTTCCACTGATTTACCTATTTTTGAATACGATTATCTGGCTATCCAAGAAAGATGTAATATATACAAAGAGGAACTTATGCAGATTGCATTACATCCTTATAGAATAGAAAGTTATTTACGCCAAGGAATCAGAGTTGAAGAATTAGATAATTATATATAATAGATTATTGGTGTAATATGATTAGTGTTCTAGATCAAAAAAGAATAATTGAAACAACCTTCCATTTTCTTTGGTATTACCAAAATAACTAGATGCGGCATGAAACAATTTTGCATCAAACAAAACAAGACGATTATATACATTTCCAACCACATCAACCACATCAAATTCAGATGGATCTAAAAAACCGTTTCTAAAAACAATATCATCATCTCCATTACACTTCATATTTTTTGTATGTTTAGAACGATAAAATGATGTTCCTGCTTGCGGAGGTGCATCTGGTGTTAAAAAAATAATTCCTGCATATTCTTGTCCATCATAATGATATACTAATTGATCACCTCCAATACAATATTGAAAACATCCATTTACACTGTAATGATGAAAGTCTTTTATTTTACAATGTAAAATATTTTCAAAAGATTCTTTCAGACCAGGGAATAAATATACTTCGTCTGTTCTTTTTCCTTTATGATATTCAATGTGATAATGAAATTCTTTTGTTAATGCAAAATTACGAACAGAATCAGGATTCTCATAAAAATTATCCACTACTACAAAAGATGGTATAAAATTGGAGTATTTTTTTACACGATAATTGAGGAAATATTTTTCAAATGTGAATATCGTATTCCAAACACCATCAAAAAACATTTCTAATTCTACGCTTGTAATATCCTTATGAGGAATAGTAAATTCCCATCCACAAAATAATTTTTCAGATGTTTCAAAGTTAAAATATTTAACAATATCTTCTCTTATATTTGCAATATCATCAATATAATTTTTAATGATAAAATATGCAAGGTTCCCTGATTCATAAATAGTATATTTTACTCGTAAACTACAAATATTATATGTATTATGAAAACACCAACCTTTTAAAAAAATATGGTTATCACTTTTATTAAAAATATCAATACATCCTTTTACATTTATATTCTTAGTATCAGTCATAATATCATTTATAGTAAAACAATATATATTTTTAAATTATTTTATTTAATATTCGTTAATTAATTAATTAATTAATATTTATTCTTTTTAATAATAATGTCTATTTTATCCAATATTTTTAATCCCACTATTTTATTTTTTTTAGGGTTTACTTTATTAATAGTAGCTTTACTAGTAGTATATTTTGAAAATAAAATAAGAGAACAAAATCATAAAATTTCTTCTATGTTAAGCCTAGTTTCATCTTTAGCAGAAGAAACAAATACAATTAAGAGTCATGTATCCTACATGATTACAGGTAACAACACCGGAAATAATTTTTATGATTCTAATAAAATATTTACATCCAATAATTTGCAAAGTAAAAATGAATTTGGTGCATCGTTAATAGCTGTTTCAGATAATGAAGATGAAGCAGATGATGATATAGATGATTCAGATGTTGAAGAGGATGGTAATGATAGTGATAGCGATAGCGATAGTGATAGTGATAGTGATAGTGATAGTGATAGTGACTCAAATTCCATTTTTAAATTAACAGAAGTTAATCAAAATGATATTAAAGTACTTAATTTAGATAATTTAGATAATAATGATTTTTTCAATTCAAATGATAATTTAGGTAAAAATGATGATGAAGATGATGAGGATGATGACGACATTGATGATATTGATGATATTAATTTTAATAAATTATCAGATAGTGAGAGTGATAATGAAAATGAACATAATAAAACCACACTCACAATAAATAATAACTCAGACAAATATGACATAAATTTAAAGACAATCAACATTTCCAATTTAGAAGAAACAAATAAAAATATGGAAGCAATGGATTATAAAAAATTATCTTTAAACAAACTTAAATCTATTGTTTTAGAAAAAGGTTTAGTAAGTGATCCATCAAAACTTAAAAAAAATGAATTATTAAAATTACTTATTGAATAATAAAATCAATAATACAATAATTATTTTATTATAATATAATAACTTAGTATTATACTATAATAATGTCTTGGGCTGTTTGTTATTCAGGTTCAAACAATATTCATTTTAATTTTCCTCCAATAATGTCAGATGGTCGCAATTATGCATCATGGCAACCCGATGCTGTAGTTAATAAACGTATACAACAACAAGAAAATATTCAATCTAATTGGCACTATCGCAAATATTTACAAAATAATGCGCTCCAAATAATGAAATATAATTCTATGGAGTCATGTTATGATTTAGGATTAGATCCACATGCTCAAACAAATACAACCCCATCTAGTAATGTACCTTATACGTTTAAAAATATATTTGATACTAATACTCCTGGTTTTGGATATTCAAATAGTGATTTAAAAAACCCATATTTATCTAGAGAACAATTAAACTCACGATTAATTGCTCCTGTAATTACGCCTGCTAATTACCAAAATTAAGTTTCCAAATTATTAATACATAAAGAATTTATATAAATCTTTATGTATATGACTAGTCGTATTCTTTCTATAGATGTTGGAATCAAAAATTTGGCATTTTGTCTCTTTGAAAAAAATATAGATTCAACTTATTATAATATTTCAAAATGGGATATAATAAATTTGTCTCAAGAAGATGAAATAAAAAAATGCCAATGTAGTGAAAAAAATAATATATGTAACAAACCAGCTAAGTACACATTAAATGATAATTACTATTGTTTGAAACATTCAAAAAAACAAAATTATCAAATACCAACGTCTGAATTAAAATGTAGTTTCATTAATAAACAAAAAATTCAATCGCTTATTGAAATTGCAGATAAATATAATATTCAATATGAAAAACCTACTAAAAAATCCGATTTAGTATTTAAAATAAATGAATACATTAATAACAAATGCTTTAAAGAAATAATGAATACCAACGCATCGGAAGTAGATTTAATAACAATTGGTAAAAATATTAAAACCAAATTTAATAAGGTATTTCCACTAGAAGAAAAAATAGATTATATTTTAATTGAAAACCAAATAAGTCCAATAGCAAATCGTATGAAAACTATACAAGGAATGCTTGCGCAATATTTCATAATGAATAATAATGCTCAAAATATAGAATTTATTTCATCTATTAACAAATTAAAAATAGATAATAAAGAAAAGAAAAATAAACATGAAATTAAGAATGATACTGAAATGGAAAACACTAATAACAAAAATAACGATTATAAATCAAGGAAAAAACAAGGAATATCAAAATGTTTAGAAATTTTATCTTTAGATCATCGTTTTAGTGATAAAATTGATTTTTTTAATAATCATAAAAAAAAAGATGATTTATCTGATTGTTTTTTACAAGGGTTATGGTTCATTAATAATAAAAATTTATAAATTTAATTTTAAATAATATATATTTTAATTCGTATTACTTAAAATTAAATGTTCTTATTTAATGAATAATGAACGACATAATTGAGATTTCTGAATTTAACTTAGATAACGACACACATTTTAAAGAAAAAAAAACCAATTTCGGTGGTGGATTAGAACTTTTAATGAATGATAAAATTAAGGATATTAAACCAACAAGTGACATAGATTTAGATGATTTGAATAATTTAGAAAATGAATTAAATGAATTAGCAGAAGATTTACCAAGTCAATCCTTCAAATCAAAATCCGATTTTTTTAATATTGGTTCTAATTCAAGTGGCGGTATACAATTTGAGGATTCCAATAATTTTTCTGGTAATGTTAGATTCAATGATGAACCTAGTATTGGTTTAGGTGCTTCAGCATCAGAATCAATGGATGATGGTAAAACATGGGATGGTTATGGTAAATTTAATAATATACCATTAAATCCTGATAAAAATGTTGCAAGTTCATCCAGTGGAATGCCTCAATTATCAAAAGAAGAATTATTACGTGAGAAGTTCAAATATTTAAAAAAATTAGAGGGATTAGAAAAGAAAGGTGTTGAATTGTCAAAAAAATACAATATGGAATCATCTTTAGCTGAAATGATGGGAGAATATGAAACAATTATGGAAGAAAAGAGTAAACAAAACTCAGTCAAATTTCAAGGAAATATGTTAATGGCAGTAATCAATGGTATTGAATTTTTGAATAATCGTTTTGATCCATTTGATATTAAATTAGATGGTTGGAGTGAGCAAGTAAATGAAAATATTAATGATTATGATGAAATATTTGCAGAATTATATGAAAAATATAAATCGCGTGCTTCCATGGCACCTGAATTAAAATTATTGTTCCAATTAGGCGGTAGTGCAATGATGGTTCATTTGACAAATACCATGTTTAAAAGTGCTATGCCTGGTATGGATGATATATTACGTCAAAATCCTGATCTAATGCGTCAATTCCAAAATGCAGCAGTAAACTCCATGGCACAAACAAGTCCTAACTTTTCGGGTTTTATGAATGGTATTATGAATCCTGAAATGCAAATGGGTGGTAATGGACCACCTCCACCAATGGCAACTCAAGGACCAAACGCAGTCCCACCTCCAATGGGAAGACCAGGTAATAATAATTTTGCAAATAGACCAGATTTAAATTTAGGTCGTAGTAATTTTGTAGACGATGGTATTAATATTAGAGAAAGTTACCAACGAGGTAATATGAATTCATCTATGGAATTTCAAGAAAAATCAAAAAGATCAGCTAGACCAGAAATGAAAGGTCCAAGTGATATTACTGATATTTTATCTGGACTAAAAACTAAAACAATTAATATTCAGGAGCCTGTGCAACAAACGCAACCTATGAATAATATGAGTAATATGAACAACAGTAATACTAATGGAAATAGTACAATTAGTATTGAAGATTTAAAAGAATTACAAGGTCAATCCGATATAAATATGCCAAAACGCAGTAAGAGACGCCAAAAATCAGCAAGTAATACTGTTAGTTTAGATATTTAGATTTTTAAACCTCATAAGCGCAGTATTATTCTAAATTTTATATTAACAAATCTAGAATGATATATTTAACTTTTATCAATGCCTACAGCCTTTGCAATTTTCTTAATAATCTTAGTGTCCTTTTCATAATCATTATCGCCTTTTCCTCCCATAGCTTCAATCACTAATTTATTGTATTGACTACTTTTCTTGGAATCATATTCTTGGCAATCAGGGTATTTCTCTCGGAATGCTTTTAACATACAAATATTTTTATGTGCAATCGCCCGTATAGCTTTTCTTAGCTTCTTATTAGTTTCATCTTCTTTTTCCCATATATTTTCATCTTTTACATACATGACCTCTCTTTTTTGATCTGTACAATGAACTGGTCGTTTTTCAACTTCTAGTGCCTGTAAATTTTTTATGATTATATTGGAAATACCTTCAATATAACCAACTTTACCTACATTTTCTAGATCAGATACTTGCAATTTTACAGATTCAATAAAATCACTAATATTCATAGCATCTTTACAAGTTTCATTTAAAAATACTTGTAAATTAAATGTCTTATTATTACTATTTACATTATTGTTTATTATGTTATTAGTTGTTCCATTACCTGTTTTGTAAATATCTAAAATTTTACTTTGCAAATCATTATTTTGTTTTTGTAATTCAGTATTACTTTTCATAACTTCCAAAACTAAAGAGGTAAGATATTTTACATCCGTTACTTGAGAAATAATATTGTTATCATCTGAGTCAGTGTCATTATTAGTAGTTGTATTAAAATAATCACATATTTTTTTATGCTTATACAAGCCTTGCCTATGTTTATAAACTTTTCCACATAAGCAAACAAATTCTGAAGTTGGCGTTTTTTGTGTATCCTTTTGTAATCCATTGTAATCCTTGGAATGTTTCAATGTCAATATGTGTCGCTCCCATTCAGATTGTTTACTGCATATAAAGTCACATTTTTCACATACAAATTTTAGGCGTTTTTTCGGCGTTTTTTGTAATCCATTTTGTAATCCATTTTCCATATATTAGGATTACACAAAAAAACGCCTAAATGTTCGCACAAAATAAATTTTAAAATTTATCGTAACAAAATGAAAATTATTTTTTTGGCGTCTAGACGATAATTTTCAATTATGGTCACAAAGTTTATTTTTTGCCAAGACTTTTTTGGATTTTCAAAAAATGGACAAAAAAAATGTCCAAAATCAGAAATCCAAAATACTTTTTGGATCACTTTTTCTTTAAAAATCAATAAATTATTAAAATAACTTAAAGAACTTATTCCTTCTTTTTATCCTCAAATTTGGTGTTAACATAATTGCGAATGTATTCATATTCGGTCTCTTTATGGTAAGGTAATTGTAAAGGGTCCATTTGACTTTTAATCAACGATGTTACATTCTTGATTCGTTCTAAGCGTTCATTCTTGATTCGTTCTATATTTTGTTCATGTGCTATTTTCTGATATGCTTTTCTAGTTAGTGTTGTCATAATTATATAATAAAAGCTTTATTATATAATAATATTTTTATAAATACAAAAATATTTTCAAAATTTTATGGTTGATGTAATCGCTTTTAATCTATCATGCAATAAAATATTTTCACATACTAATCTTTCCATTTGCATTTGCCGTTTATGTTTTATCATTTTATTCTTAAAATATAACACTTCTTTCATATGTTTATCTTGTTTATTATCCAAACATGATCTAACATTGATTAAACGATCTACTAATTTATTATTTGAATTATTTATGCTGTCTATTTTACGATTATATTCATTTTCCCATTTTTTTGATAATGGATACTTAGGTGGTTTACTATTATCAATATAAGACCTTGGCTTTTTTAAACGCTCTAAATGTTGTAGATATAATATTTTATTATATCCTTTTCTATCTTGCCTTATTATATCAGTTAACATACTTATATAATATTATATTATAAAATGTTTTTATATTCTGCATCATAAACAGTATTGTAGTTTATACTATTGTCTGTAAAATTTTTATAATTTTTATCAAAAAAAACTGGATATTTATAGTTATTGGTACTATATCCATAATCTTTTCTGTAATTACCATAATATTTATCAAAACTGTATTCATCAAATGTTACAAAGTGTTCTTTTTCACTTTTTTTAGGTAATTGTGAAATATAATAAAGTATCATATAACAAATCAAAAATAAGAATCCACAAAGAGCCAATTTATTGTAATATTTCATAATACTAATATTTGTATTGTTATTATATTATATAATAATATAATATTTTTATAAAACGGGATTATAAATTTCTAAGGGTCTAATTATTGATTTATTTCAAAGAATGATTATAAGTAAGAATAATTGTCGTGATATGTCTGATGATTTAAAATAGTATAATCTCCGCGAGGACCAGGAGCGCCTCTAGGACCAATACTACCAGGAGGACCTCTAGAACCAATAGTACCAGGAGGTCCAGGCTCTCCCATACGACCAGCGGGTCCAGGAGGCCCGATATCACCAGGAGGTCCAGGTGGACCATCACGTCCAGGAGGACCTATAGGACCAGGAACCCCAACCCGTCCAGGAGGACCTTCAGGACCAATAGCACCAGGAGGTCCAGTGTCTCCCATGCGACCAGCGGGTCCAGCAGATCCAGGAACACCATCATGACCTGGAGGACCCATAGGACCAGGAAGACCAATCGGTCCGGGAGGGCCCATAGGACCAGGAGCGCCATCACGTCCAGGAGGACCCATAGGACCAGGAAGTCCAATCTGTCCAGCAGGACCCATAGGACCAGGAAGACCAATCTGTCCAGGAGGTCCCATCGGACCAGGAATACCGGGTTTTCCAGGAGGACCAGGGACACCATCGTTAATTTGACAACAAGCATAGTCATAATGGAATTGTCCTCTTCCATTTCTTAACAATTGAAATCTTTGCAATACTTCATTTGAATTACATGCTACATTATGTCTATCTAAAAATAATGCATTTCCTCTGCCTTCATCATTCCATGGTGTTGATGTATTTCTACATTGAAGATTTTCTATTGTTCTAAAACAATTTTTACAAAGTAAAAATATCATAAATAATAATACAAAAAAACTAATAATTACTGTTACCGCTATTTCTTTAAATATTCTAAATTGGGTAAATTTTTTAAACATTTTAAACATTTTATATTATTTATATAAATTATATAAATAATATAATTAATACAAAGGTGTAAAACTGAAATATATTTTATATGAATATATTTATACACTCTATCCAAATTCCATTTTCAGATCTAATATTTCTTTATATTTTTCATTAATTATGTTATTCAGTGCATCAGCCTTTAACAATTTATCTCTTTTTAAAATCTCAGATGTTTCAAAAATTAGATCTTTGCACATGAAAATCAACATTTGTGCATAACTATAAGCACTATTAATTAATTCAATGACATCATTATCAATAAGTTCTTTATATTTTTCGCTATTACTAGGATAAATCACATTACTACCCATGCCATAATATAGTACCATTTTTTCAGCCAGCTTCAAAGCTTCCTCAAAATCATTTAATGCTCCTGTAGTAACAGAAACATTGTAAAATATTTCTTCTGCAATTCTCCCAGACAATAGTATCATTAAGTGTTCAAATAATGCTTCTCTAACATAAATATTACTGGTTGAGCTCTCAAAGACAGTATATCCAGGGCTTTTTGGTGAAGATAAATTGATTACTACCTTAGACATTTTAGAATGATGCTTAGATAGAAAACCAACCACGGCATGACCCATTTCATGAATAGCAATATGATCAATAATGTCTGATGTAAATTCATGTTCATTAGGTTGCCATCCAGCCATCATTTTATTCATAATAAAATCAAAATCATTGAAATTAAATTCGGTTCTATTATAACGTAATGCATTTAACATCGCTTCATTTAATAAATTTTCAATTTGTGCTCCAGATAAACCTTCTGTAATTTCTATTAAATTTGGAATATCAATTGAAGTATCGTATGGTTTGCCTCTAATATGAATATTAATAATAGATTCACGCGTAACTTTATCCGGTAAACCAATAAAAATCTTTTTATCAATTCTTCCTGGGCGTGTTAATGCATTATCTAATAAATCATAGCGATTCGTCGCGGCAACCACGAAAACGCCTGTACTGTTTTTAAAACCATCTAATTCAACCAAAAGAGCATTTAACGTGTTATCTCTTTCATTGGAAGAAGATTCGCCATCCGAAGATCGTTTTCTTCCTAATGCATCAATTTCATCAATAAATACAATGCATGGAATATTTTCACGTGCCAATCGGAATAATTCTTTAATTCTTGTAGGTCCTACACCTACATATTTTTCTTGAAAATCAGATCCCGAAACTGGAATAAAACTACATCTAGATTCTCCTGCAAGAGCTTTCGCAATTAATGTTTTACCAGTACCTGGCGGCCCTTCCAGTATCAACCCTTTAGGAATTCGCACATTATACTGTTTGTATTTTTTATAATCTTTTAATATATCCACACATTGTCTAAGCTCATCTTTGACATTCTCATAACCACCTACATCATTAAAATTCATACTAGGATTCTTCATTACTTCAAAATTTTTGGTTTTTGTATAACTACCGCTATTTGCTGTTTTTTTTTCTTCCGTTGGATCCATACTATTATCATTTTCCACTTCATTTAAATCACCAACTTCTTCTTCTATCGGATTGAATTGGATACCTAATCCACTTAAAAAATTTTGCCCTACATTTTTATTAATTATGATTCTTACACGAGGAGTCTGATCCATAGTTCTATTTTGATTATCCACAAAACTTGTATTGTTTCCATATTGATTATAATCATCACCTAATATACTTTGATTCTGTATGGTTACGTTTTTTGAGTTTAATCGTCTTAATAAGGATTCATAATAATCCGAATTTTGCGAATCTATTTTTATTTTATTATCCGTATATATGTGTTTATTTTGTTGTATTCTTTTTAATAATTCTTCTGTATAACGGTGTGAAAAGTGATAATTTTTTCTAGGATTTTGTGATTTTAAAATCGTTGAAAATTTTTTTATAGTATTTCCACTATAAAATCCATCTGAAAAATTTAGATTCGCTGAAAATAACAAAACATATAACAAATAATAATGAATTATCATATATAGATATAATTAATTAGGTATTTTTAAATATAAATAATATAATAATATGAATAATAAGAATAATATGAATAATACAACAACATGTCCGAAAATTGGAATTAAGATCCATGATAGTAACAATGATTATAAAAAAGATCCATTTAACACAAGTAATGTGACAAATATTACGCGAACTAACAAACAACCTAATACGTCATCCAATGTATTCAATACTAGCAATTTTGATTTGAATATTGATAATTATTCAATGAATGATATATTTCATTTATTTAGTATTCAAGGTGAATTATTAGATGAAAATGTCATGAAAGGTGCAAAAAAATTTGTCTTAAAAACTCATCCAGATAAATCAAACTTAGATCCAAAATATTTTTTATTTTATTCTGCAGCATATAAAAAGTTATATAGTATTTTTGAATTTCAAAATAAATCAACAAGAAAAAAAATAGATCAAGAAGATTATATTAATGAAAGCAACAATAAAATTTTAGATAATGTTTTTACAAAAAACGAAGCTTTAAAGGATCCAAAAAATTTTAATCAATGGTTCAATCAAAAATTTGACCAATATAAAACGGAAGATGAAGGTGATTATAATAGAGGTTATGGTAATTGGTTAAAATCTAACGAAGGAGTCATGGATACTTCTAATGTTGCAAAAGCAGATATGGCAAATGAATTTGAAAGATATAAAAAACAAATACAATCCGTAACACTATATAAAGGTGTTAATGATGCTTTTTCATCTACTTTTGGAACGAGTATAATATCACAACAAAATAATTTTACGTCTGGTGGTTTATTCAACGATGGATTAGGATTTACTGATTTAAGACAAGCTTATGAAGAATCTGTTATACCAGTAACCGAAGAAGATTATCGTAATATGCCAAAATATAGCAATATTAATGAATACAAAAATGCAAGAGATAAAGATAACATAAATACAACACCTACTACAAAAGAAGAGGCTATGAGAAGATTAGTAGAACAACAAAAGAGAGAAGAAAATGAAAGTATTTCTTTAGCGTTTCAACTGGCCAAACAAAATGAGCGCGCTCAAGAAAAAAATAAATCATTTTGGGGTGAATTGAAGCAGATTACTGGATGGTAATTATATATATTATTTAAATAATATATATATATTTTAGACAATATATATAATATATATAATGTCTTTTACATTAACATTTTCTCCGTCACTTGGTACATCGGATCCGATCAATGTAATTACAAGTGAAAGTATTACTTTAGTATTTGATACATCCGATAATGGTGCAACATATACATTAACATCCTCATCTGGTACAATAACAGCCTTAGATGGGTTTAGTGGTCAAACATGGTCAACTAGTTTAACAAGTGTAACAAATATTCCTAGTAGTGTTATCTATTTTGGAAACTCTGCGTTTTATCTTTGCACTTCTCTCTCTAGTATAGATATTCCAAGTAGTGTAATTGGTTTTAATATAAATGCTTTAAATTCTACAAATATATCTTCACTTATTCTTCCTAGTAATTTAGACTACATATCTGTAGGTGCATTTTATGGGTGTGCTTCATTAACATCTATTACCATTCCATCTAGTGTAACAGAAATTAAGTATTATGCATTTGGATTTTGTTCATCATTAACCAGTGTTACTATTTTATCTAATTCAATAACGTATTTTGATGATAATTTATTTAATGGGTGTACTTCATTAGTATCTATTAATATTCCATCCAGTGTAACTAACATTTATCATGATGCATTTAGAGATTGTACTTCACTTTCTAGTATAACTATTCCAAATAGTATTACAACTATTCGGTATTCTACATTTTATAATTGTAGTGCACTTACCAGTATAACCATTCCAAATAGTGTTGGAAGTATTGAGTATTCTGCATTTCAAAATTGCACTTCACTTTCTAGCATAAATATTCCAGATAGTATTACTAGTATTGGCGCCGCGGCATTCCAAGGTATCCCAAATGTAAATTCTACAATTGTAACTACTCCAATATCCCCTACTCCATCCTATGCATATACTTGGTTTCATACAGAACCAGATTTTTCAAATTACTACAATAATATTACATTTCAAAACCCACCCCCAATACCATGTTTTAATAAAGATTCCAAAATACTTACTGACAAAGGTTATGTTCTTATTCAAGATTTAAGGAAAGGCGATTTAGTAAAAACATTCAAACACGGATACAAACCAATAAATATGATTGGTTATCGTGAAATAAATAATATTATTTGTGAAGAAAGAATCAAAGATAAATTATATGTATGTAAACAAAGTGAATATCCTGAAATTTTTGAAGATTTGATTATTACAGGTTGTCATGCTATTTTAGTAGATAATTTCAAAGAAGGACAACGAGAAAAAACCGCTGAGGTATTAACCAGAATTTTTGTTACAGACAATAAATACAGATTACCTGCATGTGTTGACGATAGAACAAAACCATACGAAAAAGAAGGTAAATTCACAATTTTCCATTTAGCGCTGGAAAATGATGATTATTTAATGAATTATGGAATCTATGCAAATGGTTTATTAGTAGAAACATGTTCCAAAAGATATTTGAAAGAGTTATCTCATATGCAATTAATAGAATAAAATTATAATTTAAAATCAACAACTACTGGAAAATGATCCGAGTTATATTTTCCACAGAATTCATCATAACCATGATAAATAAATACATCATCAATCTTATCCTGAATATTTTTTGTTACCAAAATATGATCAATCATTGAAAAATCACTTTGTGAAGAAGTTTTACAATTTCCATCCGAATTCCACCAATCACTGTATCTCTCTTTTTGCTCTATTGCTGCTGCAATATTATAAAGTGTATAATGACCTGCTAATTCACCTTGGTAACCTTTTAAAATATCTAAAACCCTTGATATTGGTTTGTTATTATTAATATCAAGAACTTCTGAATCATAGTCATTAAAGTCACCAAGAACTATTACCTCATAACCTTTATCAAGATAACCCCAAATAATATTTTGCAATACAGATGCTTGTGCCTCTCTTTCTACACATCTAGTTGAATCTGTAGGAATTGCAAGTAAGTGTGCTGCAATAAATGCAATGTTACTTCCACCAAATTGAAATTCTGTAATATAATGTTTACTTACTCCTGAAGAACCAGTTGAACCACTATATCCACAATTAGAACCAGCAACCGGATAATTATATTTGACATCACTCCTATACAAATCAATTAATGGATCTACTTTTGTTAGCATCCCAACATTCTGTCCAGTACTAGTGTCAGTACCTTTTTTTAAGTAAGTATTATAGGTGGAATTTATTTTGTTTTTTAACATGTTCAATTCGTCACAACCTTCAATTTCACAAAAATTAATTATATCCGGATTAAGATCATTAACTACTTTAGCAACGTAGTCCATATGTGTTTCTGCTTCTGATTGATTTACCCATGTACAACCACTACCAGGACAATTAATAGGACTATAATAATCAATGAAGAGCCATTCCACATTGTATTGAACTAACCGCAATTTATTTTTATTATCGCGTCTATCGCCATTTGTGTGGACGTAAGGACATTCAGAATCTGCAATAATTAAATTAAAAAAAAATGAAGCTAATATAATATAAAATAACATTAATATATTATTATATATATTGTTTATATATAATAAATAACTCAAAAATAATAATGCCAAATAGATTTGAAAATGGTCTTTTTATATTTCGCAGAGATTTGCGGATTGTAGACAACAACGGATTAAATTTGTTAAGTGAACATTGTAAAAATATATATAGTATTTTTATATTTACACCGGAACAGGTAACTAATGTTAATAAATTTAAATCCGATAATGCTGTACAATTCATGATTGAATCTTTAGAAAGTTTGGAATCCCAAATAAGCAATAAAGGCGGGAAATTGTATTTGTTTTATGGTCATAATGAAAAAATAATTTCACAATGTATCAAAGAATTCAATATTAATATTGTTTGTTTCAATTTAGATTATACGCCTTACGCAGTCAAAAGAGATCAACATGTTATTGATCTGTGTAAAAAAATGAATACATATGTGATATATGATCATGATTACTATTTACATGAACCAGGAAGTATATTAACTGGTTCAAAAACACCTTATCAGAAATTTACTCCTTATTATGAAGCAGCATTAAGAAAAAAAATAGCGTCACCAAAAACAACTACAGGCAATCTTCATTTTGCATATGTTAAAAAAACTATTCCTAATCGCATATCATTGAATGAAGCAATGCAAAAATTTACAAAACAAAATAATAATATATTAGTTCATGGAGGTCGTGAGAATGCAATTAAAAAATTAAAAACAGCATTTAAGGATCAATCACATTATGCAAGTAGTCATAATGATTTGTCTAAAAGCACAAGTGAATTAAGTGCTTATATTAAATTTGGTTGTCTTTCTATTCGTGAAGTGTACAATGTTTTTAGAACGAGAAAAGAATTTATAAGACAACTTATCTGGCGTGATTTTTATGCAAATATTTTATATTCATTTCCAAATGTATTAGGACATGCAATGAAACCTAAATATAATAAGATTCGTTGGCATTATAATGCTTCTTGGTTTGAAGCATGGAGAGAAGGTATGACAGGGTTTCCAATTGTAGATGCAGGAATGAGACAATTAAATACTACAGGATATATGCACAATAGAGCGCGTTTAATAACAGCAAGTTTTTTAGTGAAAACCCTTTTGATATCATGGGAACACGGAGAAAAATATTTTGCTAAAAAATTAACAGATTATGATCCAGCATCCAATAATGGTAATTGGCAATGGATTGCTTCCACAGGTGCAGATAGCCAACCATTTTTTCGTATTTTTAATCCATGGGAACAAGCAAAAAATTTTGACCCAGATGCAGAATATATAAAAAAATGGATACCTGAATTAAAAGATCTTCCTGCAAAAGATATTATGAATTGGGGTGATCCAGAAGTATTAAAAACGCATAAAGAAATAAAATATCCAAAACCCATAGTGGATTATTCTAAACAGAAAAAGTTGGCACTAAAAATGTATGGAAATATATTTACATAATGTTTCTTGCGTTACTTATAGTAAAAAAAATTTTAATTAATTAATATGAAATATATATATGATTTATTAATTAATTTAATATACAATAATAAATACAGTTTTAGTATATCTATATTTGTATTGATTATACTGGCGATTCTATCATTTGCAATAATTAATCTAATTATAAGTTATTATATCATAAAATATTTAGAAATTAACATTGTAAATGACATATATTTTTGCAATTATGGTTATAACAAAAAATCTAGTGAATTATTACAAAAATATGGAGATTATAAAATAAAAAAAATTTATTTAGTTAAACATCCTATTACAAAGTTGAATACTTTTTTATTAAATTTAATTACGTTCTATAATTATGAAAAAACATTATCCAATATGAATGAAATATTTAAAAAACAATGTACACCGTATCATATTTCATTTATGATTGAAATAGGTTTACCAAATAAAAATACTAATACTAATACAAAATTTTTATTAGTAGAAAAAACAAGTTATGTAAATTTAAGCGAAAAGATTCATTTGAATAATCAAAATATTGTAAAAACCGTAAAATTACACAATAAAGAATATACTATTAATTCATTATTAAAAGAAACTCAAAATAGAATTGGAGAGAAAAAATTTTTTAATTGGAGTATTTATAAAAATAATTGTTCTATATTTATTAAAGAACTATTAATAACACTTGATTTATATAACAAACCCAATATTAAATTTATAACTCAACATAAATTTGTAAAACATGTAAAATTCACTAGTTTGACTTTACATATTATTAATATTTTATGTACATTAAATAACATTACCAATAATTATTTATATTGATAAAAATTAAGCTCGTTTTCGTGTATTTTTACACTTACAATCTGAAAATAATCCAGGAATAAATTTACCAGCCCGAATCAAATATACATGTTTTTTATGAATAGGTCTTTTAACAGAAGAAATTTTTTTACCTTTATGATATTTTGTAATACTTTTTGTACCTCGCCCTTTCTTAATGGTAACATTACGTATGATTTTACTTCCACCTTTCATAGTAGTTTCAGTATTTTGATAATTAAAATTATTGTTCATAATACTATTTTTATAAATAATAAACAGAAAATAATATTTATTTTAGCAAGAGGTTTCTATCCATTTTTTAGTTAATCCGGATTCAACACTTTCTAGCGCACCTTCTACCCATCCCTGATATCTGCTAACTACTTCACCAACTACCAATATACAATTTTCAGGATGTTGAGCTTTATAAACAAATTCAGAACGATTCTTAAAATTACGTAAAGGCTCATAATAATGAGTACCGACCGGCCAATAAAAAGATTTTATTGAAATAATATGCAATGAATCTTGTGGTATTCCTAAAGATTTTTCTAATAATCTGCAATATAATACACGATTTTCTAGTGTAGAATCTAAATTATTTTTCAAAGCAAGAGCGCTTTTATTATCACTATAAGCAATCATATATATACCTTTATCTGGATTAATAGGTATAATTTTTTGTAGTACTCCTGGAACAATAATGTAATTAGGAGCATAATGTTTCATAATATTATTAGATTTTTTATCAAATTTAGCATACACCATTAAAAATGGTTGACCATGTATTTGTTGATATAAGCTAATTTTGTTAGATGCACCGGGAACAAGTTTTTTAATTCCAGATATAGTGGTAGCAATAATAACTTTATTAGAATAATACATTTCATTATTATTAATGGTTAATTCAAATACGCATGGTTTGCCTTCCACCTTATTAATTTTTGTAACTTCGGATGAAAACTTGAAGTGATGTTTACCTATTTTATCATATAATTTTTCAACCAATTTTTTCCAAGGAATATATAAACCAGTCCAGCCTCCTTTATTATCGTCCATTCCATAATTATAAAGGGTTTCAAATATATCTGCGTCTTCATAATCTGTATAACCTGCACTTAATATAAATTTATTATATAAATCAATTCCTAATACATGAATAAAAAACTCTTTAAAGGTTTTATTGTGTAATTCAGGATGTTTTTTGTATTCTATTTTTAATTTATTAATTATATATACAACATCTACAGGGGCAAATAATTTAGAATAAATAATATTGGCTTTAAAATCAGAATAATGTATATTCAGTTCATCCATTAATTTAATTAAAAGAGGATTAGTGTCTTTTCTACCTATGCCCGCAGCGGTCGCAATTTCAGTTCCATAAAAATATTCGTTATTGGTTCTACCACCGATCCATTTTTTTTTATATTTTTCTAAAATTAAAAAAGAAAGATCTGGATAATGTTGTTTAATTTTGTAGGCACTATATAATCCTGACATACCACTTCCAATTATAATTATATCAAAATATTGAGTCATACTATAGTTTGATATAATTTTTTATTTTATAATAAATTGCAATAAATTATGCAAAATCATTTAATTAATATTTGTATTTTTTACCCTGCAGTATATGGATATAATTTTCATATTCTTTATCATAAAATAATAACTGCCATTTTGGTCTAACACTTCTTTCTTTTGCTAATTTATCAATATCATGTAAATAATCTCTTCTATTTATTTCAATTAATTTAATTTTACTGATAATATGTTTCATATCATCGTCTTCAATTATTAGAGAACAATAAACTGGATTTTTATTAAAACTTTTACCTATACTACAGTTGTAATCATGTGGTATTATTTTATCATATTCAAAACCATATGCAATACACAATTTACTCTTATTCATAATAATAGTGTATATAAAAATAATAATATAAAATTGAAATAAAATACTAATTATAATTAGTAAGTATTTTATTGTATTGTATTATTACTAGAATGAATACACAAACATTTATTTTCATAGACGGAAGTTATTTTTGTTTTCACAGATATTATTCTCTTTTAAATTGGTGGAAAAATGCATTTCCAGATGAATCATTAGAAAATCCTATTGAAAATCCAGTATTCGTAGAAAAATTTAAAAAAACATTTGTAGAAACTTTACAACAAATCCCTAAAAAATTGAATTTAACTAAACCAAAATCAAGAAGTAAAAATAAAAAGAGTTTAGAATCCACTAGCGATCCTGATATAAAAATAATTGTAGGTAGAGATTGTAAACGGGAAAATATTTGGCGTAATGATTTGTATGATAAATACAAGGCAACACGTGCAAATAGTAAAGAAACTGGTTTTATGGGTGGACCATTCTTTAAAATGGTATATGAAGAAAACCTCTTTGAACAAGCGGGAGTCCAACAAGTTTTGTATCATCCACGACTAGAAGCCGATGATTGTATTGCGATTTATGTAAAACAACTTGTTGAAAAATATCCTCCTAACGAGTGTAATATTTATATAATTACAAGTGACAATGATTATTTACAATTAATCAGAGAAAATGTCCATATCTACAATCTTGCATTTAAAAATTTGAAAGACAGTAAAGTTTTTACTGGTAATCCTGAAAAAGATCTTAAAATAAAAATTATCATGGGAGATACTAGTGATAATATAACTTCTGTTTTTCCAAAATGTGGAATTAAAACGGCTATAAAATGTGTAGAAGATCCTGATTTCTTTAAGAAAAAAATGGATAATAACCCTAACTATTATAAACAATACGATTTAAATGAAAAACTCATATCTTTTGATAAAATACCAAATGAATTATTAAGTGAATTGTTATCAAAATAATTATTTATATAATATAATATATATATATGAAAAAAATACAAATAGTAACACGTGAATTCAAAAATATAATAAGTAGTGGTAATTTTAACAATTTGTATTTAGGTAATAATGAAAACATTATGGTAAATGAAATACAAAAATTAGATTCTGTTCATGATTTTGGCGGAACACGTGGCAATAATTTAGCTACTGACGCATTATCTAAAAAGAGGGATGACAATGCAACCTTTTTTTATGATCAAATGCGGCTTTTTTTTATTCAAAAGTATTCCTTTGATAATCCTATTCTAAATATTTCCACGATCCCAATACAAAACTTTTCAAATTTTTCATATCCAGGTGTAGGACAATTACCACGTATAGTAGACGATGTTGAAAACTACTGTTTTTTGTTAGCTATGAAAGAAAGTCTGCAAACTGGTATGGTTTTTGATGTGAATTTTAGTTTTCAAGATATGCCAGATACAAAAGATATAAAACGATTAAAAAATATTAAAAATAACATATATGAGTTTTTTCAAGATCATATAGATGTTAATGGTACTGGAAAAATAAATTTTATTGTAGATACACCAGGAGATGTAACCAAAATCTTAAAAAGTGATCAGACTAACGAGACAAATAACTTTGCATATATTTTTACACAAGAATCTGCACATGATTCTGCTAAAGGTAAACCAACTACACTAGAACCACAAATTATTAATGAGGTGTATCAAGGAAACGGGTTTTGTGAAGCATTTATGCCAAATGACAAACAGAGTAGAACATATTCAATTGGTTTATCCATAGGGCAATTTGAAAGTAATTTTAATATTACACTAAATGGAATGAATTATAATGCGAGTGGAAAAGAATATTTTAATACTTCGGTAAAGTACAGTAAAAAATCATATGTTAAGCAGTTTGATTGTATTTTAAATAGCTTGATACATCCTACAAATGTTCCACAAATTACAAAAGAAGTTAATAAATTCACTAAGGATTCATCTTTAAGATTAAGACCTGAAACAAAAAATGTACTTGTTCCTAGTAATAATATTGACGGGTTTTATAGTGATTTTGCAAATAAAGGTTACGATTATCCAAGCAATAATAAAGATAATTTAGATTTTAACTTTACAAAAAAACGAGCAGGAGACGGTTTACAAGCTAGAATTGCACAGTTAATCAATTCCGACAGCTTTGAGGGATTAAAATGTTATAAACTTTATGGTAAATATAGTGTTAGTGGTATAACAAGTGTAATAAATCCATTTACCAGTATTAAAGCTGGTGTTGACACTAGTAATATTTTTACAATACGTAAAATAATATTGGTAACAATAGATAGAGTATTATTCTCTTATTGTATTAAAAATAAAATTCCAGCTATTTATTCTGGAACAAATTGTGTTCTATTATTTAATCCACGAAATCAAACAATACAACCAATGGCATCACAGTCATTGTTATCAAGATCAACGTCAATTCCAAATACAAATAATTCTAATATCAGAAAACGGCAAATAAATATATATCAAAAAGGTGGAAGTGCTAAAGAAATTGTAGATATTTTTGCAGAAATCCCATTTAGTCTATTTAAAATTATTCCTAGGATATTCTTCTCACTATCCAGTTTATATAATTGGAATAAATTCAGAAAACAACAGAGTAATATATTAGATGATGATTTAGTTACTCATTATGGAAATAATAAAAATTGTATTTATTATAAAGATTTTGTATCTCCTCAAGGATATAATATATTAAATGATGATTATAAGATATGGTTAAATGATTCTGAAGATCCTGATGAAAAACATTTAATTAACGTTTATAAACCTATGTATGATGAAACTACTTTTAGGATAGAAACATATAAATATAAACTTAGTAGAGATTATTTTACTTTACAAGACATTATGAATATAATACTTGTACCGTTTTGGAATCCAATAAATAGACTTACAAGAAGTAGATTTGTAGAAAATTTTGATAAAGATGCAATAAGAGATTATTTATCAGAACTACATGATGAATCAACTCAAACTGCAGGAGCACCAAATGATAACAACAATAATTCATCTGAAAAATTATTAATTCCAAATCATGCCAAATTGAATACATATTTGAAATTTTTTTATAACAATAATATTTCATTGGATCAAAATAAACTTACTACCAATAATTTTATTGTATTAACCTCTTATTTGTCTATTTTTGATGCATATGAAATAAATATGTGTTTTGACAATGATAAATATGATCAAGATTTCATTAAAATATCAGATAGTCTTCCAGAAGTTTCCAATAAAATTTCTATGTATATCTTTTTTAAATTTTTACTGGAAGATTTTCCAAGCCAACATAATAAAATTTGTTATAGTTTAATGGAATATTTTATAAATGATGGAGACGTGAATAAATATTATTTTGATATTGCAGATGATCTACAAAGACAGATTTACTATATTTATTGTGATGAAATCGTTAGACCAATTTATGTTAATGAAATAATAGTTAAAAATATTTCAGATGGAGTTATTAGTACAGAGGATCCTATTTTTATAAATACAAAAACTTATTTTGAACAATTGCATAATCGTGTAAATGATAAAACAAATGAAATTAATAGTTATTTAAATAATCCAAACAGGCAAGTAAACATAGAATTAGAAAATTATATTAAAACTTATTTGAATATGTATGGTTTTATGAACATGACGGTTGAATTCATGGATTCAGTTTTTGAGCCTGAACCTGAACCAATGAGTGAATCTGTTGAGGAGACTACTGGAATAGCAAAAGGTATACCAGGTTTATCTAGTGAAGAACGTTTAAAAAGAATACAAGAACAACAAGCTAGAGCTGCATCAACACCATCCACTACATCTTCAAAACCTACATTGAGTCCTTTTGATCCATCCAGACAAAAAACAGCGTTGGATGTGGCTACATTTTCTGAAGGAGATGCGTCAAATATGGTAACATCCAAAATGTCCACTAATCTTGCCAGAGGCGGTAAAACAAAAAAAAATAAAAAGAGTCGCAGAATTTTAAAATCAAATAAAAATAAAAATAAGAAACGTAGTAATAAATCTAAAAAATATACTAGAAGAAATCACAAGAAGAGAGACAATAAAAATAGTAGACGTAAATAAAATTTTCAATATAAAATAATAATAAAAAATTGAAATGCTTTTATTATTTTATATTTATAAAACACATTATCTGTAAAATGTATGCCGTTATTAGATATAACGATTATCGTAAAGAACAAGATTTTGAAATCATTGCAACTACTACTGATGTAGAATATGCTAAAAAAATAGCATTTAATAAAATCAAAGAAAACATACAAAACATGCCTGAATGTAAAAATGACGATGAACTTTATAAAATAGAAACCGATATTGAAACAGACTATTTCAAACCAATAAATAAAGAAATTGTATCTTATAGAATTATCAAAGTAAAAAAGTGTACAAACAAATTAAAAAAAATATATCATTATACAACTAAATATGCTGTTGTTGAATTTGCAGTAGGAAATTTTGAAAATTTAGAAGAAATAGATACTTCTCTTATATGTGATGATTATGGAGATATTATTGATGATGATGATGAATAAAAAACAAATAAAAACGGAGGAAAACCTCTTTTTTTATTTAACTCCTATATAACATAGGCGTTTTACACCCTTGAAGATTGAAAATGACACATTTCAGGTTACAATATTTATTTTTTACATTTCTTAAGAGATTTTTTATATTCGCGATCATCGTGTATTTTTTTTTCAAATTCAAACCCAATAACACCTAACTTATGTAATTCACCTGTTGCATCACTTTTTAAATCATCATCATATGTGTATTTACAATTGTATTTTCCAAATTTTCTATACTCATTTATGTAATATGATATAAAATTTTCTATAATTATTTGTTGTTCTTCATCATAATTACTTTCAATATAATTTAGAAAATGACTATAAGATTGAAAATTATCCATTATTATATTATTATCATTTATAATAAATGATAATATGAAATCAATTTTTTATTTATAAAAAGGTGTGGTTTTAAATCTTCAAGGGTGTAAATATAAAAATAAATTATCTGTTTTTATATTTTATAATAACATAATATACGATGAACCCATATCTAAGAGCGTTTGTTATAGGATCATCTGTCCTGGTATTTTTACCTTATTTTATCATTGTAAAATCAAGCGTAAATAAAACATATAGTTATGACGATTATACACTATTAGCACCAATAGGACTAGGATTTTTTAATGTATTGTCTTTGATTTTAGCAAACTATTTGAATTTAACAAAAAAATATAGATTCTTATTGATAAGTTTCTTAGCACCAACCATGGTAGCAATTTTAGTAAATACTATACATGCATACAATTATACCAGCATAACCCAATGGTTTAATCATATATGGAAATTGTATTTGCTGTATTTTATAGTTTTTAATTATGTTATTTATTATCTAGATAGCAATGTATAATACAATACAATACATAAACACAACAAATTACTCATTTTTAGAATATATGAAATAAACTTGTAAAAAACAACTAAAAATTGAAAATAACAATAAAGTATTGGGTGTATTTTTTACAACAGAGTGTTTCCAAATTTTCATATTTATATTGGGTTCTTTAACAAAATATTTGCCTTCTTTGCCACATTTGGATTCATCGTCTCTACAATAATCTGCAAATTCATATGTTATTTTATCACTTATAATATTTTTATTACCAAACATACCACACTTATTCAATGATGATGTAAACTCGTCATTATTACTAACTTGATAATGAATACAATTTTTACATGCTGGCAAATTAATATTTTTAATCATTTTTTCACAACCCACTAATATGGGTAATAGATATAGTAAATATATTAGATTCATCCACTGCTGAATATATATTCAATAAAAAAAAATATTTATATTGATTTTTATGTTTATTTTTAGTCCACTCACACAATAGGTAAATCATCTCTAACAAAATAAGCCTCCCCGTTTCTATTCCATTCCACTACCATGGTAATAATTTCCACTCCACTTTCTATTGCCAAACGAACAGCCTGTTTATATTCAGGATCTATTACAGAAACTGTAAAACGATCTGCATCAGTTCGTTGTGTTACATAACACATAATACAACGAGTTTTGGATTCTTTTTTTATTAATGTTAACTCACGTATATGTTTCAATGCACGCGGACTGACAGTATCCGTAGATTTTTTACGATAACCATCTGGAAAATAAGCAACTTTAGAATTAAACGCGCAATCATGATAGTTCCTTTTTTTACGCTCCACAGCAGTTACATCATCAAAATCTGCAAGCGGTACATTTTTTACTTCCATGATAAATGGTATACCATTTTCATCAATACCACTAAAATCAAACCGCGAATCTACCTTATCCTCTACATACAATACTGTTTCTCTCCTATAAGTTTTAATATTTTGTAATTTTGCGAAACAATTATTTTTCAGTGCTTGTTCAGTTAGATCTTCTGCTAATTTTGGATGAATACCAACGATAGTTTCCTGTTTTCTTTCTTTATCTACAAAACAGGATAAATAAACACGATAAGTACATTTAATTTTTTCTGGTTTACCAGCATTTTTTAGTTTAGGTTTATTTTTATTTTCAATTTTTGTCATGAGTATAGTTGCACCTACATCTGCCAACCCACAGCATCCGAGTGCAGCAGTATGACCTAATATTTCAATGCTATTATCATCACAGTCTTTCATAAGAATATCTGCAACATAAGGCGATTTAATAATTTTAGAAGGTCTTTTAATAATGACACCTTCTATTAGATTATGAATTTTCATTAATAACAATGACATTTTTACTTGCTACATAAATAAGATAAATTTAAAAGTTTTTTAAAATAAAAATCAATTTTATTTTAAATATAGTAATATTATAAGAGTAATAAATATATATGACTACAATTCCAAATGAACTAAAAATAATAATAAATACAAATATTCCTGGATATCAAAATATTGAATACAAACCTTATATGACACTTCCAAATGATAAAGTAGATAATAGTATTCATTTTAACCCATTAGTAAAATTAAATTCATCTATAATAAAATCAATACCAGAAAGTGTCCAAATACGTGAATTTTTTAATAAAGGTTTATTTCAATCATTAATTAATGCACATGGATTAGTAAAAGAAAAAAATTTATCAGAAGCTACAAATGAAGGTTATGTAGATAATAATATCCAAGTTACTTTAGAAACTCTATTCCCAAGCAATAGTATTTTATATATCAATAAACAACCTTATGTTATAGGAGATGTACAATGGAGTAAAGGAGATTGGAAAATAAATAAAAAAATAGAATCCATGCCTACTTTGGATACATCCAAAATTACAGATCCTTATTTATATCGCACTATTGTTCAAGAAGAGTTAATTAGTGGTGAAAAAGAAATGAAAGAATTACCAAGTGATATAGTTTATGGTCCAAACTATACAGGTCCATTAAATAACGTAGCAAGTGGAGTAGTAGAATCAAAAGATGCAACTGTTAATATTGAAAAAAAAGAAGCACCAGAAAAACCTTCGGTACCTATTTTTACTCCTACTCCTCCAACAGTGCCAAAACCTTCTGCGGTAATAAATAAACCTTACAAGTCAACTCCGACTCCTGCAATAGCACCTGCACCTACAGAATCAGTAGTACAAGAACCCCAAAAACCTTATAAGCCAACACCGACTCCTGCAATAGAATATACTCCTTCTGCAACAGTAGAAGAATCAATTAAGCCTTATAAGCCAACTCCTATTCCTGCAATAGAGGATGAACCAATTAACAAACCTTTTAAGACAAGACCATATCCTGCAATAGAATCAGGTAGTGATATTAAAGAGGAAGAAACATCGCCTTCTGTATATGAAATAGATTTAAATGTATCAGGTGAATCAACATCAACATTACAAAATTATTTTAACAATTCTGATTACTACACATTAGTAAACACCATTTTTAAAAATATGGAGGAAAAAGAAAGATCACTTATTCAAAAAATAGTGAAGCAAACTACTTCTGTAAATGTAAAATCTAATAAAAATTTAAATCCAAAGGCATATAAGGAAACTGTAAAAAATATAAAAGTAAATACTAACACCGGTAAAGGAGATTGTTTTTTCATAGCAGTTGCAGATGGTATAAACTATTACAATTTAACTACAAATTACAATTCAAACAAAATAATTTATAACAACTATGGTAAAGGAAATATGATTTATACCCAAAAAATGTTACGTGAATTGGTATCATACCATACATTACATTTAAATAGTATAGAATATGATGAAATGAAAGATGTATTACAATTTAATGTAGATTCATTAAATGAGTTGTTCCGTAAACAATATGAAGATTATAAAAAATTATTTGAGAATGATCCCATTAGCGAAAAAATGTTAATGGATATCATAAACGATATATACTATGGAAACGATAATTTTTTAATTAAAAAACCAACTAAAATAACCAATGAAAATTTAATAAATCCGTTTAAAATAGTGAATAAATCAGAAATTAAGAGTTACATAGAAAGTTCTGATTATTGGGCAAATAGTATTGCAATAGATGCGCTATGTGACATGTTAGGATTAAATATAATTGTATTGGAAGTAAAAAATGATAAAATAAGAGTCCCTTATATTTATAATGATAACAAAACATATTCAAGGTATATGTTTTTATATCATGAAAATAATCATTATGAGTTAATTTCTTTTGAATATCAAATTAAAAAACAAAAAACTATAAAAACTATATTTAACAAAAATGAAACATTGTATCCACCATTTAGTATAATATTTTTAATATTTGCAACAAATTATATTAGAATAACAGATAGTACTAATAAGAAAAATTATACATTATTGCCAAATATATTTGCAGTATTGGAAAATGCATATAACAAAATAATAGTAAACGATAAAGATAAGGAAGATATAAAATTTAATAAATTATTTAAAAAATATTTTGAATCTTCTTTTGGGGGTGAAGGTGGTGCAAGACAACCATATTATCAACCATATGTTTCAAAATATGTAAAACAAAAATACAATATCCCTAGTAGTAAAAAGTCAAATATTAGTTATTATATTACTATTAATATGTATTTAAAAAAGGGAACAACTTTAACAAAGGAAGAATTGAATGATTTAAAATGTAGCCACCAATGGAATTCTATCAGAAGAAGTTATGCAGATATGCGTGGATTAAATTATAGTATGCTTCCTGATTATGATAATATTCCAACTGATTCGGATACAAAAACAAATAATAATAAAACCCAAAAAAGAAGAAACTATTTAAATTTAAATAAAACAAGACGGAGATAAATCCATATATAACTAGATAATTACCTGACAATATGATTTTCATAATAGAGTATATAAGGGATAAGATATATTGAAACTATTAATATAATAATATTAAAATTGATACTATACGTAGCAATATGAGAACTCAATAAACATGCCAAAATCATCATAAAATTATCTCCTATAATTGCTCCAAAAGATACTTCTTTTGCATATTTATCAAAGAAATCTAACATAAAATTATGTCCTCTAGGAATATTAGAAAAAAATATATAAAATAAATAGTCATGTACGGTTTGGATAATTAGTGCTAGTGCTGTAAATTTCCAAATACTAAAGGTTTTAAATACAAATTTATAAAAAAACCTTGTCAAAATGATTCCAATTACTAAAATTAAAACATCTGCTATAACTGCAGATAAATTAAATAATTTATACCATTTTTTTAAATATACCGATTGAATTATGTTGTTAAAAACACCTAAAATAATAATTAAGTCGGCGTGCAAACAGCCGTTTAATATTGGCAAATAATCACTTATTTTATTAAAATTAGAAATATCAGCAAAAAGCATTAACGCACTTTTTATATTTTATAAAAATATTAAATAAAATATAAACTATCTATTTGTCAAAGTTGTATTTTTCAAAATCAAATTTTGCGAAAGCTTCTTTTTGTTGTTTTCTTTGTTTTTCTCTTTTGGCTTTTTCTAGAACAGCAATAGCACTTGCAATTTCAGTTTCGCTAACATCACCGTCATTATTGGTATCAACTAATTTATGTAATACTCTCAAATGATGTGGTACTATACACAATGTACTTTCTTCATTAAATAAATGTTCAGATAAAATAGTAAAAACTGCAGTGAGACCTAAAGATACATAAATATCACGAGTACCCATCCAAGCCATAGCAAATACAAGTATCTGTTTACTTATAGTATACTTCATATATTCTTCGGTTGATTTGCTAAATTGTATAGAAATAAATTTAGATCCAACGTTTAGTAGAATCATTATAACTCCTGCAAAAAATTTACTATTATTAAGATACATGATATTATTATTTATATAGCTTAGACCATTAAACAAGGGTGTAAATATATTTGTAGTTTGATTTGTAATATTTTTTAATGGTAGTTTAGTCATATATTAAATTAATATATTAAATTAAACCAAATTTTCTAAAAAAAAGCTTCAAACTACTATTTATACTTTTATAATACTTTTCAGCAGATAAACGAACATTTCTAACATACGAATTGTACACACCAAATATTCCTGTTGTAAAACCTTCTCTATTCTCTGGTACTTGATTATTAAGTAAAATCAAATTAATTAATATTACGAAAAACAGAAATAATATTATTATTTGAATTGTATTATTCTTCATTTAAAATGAATATAAATTATAATATAAAATAATATTATTTAATACTGATATTTAAAATAGTCCAAAAAAATCACTAAAGCTTGAGCTTTCATATGGATCTACTTCAATTTGTTGTTTATTATATTTACTTATTGGTATTGAATTAGATTGTTTTCCTCTTCTTATATTATTTTCAGTAGACTGAATATCAAATCCTTCAATTGTTGTTACAGGAGCAGCAGTTTCATCTGTTGTAGGCTCACTTGCAGATCCAGCATTTGTTTCTTCAGCAGAATCACTTGTAATAACATCTATTTTTTTATCTTTTGAAGGGGTTTTTGTTTCGCTTGTAGTGATTGCAGGGGTACTTTTATTACCATCTGTAATGGGTTTTTCCTCATTCTTTTTAGCACTTTCATTACTATCTTGTTTATTAACATCAAAACCTTCATAAGATGGTTTCATCATACTAAACATTATAACAATGATAAAAACACAAACTGTTGCTAAAATTTTATTTAGATAACTTACAAATAATATAATACTTACAAGAATAACTCTTCCTAAATAAGTGTCAGTAAAAATTTTAAATAATCTAGATTCACTTAATAAAATTACTAATAGTAATGCAAAAAATATTCCAATGCCATTTTTACTTAAGGATGATAAAGCCATTTATATTATTCCCATATAATATTTTATTGTTTAAATTATAACAAAATATCTGGTTATAATATTTCTAATTTCAGTGTCTTTTATAAATTATTATCTTATTTTTTAATAAGAAGAATGTCTTTAGCAATGTGTGCTGCTCCATTTGATGAAGGATTTGATGATAATAATAATAATGATAATCTAATTAATAAAAAAAGACAAACCCATAATAAAACACAGAAAATGTATAATAAAGAATCATATACACCAATGAAAAATTTTGATAAAAATAAAGTTAATTCAGTTTTAGAAGAAATACACAATAAAACGGAAGCCGATGATTCTAATTCAGAAATGGCAAATTTTAATCCACCTCCCAAACCTGAATCAGCTGGTGTACAAAGAACGCTCACCAATGAAGCAATGCAAAATATGACAAATGAAAATAATATGAATATGTACAAAGTATTGGGTAAAGCACCTGATCCAATTAATGATGATAATAATTTAGAATTAAATAATTATCGTATGAATTATGGAGATAATAAAAGTATAGATGATTATTACAAAAAAATGTTACCAAATATGAACGCTGTATTTCAAAAAAATCCGGTAAATAAACAATATTATAATAATGAAGTGCAAATGCAAGGATATGGTAATGCACAAACATCACAAGATATTTTATTGCAAAAACTAAATTACATGATTAACTTATTAGAAGAGAAACAAGATGAAAAAACAAATAATGTTATGGAAGAAGTAGTTTTATATTCCTTTTTAGGAATATTTATTATTTTTGTAATTGATTCATTTGCACGAGTTGGAAAATATGTGCGTTAATCCACCTTTAGAAAAGGTGGAGCCAAAAACATTTATGTAGAATCTTTGAGAATGGTTGTTTGCTCTACTTTTTGAAAGTAGATAGGTGGAGCCAAATATCTTTTTGAAATTAATTATACAAGAGAGTTTTTTTATACATATAATATAATGAGCTCTCAAGTTCAAGCCGAAATTTATAAAACACAACAAGATATAAATAGGTTAAAACAAGCTGATGATTATAATCAAGCTCAAGCTAATGCATCCTGGAGTATGGGTGACTACGGACAAGGAAATTTTTTAAATGGACTTCAAAATAGTCCATTGTCCAAACAAATTTCTGAGATGAATGACTATATGAACAGATTAGTAAATATACAAAATGCAACTTATGATGAAAACCAAAAATTGCAAGCATTAAATCAATTAAAACAAACCTTTGCTAATAGAAACGTAGATTATTATGGAAGTTGGGGCGGGGTTCGCCGCAAGAAAAGATCTTCAAGAAAAAATACAAGAAGGACAAAAAAGTCAAGAAAGACAAAAAAATCAAAGAAAAGGAACACATTGAGAAAGAAATAAAGGTTTATAGATGTCGTTGATAATAATTTATTAAAATGGCTTAAACCAATCTCATTATATACAAATAATTATAGGTATATAATGACTACAAAATATATTATTGTTCACAACAAACATGAAGGTTGTTATGATTTTCAATATTATGAAGACAATTCTACAAAAACTAGATTGACTTCTATTACAATTAATCCCCCAAAAGTATTTTTATTTAATGACAAAGAACAAGCACATGAATTTTTTAGTGAATATATGAATGATGTGGATGTATTAGATATTAGATGTAAAAAAGAGAATGATGAGGTGGAACATATTGATTATTGTACATGTGGATGTATTGAGATGGATGATGATGGTAATCCAATCTTATTTTATAATAAGAAAAATCAAATTTTCTTTTTAGAAATAGGCGCTCAAGTTTTTACACCACCTTCTGATATCAAGATGGATATTAGTAATTTGAATTTAACCAATAAATTAATACGTAAATGCAAAACATTAGGTAAAGAGCAAAAACAAAGATATATTGAATTAGGTAAGATGTGTGAACAGTTGAAGGATGATGATTTTTAAATATGTAGATATATTTTATTGAATATAATTGATTAATTAATAATTAACACCTTATTTGGTTGAAAACTATAATATGCAAAATTGTAAAAAAAATATGCGGTAGGACTTACAATAACTGGTTTTGTTTTAATACATATATTTTCAATTATTAAGTGATTATGAGAAATATTTTCTATAGATGCAAATCCAAAATAATTTTTTTCGGCTGTTTTCCAAAAACTTATTTTGAATCCTTGAATAAAAAGTTTATCCGTTTCTTTTCTTTGGCTATCATTATCAAAACCATTAATAGAAGCAAAACATGATAGAATTTCCAGATCTTTTTCATAAAATACACATGTTTTTCTATAGAAATAAGCTGCTTTAATAGTAGTATCTTCCATCAAAACATATATAAAAATATTTTTACTTTTAATAAGATTAATAATATTTGTTATTTCAGAATTTATTATAATATCATATTGATGCATATTTAATTTAATAAAATCATGTAAAAAATGAAAGTTTTCTTCATTGATTTCTAATAATTTATACATAGAATGTAACTCATATGGTTTGTGCCATTTTTTCATAGAAAATCCATAAGTATTATACACACACAACGGTACAATACCTGTCAATTCTTCTTCTCTCTTAAACAAACTAACAGCTATTTTTTTGTTAATACGTCTTTGATTATAATGATGTGTTTGAATGATCTGTGGAGCAATTCCTCTTTTTCTATAATTTTTATCTACACATAAATAGTCAACATAATAAGCATCAAAAAAACTATCTTTATCACCTTTATTAATAACTACATGAAGAGGTCTTGTTGTCATTACCCCAATTATTCTTTGATCCTCCACAGTAGTTCCTTTTTTTAAGTCAGTAACAAATTCCTTATCCGTATAAAAAGATATAAATGATGTATGATTATGACCATTGAAATAAGGAACAATGTTTTCAGATTTAGGTATGAAAACATTATCATTATTTTGCAAGAAATGGGAATTTATAAAGTGAACAAAACGTTGAATTTTTATATCCGATATTTCATTGTATACAATAGTTTCAATATTTTTAAAATTAGTATATTTATTTTCTTTTGGTAATTCGTGTTGAATTATTCCTGGAGGTGCAAACATATACCAAAAATCATATACATGAAATACAGGTTGTACAATCCAAAATCCATATTTAATTTTAATATACGTGTAACATATAAAAATAATGATTGCGATTATTATAAATATATATGATAAGAGTTGATACATATTTATTAATGAATAATTTTTTTCAGAGATATTAATTTATTTGTAATCATTTATAATGATTTATAATAGAAATTATTGACTGAATCTAAATAAATGCCTAATGCTTTTGTATTATCTAAATAACTTCCTACATTTACAGTCTTATTTTCTAAATCTTTGTAGTGCATAAAAAAATATTTAATTTTATCCAATGTATGTTGATCTACGTCGGTTATATTATTTATATTTTTAAAAATAGGATCAATTTTATTAATAGGACAAGCTATTAATTTCGGGTCATCCCCAGCATCATCCGATGTTTCTAGGCAACCAATAATTTTACACTTAATATAAGAACCGGGCAATAACTGATCTTCCATGACAACAACAACATCTATAGGATCTCCATCGCCACTTAGAGTATTTGGTGCAAAACCATAATTAAATATATAATTCAAAGGTGTATGTAATATTCTATCACAACGCAATGCGTTGTGGGTTTTATCATATTCATACTTAATATGTGTATCTTTTGAAATTTCAATAAAAACGTCTATCTCATTTGATTTTTCCATTAAATTACTAATAATTATATTTTTATATTATTTTTTAATAAGAGATAATAATATAAATAATAAAATTAATTACTCAAAAGCTTATCCAGGTTTCATAAACACATATAAATATTGATGTTCATAGGCTACCTTTAACAAATCTACTTTTGCATGTAATAAAAATCCTGCATTCTGAGCCATATTCATAATATCACCAATATCATCCATATATAAGATATGTTCTTGTTTTCTTACTTTACCATCATTAAATTTGAACTTTTCATCAAAAATAGCAATATTAGAAGATTCATTTAATTTAAAATCAGCATTGTATACAAATTCATTGAAATTAACCTTAGTACTGGTGATTCGTTTTTTTGCATATTTCTGAGGAGAAACAATGTATAACGGATTACCTGGGGGTAATATAGGATCAAACTTATACCTATCTACCAAATGTACCACTAAATATCCTCCAGGCATTAGCCAATCTGCACAATTATTAAAAAATTCTTGTTTATTTTCCATATAATAAATTGTAAAGTACATACACAAAATATGCGTAAACATATTATTATTAAAAGTATCTTTATTTAATGCGTCTGCTTGTTGAAAATTTAAATTAGGATAATTTTCCCTTGCTTTTTTAATCATAGAAGGAGATAAATCAATACCAACCACCTCTAAATTTTTGTTTTCTGATAATTTTGCTACATGATGGCCTGTTCCACAACCAATATCTAAAACAACGGATTTGCTATTTGGCGCATTTTGATTTAATATAACACCAACTTCATAATCGTTTTTCATTTCATTAAAAACAAGCAAATCATATATATTAGCATAAAAATCGTCATATATATCAGTTCCTTTTTTAAAAAGAAACTCTTGCATTTGTTGAAACCCCTCTTTTTTTAAATTATTAGGGTTCATCTTATCAACATATTTAAAAAATACAATTGCTATCAATAATAATGATATAAATATTAAAATTTTTCCTATATTGGATAATTTATTGTATAGATTTGTAATGGATTTTATTGGATTTTTCATCTATATGTATTGTTGTTATTTTTTTTGTATTATTTTTTATTATATATGTCTTTTGATTCAGAAATAAATGATATTAGACAACCAAAAGATTTCAAAGGAATTTCTTTTTCTAAATTCAAAAAAAGTGATGTTAAAAAAGAATTACTAAATAGTTTAATTAAATCAAAAATTGAACCTGCATGTTATTGGAGTGCTGAACTCATATGTTCAGGACATTATAATGATTTATGGGAAATAATATTATTTTTCTATAGCAAACATATTCATTTAGGAAATCCTAAAATTGCAATTTATTTAGAATTAAGAATTGAAAATTTTAAACAAATCATTAATAATGGATATGCTAATAATGAATTAAGAGTCAGAAATAATGAAAAGATTAGAAGATTATTTTGTGAAATTATGTGTGTTTTATGTGATGCTAAAAGAAAACATAGTTTTGATGACGTTAAAATTAAAAAAGAAGATTTTGATATGACACAAATGACAGACCGTTTTAAAGCACCGAATATACAATTTGCGAATGATTATTTTATGAAAGAAGATCCTAAAGAATTATTTATTGCAGTAAATGAATTAGTCTATAATTTATCAGATAAAACAAAAAATGTTATACAAAGTTGTTACTGGATTGAGTGGTTAATTGAATTTGAAAATATATGTAAAATTAGAAAAGAAAAACTGAAATGTGAAAGAAGACAAAGTATACATACACAAGTAGAAAATAAATATCAATTAGATGTTGTTTGGTTAATATGGGATATATTTTTAAAAAAAACAGAAGAATATCCGCCGATAATAAAAAAAATCATGAAGGCTTTGTTAACATTATTTACACTTAAATACACACATGGTTGTAATAGAAAAAGAAAATATATATTGTATTTTGCAGTATCTTTGTTATGTGAAAATGTAAATTTAACAGAAGAAATTATAAGAGATCAGCAAAAAGAAGTAGTTACTAATGTTATTAAAAATATTGATTCTATTTACAAACAAATTAAAAAGAATGAAGAATCTCCTGGAACAGATTATTTATTTAAGGATGTAAAAACCTCTAATTTAGAAAAAACCATTGAAAAATTAGAAGCAATGAACACATTTGGAGAGAAATTTGTACCCAGATTGTAATTTTAGTTATTTTAATATTAAATAAATTACTTTTTTACTGGTTTTATAACATTATTATATTTTATAAATATATATAGTATTACTTTTTAAATGGCTAAGAATAATACATTTAGACAAATTAAAAAAACAGGTGATAATAAAACGCGTAAAAATGTCTTATCATCCAAATCTATTATTCTAAGAAATTTTCAACGTGAGATAACAGTTATTTTTTTTGAGATGCTTTTATTAATTAAAATGTATCATTGGAAAACACGTAGTTACGCTACACACAAAGCAACAGATGAGTTATATTCTAAATTTAATGAAAATATGGATAAATTTATTGAAGTACTTTTAGGAAAAAGTGGTATGAGAATTGATTTGACAAATAAAAAACAAATATCATTATATGATTTAAGTAATTTAAATGGACTTGTAAATAAAGTAAATGCATTCAAAAGCTATTTAGTAAATTTAACAAATAATAAAGCAATCAAATTAATGACAAATACTGATTTATTAAATATTCGCGATGAAATGTTAGGTGACATGAATCAATTCCTTTATTTACTTTCTTTAAAGTAAACAACAGTTTATAATAAAAAATAATTATATATATTTTTATTATAAATGGATAAATCATCATTATCAAAAACAATTATGGATACAATTAATGAACCAACTAGTAATAGTAGTAATTTATCAACGCCTTTTGTTAGTAGCACTTCAAATGTAAGTTCTTCTTCTGAAGGAACCGGAACAGGTTTTTTTGCTTTTATTTCTTCTATATCCATAACCACTTGGATAATTATATTTATTATTCTTGCATTTTTAGGTTTTAATATATTTATTTATTTAGCAAAAGGTACACAAGAATTTACAGAAATTTTTAAACCTATTGTTACTAAAATAATGGGGGCTTTTGGTATGATTGGTAAACAAACTATTAATACAACTGCAGCTGGTGCAAAAGGTTTAGCGGACATTACATCCAATACACTTGGTACAATAGAAAAAAAAACAGAAAGTGCAGTGGGAAAAAAAGCAACTTCTAGTGTAGGAGGAACCAATTTATCAAGTGCAATACCACAACCAGATATTATGGAACACAATGCATTGAATCAATCCTTAAATAAAAATAGAGCAAAAGAAAATATTCAACACCCAAATTCTTACATGGCAGACGATTCTACAAGCATTATACAAAAAACGTCAAGTAAGAGCGGTTATTGCTATATTGGTGAAGATAGAGGGCATAGATCTTGTATGCCTGTAGGTGAAAACGATACATGTATGTCAGGAGATATTTTTCCAACACAAGAATTATGTATTAATCCAAATATAAGAAGTTAATTAAGGATATACTTGATTGTTATATTGTATAATATTGGAAGGTGGAGATGAGTTCTCTCCAATAACGGCAACAATGTAAATATCGTATGGACCACTATTTAAACCATTAATAATAGTAGTATTAGAATTTGAATTTGTTATTGTTTTATTGAGATTATTATTTATAAATATATTAAATTTTGATATAGGGTAGCAATTATTTTGATTTATTGACCATGATAATGTAACACTATTTACAGTAGATGATACAAGATATAAAATTGGTGCAACAGGATATATTGCACTTCTAAAAAATTTATAATTTTCTGGCCATTTATTTGTACTATTATTCATAATACGTTGTACTTTTGGATACCATGTTTGTATCTTTGGATCCCAATATAAATATTGAATTGGTCCTGGAACATTAGAGTCTGTTGTTGGATAATAATTTGGTTGTAATTGTTTTTCTATAATTTTACCTGTACAAGGATTTTCATATGTACTACAAACCAAACTACCACCATCTTTAAAAGTAAGATTTGGACAATTAAAAGGATCATCTATAAAATCAACTGTATTATAGGGACCACTAATATTAGCTGGACTACCTGGTGTAATATCATTAATGGGATATTCAATGTATCCGACTCTTTTTAAACTAGTAGTGTTTGGATTTGTATATATGTCACTTTGTGTTGCCCATGTTTTTGTTCTATTTTGCCATAATCCTTTTGCAATTTGAGAGTATTTTTGTTTTTTTGTTAAATTACTACTATTATTTTTATATTGTAAAACATTACCCTTTTTAATTAAAGCAGCTCTATAACTTATTATTGGATCTTGTATATAATCATTATTTTCAAGATTACTTGAGTTTTCATATATACATTTTTTTTGAACTCTATCCCATGCTCTTGGAGGAATAGGAAAATAATAATTACTATTGGACATATAATAATATGATTATTTATTTTAATAATTAAAATAAAATTATTAAAATAATTACATAAGGTTTTTAAAGTGATTACAAATTGGTTTATGGATTATACATATCATAACTATTGTTGAAGAACCATCTTAGTGATAAATAATCTGGATCTCTTACAGCTTTACCAGCAACTCCATATGAACTTACTAATGTTGTATTAGGGCCATTACCTGCAATATTTTGAATTGCACCACTTCCTAAAGCGTAAGCATAATAACGAAGATTAGAAACATAACCATCAAAACCACCGTTCATTGCTACGTATACATCTCCATAATTTTGTTTAGGAACACTTGTTAGTTGTAAACTTCTTGCAATTTTTCCATTGATATAAACATCCAAAGTTTTATTTTTACATCGCATAATAACATTAATCCATTTGTTTAATGGAATGTTTGGTATTGGAATTTCTTCATTTATTACATTGAACGTGTTCATAATTACAACTAATTTATTACTATTTGGTGCTAAATATAAGCCAGGTGCATTATTTGGAAAGTTCAATCCATTTTCTGCTAAATTACCATTTCCTTTGTGGAAAATGTGCTTGTATTGATTTTCTAAATAATTTAAACTATTTACATAAATCCAAACAGACCATGTAAATTCTAAACCATCTGTTTGATTTGCAGATCTATAAATAGTTAAAGAATTATTATTACTTGGGTCTTGATTAAAAACCAATGTTTCATTTCTTGCATCAATCATACCATTAATTAAGTAAGGGCTTTGATTTGGAGAAAGAAAATAAGAAACGACGGATATACCAAATTGTAATAGTATAATAAATCCAAAAACAATTACTAATAAAAATGCAAATTTAGCTACTAAAGTATTTGAATCAAAAAAATTAGCTGTCATATTTCCTGTATTTGTTGAAAATGAATTATAATTTGAATTACTACTCATATATATTAAATAAACAAGAAAAAATATTATAAAACATAATAATGAATTTAGATTGTCAAACCTGCCTGTTTTGTTCCATTATCCAATACAGATACTTCAACTTGATAACGTCCTAAACTACTACCGCCATAACCCTTAGTATATATATTATATACTTGTTGAGGATTTAATGGATTAGGATAATATTGGAATCTAGAAGTCCATCCATCAAAACCGCCTAGAGGTGTAATGTAAATATCAGAATTGTTATTAATATTTGCAACACCTGGTAATAAGCATGTTTTTACTAATTTACCATTAATGTATACATCTAATGATCTACCGTAAACACTAATAGTTAAATTAACCCATCGTTGAATAGGAACATTTGCTACTTTGCATGTATGTAATACAGTTTTTCCTCCTGGTGTAGTTGGAATTTGATTTACTCCTGGAAAACATCCTAAAGATATTTCTAAATTGTTTTCTACGGCGCCTAAAACAACAGCAGGACAAGGATCTAAACCACTAACACCAGGTAATGATCCATTGTTTGGTCCACTACCTGAACCCATTCTTCCAAATATTACTTTAGGTTCACCAAATCTGTAATTAAAGTCATTAACATAAAACCAAATGGAATAAGCAAAATTACTGGAAGGAATATTAGATCCATTTGTTGCTAAAGAACTAGCCTTTACAGTGGATGAATTTTGTCCATTTTGTAAGTATAATAAAGTATAACGATCCTTAAAAACATAGATTAAAAACATTACAATTAGTACTATAACTAAAATAGTCAATACAATACCTAAAACATTCATTCGTCAATATAATATAGATTTAGAAATTATCTAATTTATTTTAAAGAAATAATTGTCTTGTTTAAATTATTAATTATAGGGGGTGTTTTATCTTTCACATTTGTATAAATGTAATAAATATTCGTAATGGATAATGATTTTTTGTAGTAAACAACATTACAAATACTACCGTTTATACCTTCATCTTCACCAATTGTTAAAATGTCAAATTTCATATAAGGAACCACTTCAATAGAAGATTTCACTAATTCTCCATTTAAAAATATATCTAAAGTTCCGTTATTAAAATTAATAATAATATTATTCCATTTTTGCAATAAGAAATTTGTATTTTTATAAATAATTCTATTACCTTCCTCATCATATTCAATAAGGTTATTTTTACTATTTTCTTTTAACCCTTCTTGATCCACAGTAATCATCAAAGTGTTAGTATCTGCTTTATAAAGAATATTCGGTTTACCACCATAATTTAATAATGATGTATAACGACTATAACTGCTATTTGTATTCGGTGCATTGGAATCTATATAAACCCACGACGAAATACTATACTCATAATCAAATTTATCATCTTTATTTAACTGATGATATGTTGCTAATGTATTTTCATTATTCAAAGCAACTGGGTTTTCTACTAATTGTTTTCCACCTTGTAGATTTATTAAATAATATAATTTTGGTAAAAATATATACAACAAAAATACACCAATAATTAGTAGCAATAATATTACATTACCAATAGTATTTGAATTGTATTCACTTATAAATGTTTTTATTATTGTATCAAATACACCTGAAAACAAACATGGTATATAAAAAATCAAATTAAATATCAATTCAAAAAAACCATTTTTCCTTCGGTTTGCATTATTAGATGGTAATGTTGTAACATATATTTTGTATAATAATACTGATATTAGTATAATTAATAAAATACTTAATACAAAGCTAATTATGCCTTTTTTACCAGTTAAATTTTGTAAACTATATACAATATAAGAAATTATTAAACCAGAAATTGTAAAACCGAATAATACTAATAATGTTTTTCTAATATATGTAGAATAAGAAGTATCTTTTGGTATGTTAGATCCAGATTTATTATCGCTAGAAAATATATTAATTACCAATAATATAGACCAAATTATAGATATAAATAAAACTATTGAAATTATTACTATAGCTTTTGTTTTATTTTGAAAGAACCCTCCTGGATAATTTACAATTACAATAGTCATTATAATCAAAAATAAAATAAACAATATTGTTCCATATTTTGAAAATGATGAAATATTACTTGGTATATTATTACTATTATTTGATAATGTTAAACTCGCGAGTAGATACATAAATGTGAATATTCCTATAAATACAGCCAAAATTAGTGATATATTGAAATTTTTTGTAAAATATTCACCAGGATTGATTGAATAATATGTAATACACATTGTAATCAAACAAAAAAACATAATAATAAGCTTAATTCTTTCATAATTCATGTTAAAGTTGTAAACGTAGTTGTTTTGAAAACCGAAAATAAATAAAAATACTGCTATAATAATTGTTATAGGAACAATATAAAAAGCATTCTTATTCATCACTTCTGTTGGTGTTATGTTAAAGAGCAAAATTAACACAATTGTATAAATAACAACATAGGAAACGTTACTTATTTGATTAGATAAAATATTAATCTCTTTAAAATTTGGTAAAAATCTAAAGCATAAAATAATAGTTATAATAAAAAAAATTAATATGGCAACAGCGGATTCAACTTTTTTATCCTTTATACTAGGTAAAGTTAAATTAACGTTAGTGAATCTATTTTTTATATTTTTAACATCCTCATTATATTGACTTAATAACTGATTTTTAATAGAATTTGAATTCTCGTTTATATTTTGTTTTATATCTATATTTTTTATTTTATCAAATGTTTTTTTGTTTTCATCATAAGTATCTTTGGTTTCATCATACTGATCTTTATATTTATCATATTCGTCGCTGTTTTTGTCATAATCATCTTTATATTTTTCATATTCATCTTTATTTTTATCATATATATCTTCTTTTGTAGTCTGATCAATATTTGGTATCTTAAAATTATCTGGTATATCAAAACCCTCCAGATATGATAATTCATTTTCTTTCTTAAATGAGTTCAAATAATCCGTTATTATAATAACAATAATACTAATGATTAGTATCATTATTAATAAAATATAAGGAAGTTGGTTCATTTTCATTTTTACCAAAATATTATCTAAATTTGTTTTACTTATTATAGGTTGATTCATATATTAATATAATCACATATTAAATTTACATGAATACAATTAATATAAATTATTCATATTAATTGTATATATATACACACGTAATTACATATTTTCACTTGCAGTTTTTTTACCATGACAATTTCTACATAAAGCTATTAAATTTTGTACATCGTTACCTCCACCATATTCTAATCTTATCTTATGATCAATTTCAAAAGTATGATCTAATTGTGATTGACAATGACCACATTTCCAATCCTGATTTGCAGCTACATATTTTTTCTTAGTTTCACTAACAGAACGTTTATTACTATTTTTTCCTGATTGTAGCATTCTTTGGTGTGATGCTGGCATATTTTGTGATAAATTTACACCATATAGGTTTTCCATAAAACTATTATTGGAACTATCATTATCATTTCTATAACCGTTACTATTAGATGTAAAATCAAATAAAGGTGTAAACATCTCTAAAGAGGATTTATCAATTGGCATATATTTTACTGCATTATGTGCAGTTTGTAATATATTTTTACCTTGCTCCGGACTTCGTTTGAATAATAAATAAATTCCTAAACCTAACACGCAATAAAATGCCATAGTATAATATTTTTTATAAGACATTAACATTTTTGTATATTTACCATCGTGATATGCATTATAAACTAAAAATGCTGTTATTAATAATATCCACAATTCAATTCGCATTATTTATATTATTATTTTAATTTATATTTTTATAAAAACATAAATTAAATTATTGATTTTAGATTATGAGAGTAGAGAAATGTGGCTTTTCCATGAAACTTTCTATTGAACAAATAAAGATATTTACTCTTTGATGACACAAACAAAGTTAAACTAGAGTCTTTCTCCTCAACTAAACGCTTTTTTAAGGCCTCTGCCCATATGTCTAAAATAACCTCCCGCTGTTAAAGATTCTTTAATAGGTGATTCTTGACCACTGATTTTTTGTACATGTTGCATTTGTTTTTGTGTTAAACTTACTAATCCAAAAAATGTTAGTAAAATCAATACATAAGGTAACAATACTAAGAACCATGATAAGCTTTTATATCCTTTACTACATAACCATCCCAAAACAAATGTATACAATACTGCAAAAATTAATTTACCTAAAACAGCCATAAAATTAAACCCACTGAAAAGCCCAAGTAATATACTTAGAACTGCTATTGTAAAATATACTTTTGCTGGAGTGCAAAGTTTTTCAAATTCTTTTGAAGAAAACATTAATTATATATATATCTATACAATATAATTTTTATTTATAATAACTAAATAACTTTTTCACATTTTTATTAAAAAATTTATTTCCTTCAAATCATCTTCTAAATCTTTAATATTAATTAAATCAATTTGTGGTGTATATAAATACTTTAAAAATATATATTTTAATTTTAAAAAAAAATCCAATTGCGGTTTAGTTAAATATTCATAATTTTCAAATAATAGTTCATATAACGGTAAATAAGAAATGACAAACCCCCATATATCTATTATATGTATAAAAACCGTATCTAAATAAGGACGCACAGTTAACGATCCGTCGTTTTTAAATTTTGTGAAGTGTAATAATACTTCAACTAAATAATTTATTATATATGGAATCGTGTAATTATTTTCAATAAAGTTTTTGATATTATTTTTATCAAGATCTTTTGATAAATGATCGTATTTAAATAACATATACATGATTTTATTAATATACCCATAGTGACCAGTTCCACGTTCTTCCATCCATAATTTCAAGTAGTTTTTAACAAATTCAGTAAGTTTTTCACGTTTTAAAATAGTAATGTTTTTTGAATTTGATTTTGATAAAATAAGGCTTTTATTTTCACGGTTTTTTAAAAAATTAGAATAATTAACATAAAATATATCTGTAAATAAAATAATTGAAAAAGGTACATTAAATTGTAATGGCCGATTCTTCCAATTATTAGGAAATGAATTATTTTTAAATGGAATATATTCTACTGTTAGACTCCAATCTATCAATCTTACTTTATGTTGATTTTTATCATCTTTCATTTCAATCAGTATATTAGAAGCTTTAATATCACTATGATAAATATGTTTTTGATTCATTTTAAGTATTCCATTTTTTAATAATTCTAACAACTTATTATTCATTTCAATTAGATCTTTATAATTTTTATTATGGATCATAAAATCTTCAATAGTAGTACCGCCATACGGGATATTTAAACTGAGTACCTTATCCAACGAATCATTTATATTTTTAACAGTAATTTTATCTCTTATTAAAGCCTTACACTTACCATAATTTTTTAAATCAGATTTTGTTAACTTGTCTGGCTTACATAGTGTGAAATCATTAATTAAAAAGTAATTTTTATAATTAGGTATATCATTTAATTTAGTATTTAAATGTTTTAATTCGTTATACTCTTCTTTTGCATATTTGTTTGTCATTAATTTGCTAATTTTATTAGGCTCTCGTTTATTTTTATTTACACATTTTAATGCTGGTGTAAAGACACAACCAAATCCACCGGATGCGAGCACTTTGCCACCATTTATATTATTATTTGTATTATCCATCAAGTAATTTGTTGTTTTTGCTTATTATATTATTATATTATAATAATTTTATTTGTCATATAAATAATAAATTAAACCACCTAATAATAAAATTAAAACAAAATATATTATTTTTTGTCTTATTTTGTAATATTCTATTAATTTTGTATTTGTTGATTTATATTGTTCATAATATTGAGTATAAAAATCTTTTAAACTAATAACAGGCTTTTCTAATTTTTCATTTATTTTGTTATGGATAAACCAAAACCATTTAATAAAAGATTCTCTATTATCTAAATATGGCTGTATTGGATATTGATTTAATAATTTACTAAAATGTGTAGCTATTTCTTCCACTGGTAAAAACATAGGAATATTTTGAACAAAATCGTAATATTTTTTTTTAGTAACACTATTTGGATAATTTGGATAATTTAATGATATTGTATGAAAAAAAAACCAGAATTTAGGCCCCCAAACCTTTGGATCTAGATTTACCATTGAATTAAAATGATATAAAAAGATATACATTTAAACATATAATGAATAAAACTATTCCAAATAACAATATTAATAATAATAATAATAATAATAGCAATAATAATGTTTGTAACAATTGTGGAAAATTAGGTCATCAATTTAATCAATGTAAATTACCAATAATAAGTTATGGTATTATTTTATTCAAAAAAGATGAAAATAATAATATTAAATATTTAATGATCAGGAGAAAAGACAGCTTTGGATTTATAGATTTTATACGTGGTAAATATACAACGTGTAATATAAATCAAATACAAAATATTATTAATGAAATGTCTAATTCTGAAAAAACACGTCTTCTAAATGAAAGTTTTCACAAATTATGGAAAGACATGTGGGGCGATACTCCTAGTAGTCACTATAAAAATGAAGAGAACACATCCTTTAGGAAATTTGAGTCATTAAAAATAGGTATTAATTTAGATGATAAAATTATTAACATTTATGATTTAATTAATAATAGTACTACAAATTGGGAAGAAACTGAATGGGAATTTCCAAAAGGTAGAAAAAATAATAAAGAAAAAGATTTAGAATGTGCATTACGTGAATTTGAAGAAGAAACTGGAATATCAAGTAACAGCATAAATATTACTGAAAACGTAATACCTTTTGAAGAAACATTTATTGGTACAAATCATAAGGCCTATAAACATAAATATTTTTTGGCTCGTATAAAAGATAAGGATACAAATTTACATAATTTTCAAAAAAGCGAGGTAAGTAAAATTGAATGGAAGAGTTATGAAGAATGTATTGCTTCTATAAGACCATATAATTTAGAGAAAAAGAAATTAATAAGTAATATTAATAAAGTATTAGAAGAATATAGTTTATATTTATAGTATATAAGTATCATTTTATGTCAAATTTAGAATCTGATATAAATTATTGTAATACAAATTTAGAAAATGAATATAAATTAATAAAATCATCGCCAATAGAATATAATAAATTCTTACTTAACAAAGAATTATTAGAAAGAAAATGTTTACAACAACAAGATGACAAAAGTGAAAATGCAAATGATTTTTTGTATCCTAATTTGAATGATGTAAATTTTAATATTAAAATTGCAGAGAAAAAAGAGTTCAATGATACTAAATATGATGGTACTATTCACAATAATATTAAGGAATATGCTGATCTATTAGCAAAAGCGGATTTTGAATTATCCCCACATCAAATGTTTGTAAAGAATTTTTTATCATCCCAAACACCATATAATAGCTTATTATTATACCATGGTTTAGGTACAGGAAAAACGCTAAGTGCAATTGGTGTTTGTGAAGAAATGCGTGATTATATGAGGCAAATGGGTATAACCAAGAGAATAATAATTGTTGCTTCTGAGAATGTTCAAGATAATTTTAAATTGCAAATATTTGATGAACGAAAATTACAACTAGTGGATGGGATATGGACAATCAAAGGTGCATCTTCTATAGGTAACAAATTATTAAAAGAAATTAATCCTATGAATATGAAAGGTATTTCAAAAGAAAGAATAGTAAATCAAATTAAAAATTTAATAAATACATATTATATTTTTTTAGGATACGGACAATTTGCAAATTATATTATTAAGACAATTCATTATGATGAGCAATTAAAAATAGAAGAGTCTAATATAAAAAAAACAAAAAAAATAGATGAAATAGGAGATGCAAAAATTACACTGAATAAGAAAATTATAAAAAAACTTAGAAATGAATTTGATAATAGATTAATTGTTATTGATGAAGTTCATAATATAAGAAAAACTGAAGATAATGAAAATAAAAAAGTTGCATTGAATTTAGAATTATTAGTAAAAGCTGCCAAAAATATGCGTTTGCTTTTATTGTCTGCAACACCAATGTATAATAGTTATAAAGAAATCATATGGTTATTAAATTTAATGAATATGAATGATGGAAGAGGTATCATTCAAAGTAAAGATGTTTTTGATAAAAATGGTAATTTTAAAGAAAAAGGTGAAGAACTTTTAATTAGAAAGGCTACTGGTTACATTTCATTTGTACGCGGAGAGAATCCATATACATTTCCATACAGAGTTTATCCAAATGAATTTGCAAAGAAGAATACATTTCCATATATTGAATATCCTTCATATCAAATGAATTTAAAAAAAATAAAATCAGAAGATAAAAAACGGATTCTTGGGATTTATTTAAATACTATTGGTAATTGTGGTAAGTGTGGAATGTGTCAATATTGTATTTATAAGTATATAATTTATTATTTAAGGAAAAAACAATTTTCTATTACCACAAAGAAGGGTGTCACCCGAGAAATGCCAAATTTTGAAAATATGGAATCTTTTGGTTATACTTTATTACAAACACCATTAGAGTCATTAATTATTTCTTATCCAATGAAAGGTCTAAAAGAAATAATGGAAAATTTACCGGATGAAAAATATTCAGAAATTTTAGATGAAGAAAATGTAAATGAAACAGTTAATAAAAAAGAAGAATTTGATATTAGCAATCAAGAAATAGAAATTAGTACTCGCAATTCTATAAAAGAAGAAAATGAAGATAATCCTGGAACTCAAGAAAAAAATATAGGTGAAGTGAAAATAGGCGGAAACGAAGGGACAAGAAAAGAAATAGAAGAACAATCCATTAATATGAGTTTAGATCCTCATTATTTAACTGGCAAAAAAGGTTTGGAAAGAATGATGAATTATATAGATCAAAAATCTCCACCTTTAAAAGGTGATTTTGAATATAAAAAAACAACAGTCAATGATTATGGTAAGATTTTTTCATATGACAAAATAGGTACATATAGTTCAAAAATCAAATCTGTTTTAGATAAAATTTTAATCAAAAATGCAAATATAGATGCGGACGTTAAGGTAGCAGAAGGTGTGATTTTGATTTATTCTCAATATATTGATAGTGGTTTAATACCAATGGCTCTTGCATTGGAAGAATTTGGTTTCACAAGATATGGTGAAAACGTGAAACCATTATTTAAAAATAAACCATCAGAATTGGTTGATGTAAGAACAATGAAACCACCAAAAGATAAAAAGAATTTTATGCCTGCTAGATATTCAATGATAACTGGTGATCCAAGATTATCACCAAATAATGATTTTGAAGTGAAAGGATTAACAAATGATGATAATAAAGATGGTAATAAGGTAAAAGTTATATTAATATCAAAGGCAGGTTCGGAAGGTATTGATTTTAAATTTATAAGACAAGTACATATTTTGGAGCCTTGGTATAATATGAATCGCATTGAACAAATTATTGGGCGTGCCGTTCGTAATTTTAGTCACAAAGATTTACCTTTTGAAAAAAGGAATGTTCAAATTTTCATGTATGGTACAATATTAAGTGATAATAAAGAAGAAGCCGCCGATTTGTATGTTTTTCGTTTAGCAGAATTAAAAGCGGTTCAAACAGGTAATATAACCAGATTATTGAAAGAAACATCTGTGGATTGTATTATTAATCATGATCAAACAAACTTTACGCAAGAAACTATGACAAAATATTTAAATGATGAAATTACACAAGAATTATCTACTGGATTAGTGATTCATGATTTTAAAATTGGCGATGCACCTTTTTCACCAGCATGTGATTATATGCCAACTTGTAATTATGTTTGTAGACCTACAAAAGATATTAACGAAGATTCATTAAATGAAGATACATATAATGATACTTTCATTAAAATGAATTCTGATAAAATTATTCAAAAAATTAGATTATTAATGAAGGAAGGGTTTTTCTATAAAAAAGATTTATTAATTGAATTAATAAATATACCAAAAAAATATCCTTTAGTACAAATATATTCTGCATTGACTACATTAGTAGATGATAATAATGAATTTATAGTAGATAAATATGGACGTAATGGAAGACTTGTAAATATTGGAGATTATTATTTATTTCAACCTGTTGAATTATTAGATAAAAATATATCTATTTATGAAAGATCTGTTCCTATTGATTATAAACACAATATGATTAATTTTGAAATTAAAAAAGAAATTGTGAAAGATAGGAGTAAAAAAATAAATGTACAATTACCATCTGTTGACATTGATTATGAAGCCGATAAAGTAAAAGAAACTATTTTAAAAGAATTAAATGATAACTTCAACATAACCAAAGAATATTTAAAACCAAATATGAGAGTTCCGCGAGGTGATGATAATTGGTATAAACATTGCGGGGTTGTTATGAAAAAATTGGCAAGAGAATATCCTGAAATGAGAGACCATTTATTACATTTTTTGGTTGCCCATATGATAGAGTTATTGTTGTTTGAAGAAAAAGTAGATCTGTTGAATTATATATATTCCATGAAAGAAATAACAAACAATAGTGTTGAGTACTTTATTAAGTATTATTTTGAGAGAAAAACTATTGTAACTAAAAATAGTAGTGCTATTATCCTTTATAATTTAAATAAGTTAAAAATAATGAAATATAATAATGATTCATCCAAGTGGATTGAAACAAGACCAGAAGATCAAAAAGAAATAGAAGAAAGTAAAGAATTTAAAGAATTGCGTGATTTTAAGAAAAGTGATTATAACACCATAGTAGGTTTTATGGGTTATGAAAAGAATAATAAATATTTGATTTTTAAAACAAAAGATATGTCATCTAGTAGAGATACTGGTGCAAGATGTGATGAAGCTGGTAAAAATAAAACAATACAGTTACTGAATCAAATTATTGGTGAAGAAAAATATACCAAAGAAAATACTAAAATAATAAAAGATGAAGATAAAAATATTATCCAAGAGGCTGTTGGACACGTGGAATTATGTGTTACCCAAGAGTTTATTTTACGTTACTTTGATAAAATTAGAAAAAACAGTAAAAAATGGTTTTTATCTCCAGAAATGGCCTTATACCATAATTTATATACCATTCATGTGAAATAAATAAAAAAATGATATTAAATATATTACGTATTGTATTTGTAATATATTTATATTAACAGATGAATAATGAAGCCAAAATAGACAAAATAGAAATAAACAAAATACACAATGAAGACTGTATAATTGGTATGAAAAAAATACCAGATGAAACCGTGGATATTATAATTTGTGATACTCCTTATAACATAGGTAAAGATTTCGGTAATAATAGTGATAAACAAAATATGGACGAGTATTTATTATGGTCTGATAAATGGATACAAGAATGTCTAAGAATATTAAAACCAAATGGTACGCTTTATATTTTTGGGTTTAGTGAGAATCTTGCATTTATTAGAACCAGAATAACATGCCGTGTCAGATGGTTAGTATGGCATTATACAAATAAAACAACACCTTCCTTGAACTTTTGGCAACGTTCTCATGAAAGCATATTGTGTTGTTCAAAATCTACAAGGCCTAATTTCAACCGGGATGATGTAAGAGAACCATACACGGAAACATTTATTAAAAATGCAGCAGGTAAAGTAAGAAAAGCAACGAAAGGCAGATATAGTAAAGGTGAAAACGAAACAACCTACAATGCTCATGAAATGGGTGCGTTACCACGGGATGTTATTAAAGTACCTGCGTTGGCGGGTGGCGCTGGTAAAAAAGAACGTGTAGATCATCCAACACAAAAACCGTTACAACTTTGTGATACATTAATAAAAGCAGCTATGAATAAAAACGGTGATACTTTATTAGTTGTCCCATTTGCAGGGTCTGGATCTGAATGTGTTGCTGCAAAAACCAATAATGTAGATTTTATTGGTTTTGAAATAAATAACGATTACATAACTATTGCAAACGAAAGATTAAAAGATTGAAAAATTTATAATTTATACAATAGAATTGTTTTTGAGAATATTCTTTATTTCTTTTATTTCATTTTCCAAAATGGTGTTCCTATTTTTTAAATTTTTTATTTCGTGTATCAAAACAGGAATTAATCCAATATAATTGACACTTTGTGTTTCTGTTCCGTCTTTCTCTCCCGTTACAAGTTCAGGATAATATTCTTGCAATTCATGTGCAATTAGTCCGATGTCTTGTTTGTTGGTTCGTTTATTTGTATAGGTAATTGGATTTAAATAATCCACTTTGAAATGGTTATCTAAGGTTTTTATATTTTCTTTAATACGATAGTCCGATGTCAATGCTACATTGTTTGCATAAACAGCGCTTATTGCATACACATTATTACAATATACATTGTTGTTGGAATTATACACATTACCAACACCGCCAGTTTGTCCTGTTCCACCTGTGAGATATAGATTGTATGAAAAAATAGAACCTCCTGTTTGTGTATTGTTAGTTGTAATAATACTGCTACCACTAAATTGAGCTGCAGATGTATAAATGCCAACATTACTAGTAACAACAGTGATGTAATTAAATGTTGATGACGCAGAAATAACATTATAATTAACAGAAGGCGCATTAGAAACAACATTCCAACTGGAACCGTAATTATCACTATAATATATGCTATTTCCTCTTGTTGCTAATATATAATTACCGGTTGTTGATAGAGTCATATACTCCCAATTACCATTAAGAGTAGATAATTGTGACCAACTATTATTAGCTCCATAATTATTTGAAATATATAAATATCCATCGGCAGCATTGCAAATTTGATATTGACCATTTCCTGATAAAGATATTGAACCATAAAATATTGTAGGACCACCAATGGATTGATTCCAATTGTTGCCATAATCTTGTGAAATCCAAATAGATGATCCACTACTTTGATATGAAACAACAGCTTGATACTGACCAGATGTAGACATTGAGACATATTCTAAATATAAACCACTAAGTTCTAGAGTCCAAATTGCTCCATAGTCTATTGATCTATAAATGTAACCATTGGTACCTCCATTATTAGTAACTGCTGTTTGATACTGGCCATCGGATGACATTGCTACACATTGCCAACCATGATTAGCAAAAGATGTACCGCTTACTGGTGTAAAAGATTGACCATAATCTGTTGATCTATAAATAAAACCAGCAGGATCTGATTGAACTGCAGTTTGATATTGACCAGATGATACAGCCACAGAACTCCAAGTTTTACCAGAAATAGATGAACCACTTACTAGAGACCAAGTTCCATCGTAGTCTATTGATCTATAAATAGCACCACCTGAACCAGTTTGTACCGCAGTTTGATATTGACCAGATGATGATACAGATATAAAATTCCAACCTGTTGTAGGAGGAGATTCTGTTGTCCAAGTATCAAAACCTGTAATAACACCTCCACCTCCACTGCTGATAGTAGTATTTGTTCTATTTATAATCGTATTTATATCACCATTTACATTAATTTTTGAACCAAAATTACTTGATAATACATTTAAGTATACATATCCAATAGTTGTTGTAGTATTATAGTTAATACTAGTAATAAATTGTCCGTTTCCTGATACGGACACAGAACTCCAATCAGCAGAAGGAGCATTACTATTATTCCAATTGTTTCCATAATTAGATGAAGTATAAATTAAACCGCCATTAATACTAGCAACTTGATATTGTCCAGATGCAGAAATAGATAGAGAATTCCAATTGGCAGAAGGCGCGTTACTAGTGTTCCAACTGTTTCCATAGTCATATGAAGTATAAATTAAACCACCATAAATAACAGCGGTTTGGTATTGTCCTGATGCAGAAATAGATACAGAACTCCAATTAGCAGAAGGAGCATTATTAGTGTTCCAATTGATTCCATAATTAGTTGAGGTGTAAATTAAACCACCATTAATGATTGCGGTTTGATATTGTCCAGATGCAGAAATAGATACAGCATTCCAAGTGGAAGAAATAGCGTTACTAGTGTTCCAATTGTTTCCATAATTAGTTGAAGTATAAATTAAACCACTATTAATAACAGCTGTTTGATATTGTCCAGATGCAGAAATAGATACAGAATTCCAATTAGCAGAAGGAGCATTGCTATTCTTCCAATTGTTTCCATAATTAGTTGAGGTGTAAATTAAACCACCATAAATAACAGCTGTTTGGTATTGTCCAGATGCAGAGATAGATACAGAATTCCAATTGGCAGAGGGAGCATTACTAGTGTTCCAATTTTCTCCATAATTAGTTGAGGTGTAAATTAATCCGTTAGTAATAACAAGTGTTTGATATTGCCCAGATGTGGAAATAGCTATATCTTTAAATATTAGTGCATTTGAAAAAGATACGTACCATGATGTTAAACCAAATTGTGTCATATTTACATTAGAAGGTTCGTTGGTGTTAATAGCACTACCATCAGGCAATACAATAGTTCCATTCATATATAAATTATATGGAATTCCAACATTATTAATTGAGTAAATTGTGCCACTTGGGCCATATTGTGGATAATAAGGTCCTGTAAATCCTGTAATTCCTGAAATTCCTGTTGGTCCTGAAAGTGTCCAATAATTTGCACTATTAGATCCTGGACCAGTAGGACCAGTAAATCCTTGGACTCCTTGGGCTCCTTGGGCTCCTTGGGCTCCTTGGACTCCTTGGACTCCTTGGGATCCTTGGGATCCTTGGTCTCCTTGGACTCCTTGGGCTCCTTGGGATCCTTGGGAACCAGCACCTCCCAATGTATATATAATTTCACTTGTAGTTGGATCATAATTTAAAGAATAATTTGACCCTGTATTACGAACTGGATTGACAAAAAATCCAGTTCTTCCTGCAGTTATATTTTTATTTGAAGATGCGTTAATAACAATACTATATGATGCTTGTCCGGTTACTCCACTATAATAGCCCAAAGCAATTGCATTAGTTCCTTGGCCAGTAAAACCTGCATTATAACCAATTGCAATAGCGCCAGTTCCTTGGTTAGTAGTACCTGCATTATATCCAATTGCTAATGAAGTTATATTATTATTATTGTTAATACTTCCATTAATATTTACATTACCACTAAACAAATTTGTTATATTAGATGTATATATTTGTCCATTTTCACCACAAGCAGTTATACATTGTCCTGAGCTGGATATTGATATTGTATTCCAATATAAAGAAGGTGCGTAATTGCTATCATACCAATTTTCCCCATAATTAGATGAAAAATATATAGATCCACTACTAACCGAATCATTACCAACAATAACTTGATATTGGCCAGATGAAGATATAGAAGCAGAAGTAAAATTTAATGAAGAGGGAGGGTAACGTATATTCCATGTTTTTCCATAATCTCTTGATGAAAAAATATAATTATAGTATGTAACTGCTAGCTGATATTGTCCTGATGAAGATGTAGCAATAGCTTGTAAAAAAGTATATGTGCTTGATATATTAGTCCACGAATCACCATAATCACTTGAATAATATATGGTTCCTGGATTTCCATTTGTTATTGCAGTTTGATATTGTCCAGATGATGATATTGTGATATCAGACCATTTTAACGAGGAACCTTTGAGTCTCCATGTTACACCATAATTATTTGAAATATAAATATAACCAGTTGTAGGATTTCTACTACTAACTACAGATTGATATTGTCCTGATGAGGATATTGAAACGCCTTGATAAGGTAGGTTAGATAGGTTAGAGGATGAAGTAAGAGACCTATCTGACCAAGTTTGACCATAATCAGATGAAGTAAAAACAGTTCCAATATCACTACTAGTTCCACAACAACAAGCAGTCTGATATTGGCCCGATGAAGACAAAGATATACCTGTCCAAATTGAAATAGCAATAGCATTAGTAGATCTTATTCTTGACCAAGTACTACCATAATCTCTTGAAACATAAATTCTATCTGTGGTAAGAGCAGTTTGATATTGTCCTGATGAAGACATCGCTATAAAACGATATGATAATGAAGTATCATTTGTTGATTGGATCCATGGAGTTAAGGCAAATTGTAACATATCTACTCCATAAGGAGTATTTGTAGTAATAGCACTACTATCAGCTAATACTATTGGACCATTCATATATAAATTACTTGGCATTCCAAAGCTATTAGTTGTGTAAATTGTACCTGTTGGACCAGTAGGCGGATAATACGGTCCTGTAATTCCTGTAATACCAATAACTGCTGTCGGACCAGTAATTGTTAAATAATTAGAACCTATACCTTGAGGTCCTGTACTACCACCACTGCCTGTTGCATACATAATTTCAAAGGTGTTTGGATTATAATATAAATAATAATTTGAACCTGTATTACGAATTGGAGTTACAAAAAAACCAGTGGTTCCTGCATTTACAGTTTTACTTGGAGTTGCGTTTAAAACTATACTATATGGTGGTTGATAATATTGTCCACTGTAATAACCTATTGCAATAGAATTTCTTCCTTGGCCTGTGTAGCCAGCATTGTTACCTATGGCAACGCAATGTAATCCCTGGTTACTTCTACCTGCCGATACACCTATAGCGACAGAATAATTGGATTGAGTAGTTTCTCCTGCGTAATTACCTATGGAAATAGAATTAGAAGCTTGGTTTGTATTACCAGCATTATTGCCTATAGCAATACAAAATTGATCTTGGTTATTAGAACCAGCATTAGCACCTATAGCAACTGTACAAGTATTTTGAGTATTATTTCCCGCGCTATTACCTATGGCAACAGCATTCGTATTTTGACTAGTTGATCCAGCATTACTACCAATTGCAACAGAATTAGTATTTTGATTATAAAATCCTGCATTACTACCAATTGAAATTGAGCTAAAACCTTGTCCAGTCCTACCTGCACTTGAACCTATAGCAATAGAATCACTATTTTGTGTATAACTGCCAGAATAATAGCCTATAGCAACATTTCTAGTAGCTTGACCTGTAAATCCTGCATAATTACCTATAGCAACACTATTTGTGTTTTGATAATATCTTGCGGTATTACTTCCTATAGCAACAGAATTGTTACTTTGATTAGTATTTCCAGCATTATTACCAATACGAACTGTATTATTACCAACTGTCCAAGTAGTACCATTCCAATAAAGATAATTAGAAGGGTTTGTACCATTAGGAATTTGTAATGAGCTATTTGCACAAGTAAGGTTTCCATTTATATTTACATTTCCTCCAAATGTATTTGGTAAACTAGTTGTATAAATACCACTACCGTTACTAACTATAGTAGCATATTGTCCAGACGCTGATAACGCTACGCCTTTCCAATCATAAAATCCAACGCTTTGTATTTGTGTCCACGTCATGCCGTAATTATTTGAATAATAAATCTTATCAGCAGTAGCTCCACCGCCACTTAAAGTTGTTACTATTTGGTATTGTCCTGATGATGACATTGATACTGCTTTATAATCAATTAATGCACCAGTATTTTTTGCTTTAGTAATAAACCATGTAGCGCCATAATTATTTGATATGTAAATAGGACCATCGTAACTAGTTGCAGTTTGATATTGACCTGATGCAGAAACAGCTATTGCTTGCCAAAAATAAAGTGAACTGTTTGGTACTAAATTCCAACTTTTACCATAATCATTTGAAAAATATATTGACCCTACGGTGCTATTATTTTCTACAACAGTTTGATATTGACCAGACGCAGACATAGCTACTCCAAACCATGCTTTTATTACAATATTAGATTTATTCCAGGTTTTACCATAATCTTTTGATATATAAACAAATCCTGTTGTTGTGTCATTAATAACAGCAGTTTGATATTGTCCAGATGCTGACATAGCTAATCCATGCCAATCGTCTGAAATAGATAAATTTCTACTCCATGTATCACCATAATCGCTTGAACACCAAATCCCATATTTACCAGTAATCGTGCTACCAATACTTATAACAGCACTTTGAAATTGTCCGGATGCAGACATAGCTACTGTCCACCAATTACAAGCTTGTGTTGTAGTAGGATAGGAATTAATACTCCACGTAACACCATAATCACGTGATATATAAATTCCGCCATTAGTAGTACTGTCAGTAACAGCAGTTTGATATTGTCCCGATGCAGACATAGCTACGGAAGTCCAATTATAACCAATGCTACCAGCAGATATTAAGGTCCAATTTGTTGTTCCAAATTGTGTCATATCCACTCCATAAGAGACATTGGTAGCAATAGCACTACCGTCACCAAATATTATCGGTCCATTCATATATAAATTACCTGGTATTCCAGCATTTAGAAATAATGGATAAACAGTTCCAGTTGTACCGTAAGGCGCATCAAAAAGTGCATTAATTCCTGTAATTCCTGTAACTGCAGTTGGACCAGTTAAAGTCCAATAATTTGCTCCTTGAGGACCAGTAGGCCCTGTCAGAGCTGCACTATTACCTTGGTTGCCTTGAGGTCCAGTGAAAC